CTCCAAAACAAGGTCCATCATATCCAAGTGTTTTGAGTTTAACCGCCAACTCATAAGGTACAAATTCTTTTTCCATTTTATTTATTTTTTAATTTCTTATACAAACTTAAACAATTTATTTTGATTTGAAAAGTATTTTTAGTTGGATTAGTATTTATCCCTAAAAGTTTAGTACTTATACTATTTTTTTTTGTTTTAGTTTTGACAAATAAAAATCCCCACCTTTTTAGGAAGTGGGGTTATTTTTTATAAGGTGTTGATATATAAGTTAGTGGTAATAAGAATACTAACCATTTCCAAAAAAATTAAAATCATCAAAGTCCAATAAGTTATCAATTTTTTGAGCTAACACAATATTTCCTTCATCAAATATTGTATCTACAATATCATCAACGCTCATTAAATTTATATCATCTAAATCATACCCACATTCATTTTCCAAAAATTCTTTCGCATCTTTTATCAAATCTTGTAGTTCTTCTCCACCTCCACCTCCATCAGTTTCACCCCACTCTTCGTCATCTAATCCATTATACATATCGGTATCAAAATAACTAAAATCGTTTTCTTCTTTGTGATCATCCCAATTTTTATCCTCCATTTCATTTAGTGTTCGTCTAACAATTCTTGTTAGATCTGATTCTGTTAATCTAATAATTTTTTTCATAATTTAATTTTATTATAAATATATCATCAAAAAAAAAACAAGTAATTTTAATAAATTTGGTATTTAACCATAAAATTTTAACACTTATATTATTTTTTAATTTAAATCACATTCAATATCATATTTATTAATCCAATCAGCCAACGCCTCCAATCCAAGATCTACAACATCATCAGTTATACTCTCCGGTATTGTGTTCCATATATTTTCATACCAATCTTCATTAAACTTTACTTTAATATCGTATTTTTCTTCAATTCTTTTAATAAACATCTTACCAAAAATTTCCCATTCTTCATTATTATAAATAAATGGCCCATCCATAAAAATATCACATTCACACTCTATTAAATAATTATTTAAATCTTCTTTTGTTACCATTTTTTTATTTTTTGATTTTGTCATTTTTTTGTCTCTATTATTTTTAAAATTTTCTTTACTTTTTTCAATTACTTTACTAAAAGGAAATCCCATTTTTTTTAAATGTTCCAATACATCTGTGATTACTGACATTGGAGCTTTTTTATCTTTCATATATTCAATAAAATCTTCAGTTGTAAAGTTTTCTCTTGGTAATTTAGAATATAAATCTTTTGCAATATCTTTTGTAAAATCTTCCATCTCGTTTAGTGTTCGTCTAACAATTCTTGTTAGATCTGATTCTGTTAATCTAATAATTTTTTTCATAATACAAATTTAATAATAAATATATCATCAAAAAAAAAAACCAATTATTTTATATTTTTAACTAAATTCATATATCCTTCCAACAATACAATCTTTCTTCTACTTCTTTAAGGTTTAGCTTTAATGAATCAGTACATTCATCTTTAGTTTCTTGTGGAATAAATTCCTTCCAATCCGTGTTTTTTCTCATTTTATTTTGTTTTTAATTATAGAACAAATATAATGAGGATTTTTGGTTTTTACAAATGATTTTAGTTAAAATGGGGGTAAACCCCTACTCCTTTTCTATTTCTATTTCCGGTTTAACCTTACTTGGTTTTTTAGTTGTTTCATCATCTGTATCGTCTTCAATAACGATCTTTACTGTTTCGGGGAATAACATATTCATTCCAATTCCTAAATTTACTTCTATTGTTTTCATTTTTTATATTTGTTTTTTAAGTATTCATTCCATTGTTCTTGTTTCCTTCCGTTGATGAAGAACCAACCCCAGTTGAGTTCAAACCACCTGTTTAATTTTTTTATCATATCAGTTTTTTTATTAAGTATAAAAGAATCCATATTAAATTTCAAACATATCATCGCACCATATTGGTGTTTTTTCGCCCACATACGACCCTCTAACATTATAATCAAAATGTTCTATAGCATCAACCATATCCATACCATCCAATACCAATATTTCAATACACATTCGTACAGAATATATTAGTCTCATAGTACCATTTTCAATACCAATAACCGCATCATCAAACCCATCAGCCTTTAAGATCTCCTCGTCTTGGTAATATTCTACTATATTATCTAACATCGTTTAAAACAATAATCCAATTGCCAATCCTAACGCAAATCCTGACACAAATATTGAAACAATAAATGTTATTAAATATTTTTTAATCTTATTAAAATTAAAAAATCCTTTATTGTTTTGTGGTTGTTGAAAACCTTTCATTACGTTTTCCAAATTTTTAAACATATTTGGATCAAATGGGTTGTTGTTCATATTTTCTTTTCTTTTATAATTTTATATTTGTTAAGTTTTAACCATCTCAAAAAATCAGGTGCCGTCCATTCATTTGGATCCAGTTCACCTAATGGTCCATCTCCGAACTGATCAATAAATCCCTGTAAATAATCACGTTCAATTTCAAATCCACCTTCCTCACTTTCAACTATTTTAGTTCTAACCATTTCAATAGCACAAGGTTCACACTGAACGGACCTTTTATCTCCGTGAAATTGTTCTTTACAGGTTACGCATTTACACATATAGTCACCAGGTGCAAAACCACCTATTGGATATTTTACTTCTTCCATTGTTCCTCAATCTTATTTATGAATGATTGTCGTTTAATTCTTACCAAATCATTAAGTGGGTCAATAACTGTGTATTGATAACTGTTCCAGTATTTATCTGGAGATTTAGTTCTTAATTGTTTTGCAAAATTACTAATCAATTTTTTAGCAGTAAATGTTTGTTCTATTGTTTCACAAGAATCAATTATCTTTTCAATCCAGTTTGATACGTCTCCGTAGTGTGTACTTCTATTTTCCATTTTATAGTTTTTTTAATATTAAACATCCATTCTCATCTAATTTTGGTTTATCACCAGGTATACAAACACCTTTCTTGTTTATACCATCACAATTAGGATCCAAACATTCCATCTCAATCTCAACTTCAATTTCCGTTGGTTGATATAACTCCATTGCTTTGTTGATACATTCTTTAGCAAATGCTTCAGTGAATGAATCTATAACTCCATCAAATCCGTTTCTAACTTGTTTATATACAACATCAATAACCCCAAATATCTTATCACAGTTTTGTTTGGATAAACCGTTAATCCCTTCCTTTGTGGATGTTGATGCGACAACAACACCCTTATCGTCTTCTAATAGATAATTTACATCGGTTTTTATTAATTTTCCATTATACCTAAATTTTCTACCAACAAATCTTGGAATATCAAAACTTTCATTTTCTACATCTTTTGATAATGGATTTTTCTCACCTGTTAGTTCTTCGTAATACGGATTAAGTTCTCCGGTCTGTGGATCGTGTGTTGGTATACTTCTCATCTTAAAACAAACTTTTAAGTTGGTTCGTTATCTCAATCATTCTTGTTTCTAACTTTTGGATTTCTTTCTTGTCTTCCTCAGTTAGTTCAAAGTTTTTTGCCTTTATATCACCAATTTGATTAGTAATTAATCTATGTTGGTTTGACAAACTATTGTATAATAATCTTTTATTTTCCATTTTTTACTATTGCTTTTGTTAGTTGGTTTATCAGTCCTTGAACTTCTCCGAATTCGTGAAATCTAACAAGTGGATCAGTATTGAAAAAATCAACATACCAATTGTCTTCCTTTATCTCCTCATTGGATGTCGTAATAAAGGTTAATCCGTCAACGATATCAAGAACGTAGTAATAAGACTCGTCTTCATCGTGTTCCCTCATTTCCTCACTTTTAAACCCTAAAAGTATTAATTCTCTTTCTGTCATATTATTTAGTCTCTACAATGTTATAAGTTCCTTCAATTACACCCCAAGATGATTCTTCGTGGAATTGATATGTCTGTGCCACATCGCTTGAATCCATTGGTCTTGTTAAATACCAAACCTGAGTCTCTTTCCAAGTAACGGTCACTAATTTACGACCTTTTGGTAGGTTGATTGTTCCTTCTCCACCAAAACTCTTCACTCTTGAGTTTTCCGTACAAGATGTTACCATAACACCCATTAAAATCGCCAAAAATACTTTCTTCATTTTATTAGTTTTACTTTTTTTACTTCACCGTTTTTATCTACCTTATATTTAAATTTAGCAGTATCAATAACAATAGAATACGTCTCGTTCATACTCAAACAATTCCACTCACACGTTTCGTGATAATATAAATGAGCATGTACTTTATCCAACTTTTTACATCTTAAATATGTAAATTCCTTATATTCCCAGTTAGAACAACTCGTTACCAACCACAGAACAAATATATAAATAATTTTCTTCATAATCAAACTCCTCTTGATGTAAATTCTTTAAGTAATTCTTCAATAATTTTTAAATGTTTTTCACTTTTATATTTGTGATAGAGATAAAATAATACACAAAGTGGATAGACAATTAAAAAACTAACAACCCCAACTATATTAAAAAATAATAAAATTGCTTGTATCAATGCAACAACAGTTAAAACTATTGTCGAGTATGTGTGTTTATCAGCAATTTCTAAGTTTTTCCAAGCAAGATCTAAAAGATCGCTATCATTTAATTCTTTCATATTCATCATTTAATCGTTTTAACAACATATGGAGGACTAATTCTTACTTCACTACCATCACTATTAAAGTAATACGCAGTATCACCATCAAAACTTATTGTGTCGGTATACCAGACTGCTGGATGTCCACCATCTTTTGTTTCAACCACACCTTCAATTTTGTACTTGTACCCGTTTGATGTACAGGACACAAGACATAACATAATTAATAATTTTTTCATAATACAATAGTAACTAAATTTATTGATATAACACACATTCTTTTTTCTTTATCTTGATAAATTACTTTTTTACCACCATAAAATCTTTCATCAATCTCAACGACTCCCTCAATGATCTCGTTATCAATCAAAAGTTTTACTTTCATCTTCAAATAATTGGTTGGTGATCAGGTTGTTTTGAATATCGTGTTTTCCCATATTATAGGTTGTGTACGTGCCGTTATCAAAATAAACCCTCACCATCAAAAATCCAAGATCAGATACATAAAGATTTTCAATTTGTCCGACACCTTTTGGTGTGTTAATTAAGGGATTCTTGTTTTGTGATTTTTTCATATATTTTATCTAATGTGTTTCCGATTTGTGATTTGATTTCTTCTTCATATTTTACACGAATATCATCCACTTTACTATCAAAAAAGTTTACTAATTTTTTAATCTCACCACTACTTAATGTGATAACATAATGATATACGTGATTGGTGATCTCGACTTTACCGTCTAAGATAATCACAAAAATGTCAAGGGTTTTGTTTACTATGTATCTCTTACCTGAAAGTGGTGCGATAGTGAATTTTGAATCGGGATGGGTAATCATCTTACGGCAGATCGCCATAGATTTATGTTCGTAACCCGTCCTCTCTTCTGGTAATTTAAACATACCTGGAGTTTTACCCCATCGATTCCATTTTAATTTTAAACGTTTGTATACCCGTCTAGTCCAACCTTTAACACTCATAATTTATTTTTTACCAAAGTTAGGAAAACATCTGGTATAAAACAAACAATTAATTAAATTTTTTGATTTTTTCTTTTTCTCTCATTTCAGAAGCATAATTCATCCAAACTTTTTTAACTTTTGGCCAATCAGTTGTCGGATTTTTAAACTTTCTTTTGTTCTCTTTAAACCACTCATCCATCGCATCTTTCAACGACATTCTTTTGGTGTTAGCTCTTTTGATTAAACCTCTTACATATGCCGGTATTTCTATGTTAGATGTCAGGTATTTAAAATTGTATTCTTCATCGTCCTCAATATCATCTTCACGTTCAAATTCCATATCCTCAAAATTTTGTTGCTCAACGTGTTCTAACTCGTGTTCAATAGTTTCTTTCACTTCAGCAACCAAATCACTCATACTCTCAGGAAAATGTTGTGGGTTGAATGTAATCTCAATATATATCTCTTCCATATCTGCTTCAGCATGTATTGAGAATGGATCGTCCAAATCAATATCCTCCAAAAAATAACACTTGAAATCAAAGACCGCATACTCATCTCCCCTGTCAAATCTTAAATCATACAACTCAAAGTCCTCATCTTTTTTAAATTGCTTGATAACCATTCGGGAAAGTTTCATTGATAACTCATCTGACTTTCTTTCGTTGATTAGGTTTTTTTTTATGTTATATATTATTTTTTCTAAAATTAAATTTTTTCTCATATTAATAAATATGAATTAAAAATAAATTTGTATATTTGTATCATCATAAATCAAAAATATTATCTCATGAAAACCCTATTTGTTCTTGTTTTTTCTCTTGTACTAAATTTCGTATTAGGTCAGGGGGTTACTTACTCCACGTTTAACTCTCAACTTTTAAATAAAAAAGTTTTAATAGAGATAAACAAATTAAGACGTGATAGAGGTATTGATACATTGATCACTTCAAAATCCGTTTATCAATTGTTTTCAAACCCTAATTGTATTGAGGTTTCGTTATCGGGATCTTTTTATCACCCACCAAACAAAGAGAGATATAACGATCTTTCAATAAGAAATAAAATAATATCTGAAGCCAAAAATATTTATGGTGGTGAAAGTGTAATGTTACAAAACGGATTACCAAAAATGAGTTTATATGAAAACGCATTTAAGTCCAACGTGGATTATTCTTCTTATGATGAGTTGGCTTCTAGAATTGTAATTGCGTGGGAAAACTCTGAGGGTCACAAACAAGTTCAAAATATGGAGTTTGATTCTTCAAACTTACCGGGAGTGTTTGCTTGTCATTCGGTTATGAATCAAGACGGTACTATATTTGTATTTGTTGATTATGTAAAGATATTCAGAGTTGAGTAATCTAAATTAACGTCTATTACCACCTATTGGTATTTTAATCCCTACTTGCGCTGTGTTCCCTCCTGTCAACGCATTAGTTTTAAGTGATAAATTTACCTTTTGGTTTCCGATGTTTACGTTTTTACCAATCGATACACTACCTAACCCACCGTCTTTTAAATCAAAACTACCTTTTAAATTAATTCCGTTAGGTAAATTTAATTTTAACTCTTGTCCTGTTATTGTGGATCTATCTATTTTTGATTTCTCAGGTGATAAACTTACGTAATTACCTAACTCATCAAAAAAACTATCTTTACCTACGTGTGGAGTTAAACTATTAATATTGACTTTATTACTATAAGGTTTTAATTGTTGTAAAATAGAATTGTGTGTTGCAGAATCCGTTAAATTTACACCAACATCTTGCAATGTTTCTTTAGTGTTTTGAGTGTTTCCACTTGTTGTCCCTTCATCCTCGTTTAAGTATTTATTATTCAGATATCTTTGTTCTGATAATATATTGGCTTGAATAATTTTTTTATTTTTTGTTGACATGTTATTGTTGCAAGTGTGTCATAAGTACACCACCAAGTGATGTTGCATGTACTAATAAATGGTTTATTGATTCAATATTTAATTTCGTTTTTCTTTTTGTATATTCAACACCTAAAGTCCCGATAAATCTATCATCAATAGTTTTAATAGCAAATAAATAACCTGATTTACATCCAGTATCTTCTGCAATATATTTTAAACCATAAGTCGCTATTGTCTCGTCTTTATAGTCCGGTATTTCTATAACGTCGTTACTTAATAGTTGGTTGATTGATTTTGAAAATAGATTAACAGGTATATTGTGAAAGTTACTTTGTACTGATTGAACACCTGGATGTACCGTTTCATACATGATTGAAAACTTTGCCATTGATTTACCTGTTGGGTAGAAGTTTCCTCCGTTATGGAATTGTGTAATCCAAACTCTGTCAGCATTAAATTCGTCCTTAATGTGTTCTATTTTGTTTGTAACCAACTCCGCAACCCTTAATGTTTCCTTAACCATATCAGGTTTCTCCTTCTTCTCCAACTTACTCTTTATATAAAGAACCAAGATTGGTCCTATCACACCTGTTATAAATGCGATCACTATTCCTACATAATTTTCCATACTAATTAATAAATATATTATAAATTAAAAAACCCCCACTTTTTATGGGGGTTAAGTATTAATTTAACAAAATTATTTTTTGTTAATAACTGACCAAATAGTTCCGACTAATGTCATAACACCACCGATGATCTCAGTAACGACCGTCTCATCAACAAGACCTTTCATTACAACAATACCACCAACAAATGTTAATGTGTGTCTAACGATCCCTAATACTTGTTCTTTTGTAAGTTTCATAATTGAAAATTTAAAAGTTTATTTATATATAAATATTACAATGTTTCCAATTTTGGATCAATATCCGAATTATAAGGAATTCCTTCACCATCTTCAATAGTAATATTTGGATACATTTTAGATAAAATATTAACTAATTTATCCATTGTGTTTAACCTGTCGTATTCTGTTGTTAGTTTTGCGGTTTTTGTATATTCAAGTGCCGGTTGTAAAGTACCCACTTGAAATTCTAATAATCTTGTTATAACGGTTTTAAGACTTTTAGGTTCATAAGTTTCCGTAGTATCAATTTCTAAATCAACCTCACCAACAATTTGACTCTCATATCTTTTTTTAACTAAAAGGTAATTTTCTTCAACTGTTTTATATGTTTGTCTTAATGTTGCCAAATCAGTTACTTTATCTTCAATTGGTGATAAAATGATAGTATCGTCATTATTGTAATAGTCATAACTTTCAAATATAATTCCTGATTCTTCTTTTTTCCACGATGGTGTTATTTTAGCGTTACCAACAAAAACGTTATATTTATTTGTTTTTGGTATTTCAATTGTTACATTTAAAGTTACCTCACCTTTGTACTTTTGATAAAACTTTATAAATGTAGTGTTTAATAACATTTTGGATAGGTCAACTTTAGTATACCCATCATCGTCAGTTATAAAACTAACACTAAATAAATTTTCTGTCGTATCATTTATGGTGTATCGTGATAATGGAGTTAAACCAACAACTTCTCTATGTTGATCCGCAGCGGTTTCCTTATTTAGTAAATTAATTACTGAGATATTAACCTTACCATTTACATCGGTAGATGCTTGTAACTCCTCAGATCCATCGTTGTCGTAATATTCCTCAAGTTTAAAAAATATTGTATTATTTTCTGCCATTTTTTTATTTTATTTTAATAAGTTATAATACTCTTTGAAGTGTTTAATTCTATCCGCAAGACCTATTGTTCCTCCATTTACTCTTTTTGTTACCGCAGTAACCGTAGCATCATCAGCTCCTTTATCACATATTGACCAAAGTTTGTTTGAGTCAAAGAAAAATGCCGCAGATGCCAATGGGTATTTAGTTGCAACTAAGTCAGGGTTCGCAACACAATCTTCACCGATAAATTTTGTAAAACTGGTGTAGTTTCCTTTACCTGTTAATTGGATGTATCCTCTACCTCTAAATTTATATCCTTCTTTTGACGCTTCGTTTCCGTTACTCATACGGTCAGCATAGACTCTTGATGCGATCTTTTCAGGTTGTTTTGCGTATGATTCAGCCAAGTTACCAGGAAAGTATTTACCAAACGTTCTTTTTAATCCGTCGGCAGAATAATTTAAATTTTCTGATACCGCCTTAAAACCTCCTGACTCGTGACCGCATTGTGATAAGAAGTGAGCAAGTCTCAAGTTAGTTGTGATATTAAATTTTTTTGCGGTTTCAGGAATCTGTGCGATAACAACATCAGGAATGTGACCTTTTAGTTTTTCAATATTCAATCCTGTTACCGGTGTAATCACAACATCTTCTTTTACTACTTGAGTTGTCCCGAACATTTTAGACCAAGTACCGTCACCAACAATACCATCAGCGGTTAATCCGTTTTTAGTTTGCCATTCTTTTACCACCGTTTCAGTTTTAGGTCCAAAAGAACCATCAGCGGTTAATCCTAATTTTGTTTGGAGTTTTTTTACATCTTCTCCTGTAGATCCTACTTTTAATAACATACGTTTTTGTTTTATTGTTTATTTTCTGTTGCGTATTTAATACCCATAATGGTTCCTACTATTGAGAATGCGTTTGTTAGAAGTATACCAAATATGTTAGACCAAGCAGCACTAATAACTTGTGTGTCTTTACCCATAACAAGAGTGAATACATAAACTCCGGTAGTAACAATACCAACACCAACAATAATATAAAGAGCAACTCTAACAATTGTTGATATAAGTTCTGTTTGGTTTTTCTTTTGAAGTATGTCAAGATCGTTGATTGCGTTTGTTTTTGCTTCCTCCGCACGTATTCTTGCGGTTTCAGATTTAATCATCTCCTTTTGTAGTTCCTGTTGAATCTTTTCGTTCTCTTCTCTCCAATTAATCAACTCTCCGTTTTGCCCTTCAATCTTTACTTTTTGTTCTTCAGCCTCTTTTAGTGTGGACTGAAGATCTTCCATCATTTTTTGATTCTGTTCGTTTAGATCAGATAATTCATTGTTTTGTAATTGTATTTTTTTAGTAATCTCTAATCGTTTTCGTCTAGAATCTTTATCTTTATCCGTACATTTTTTTAAATAGTCTTTAAACGAATCGTTGTCCGATTCAATCAACTTTATAACATTCCCCTCAAGTCCAATGTTCTTGGACTCAAGTAGGTTTATTAACTTTTCTTCACTATTTTTATCTAACTTTATCATTTATATACTTTAAAAGGTAAGGTTCTATTTTTGTAACCGTCATAATCTTTTCTAAACTCTTCTAAACGAGGTTCAATATCATCTGATTTAATAATCCAGAATTGAGCACCAGCCTGGAGCGCTTTTGCTTGTTCTTCCGGTTCGTTTGATGATGATATGATACCAATAACTACGTGATTACCATATTCAAAATTAACTTTTCTAATTAACTCTATACCATCAAAAGAACTACCAATTATGTTTAAGTCAACAAACACACATTCAGGTTTATCATTATTGTCACCATCCTGGAACCATTTTTGAAATAGTTTTGCTGCCTCGTCAGAACTATTTAACGCATTTAAAGACAAACTTATGTCAAGTAACGAACAAGCGTCTTCAAATACCAAATGGAATAAATCCTCATCATCTACTAATAAAATTGAATCAATCATTTTTTTCTTTTTTGTTTTTTATTTTATTTTTATTTTCATTTTTGTTCCTATTTCATTTTTCTCACAGGTAATATTAAACCCGTGTTCTTCTAATATAGCAACACAAATATTTAAACCCAAACCAGTGCCAGATTCTTTTTGTCCTTCTTTTCTGGTATATGGTTTACATAGGTGATCAAAATCTTCTTGTGTGATTCCTCTACCATTATCTTGAATGTAAACATAATTCTCGTCTGAAGTTATTTTAACAAATTTAGAATCCGAATCATTATACTTTAAACCGTTTCTAATCAAGTTATCAACCGCAGTACAAAATAGTGCTTCGTTTACCTCAATAGTTGGTAACTCATCTATAATAACTTGACTAATATATGCAGTAGATGATAGATAATCAGATAGGATTAATTTTAAATCACATTCCGCTTTATTTAAAACAACATCTCTTTTAACCAAATTGGTAAATTCGTAAACCCCTTTATATACTTTTTGAGAATGTTTTAAACCTTCTTTAATCATTCTAAGTGGGGATTCTATTTTTAAATTTTTTATATCTTCAGGAGTTAATCTTCGTTCTAAAGAGCTTAATCCTCTTGGCATATATGTATTAATACCAGAGTGCATATCGTGTCTTAATATCTTTGCGGCATGCTCTAAATAGGTATTTTTCTTTTCAATCTCCATTTGTTGATTAATACTTTGGGTGATGTCAGTGGCGATTTTCATTACTCTATATGGTTTCCCATCGGTTCCTATGATGGGGTTATATGTCGCTTGGAGATAAATTAAAGATCCGTTTTTTTTCTTTCTAATGATTTCACCCATAAAGAATTGACCACCTTTTAAAGTTTTCCAAAAGTTTGAATATTCTTCAGAGTCTTTTACCACATCTTCAACAAATATACTATGATGTTTTCCAACAAGTTCATCGTGCGAATCATAACCTAAAGTACTTAAAAATAAATCATTTGCAAATTTTATGTTACCATCTAAATCAAATTCAATAACGGCATTTGATCTGTTAATCGCATTCATTCTATTTGATATTTCTTGTTCAGTCTTTTTTAAAGAAGTTAAGTCTTGACGAATTGACATAAACTCTAACAATTTACCGTTTTCATCAAAACTACATTTAATAAAAGTATCCACATAATAAAGACTTCCATCTTTTGCCCTATTGACACAAACCTCATTCCAAAGACCCTTATTCACAACAACAGTTTTATACATATTAGACCAAAACTCTTTTGGGTGTGTTCCAGAATTTACAATATTGTGGTCTTTACCAAGAACATCTTCTAATGAATAACCTGAGATTTCGGTAAATTTTTGATTAACGTATGTAATCTTTCCTTTTGCATCAGCTTTAGATATGATGGAAGAAGAATCTAAGAAATGTTTTAATTCTACCAATTTATCCACCGATTCTTTAGATACAGTATCTTTAGTGGAATTGATAAAGTCTTTAATTAATAACGCAGATATAGGGATGAGAGAAATAACCCCAAAAAATTCTAGCCATCTAGTTGTTTCTGTAGATTCTCGTAACCCAATAAGAACCGCAATTTTAACACACATAAATGCAATCATTAGTAAAGCGGCGATAACTAATGTTATTTTTATTCTTAAACGATATTTCATATTAATAAATATGACAATACCTTAAAAAACCTATTTACTTTTCAAAAATCACAATATTTATAATCAAAATTAATTATTATGAGTTACACAAGAGAACAGGTTGAGGCTGCCGTAAAAGCCAAAGGGTATGTTTGGTTTGAAGACGCAAACAACAAAAGTTACGATGTGAATATCGTAGGAGTAAGAAACACGTCACCAGCGGTTTATAAAAAAGTGACCAATGTGTTTGACGATCATCTAACATTATCATTTAAAGATGAAAAAGGTGCTTGGCAATACTATTGTTGGATGGCAACATGTGATCCAGGTAAAAAGGGTGTTCAACAATTCCATAACAAAAATGGTGTTGCAAGATTAGTACCGGGTCAGTACAGAGGTGTATGGAAAATTGATTTACATCAAGGAAAATATGAAGCTCTTTGTCAAAGATTAGGAAATGTAACTGTATGGAGAGATGCAAACAAAGATCTTATTTTTGAAGAAACAAAAACCGATACTGGTATTTTTGGTATTAACATCCACAAAGCAGGTCAAGACTCACAGTGGGTTGAAAATTGGAGTGAGGGTTGTCAAGTATTTAAAAGAGTAAAAGACTTTGATGTGTTTATGTCTTTATGTAAGAAGGCATCTAAAATTCACGGAAACAAGTTTTCATATACTCTAATAGAGTCAACAGACATTAAATAACATAAAGGGACTTCGGTCCCTTTTTTTATCTCCCCTTGTAGGTCAAATAAGATACTACCATAATACCTATCAACGCGATCGGTACTAAACATGCGATAATTACTTCCATAGTGTTTTTTTTTTATAAATAGATTAACAAACTCCGTTCCAACACTCCTCTTGAGTGGATCATACTATTAAATTATTATTCTTTGATTTTAAACCAGCGTTTGAATAATTTTTCCCAAACATCCATAGCAGGATTAATGGCAACGAAAAAACCAACTAATCCAATTAAAAAAGTTCCGATTGATGATTCTGATTCCAAATAGTATTTGAACAACCCCAAACCAACCCAAACAATACTGAATGACAGAACATAAGACAAAACCAATAAAAGAAACTTTTTCATAATATTTTAATTTTATAAATAAAAAAACCGGGAAAGGGATTGAACCAATGACACGTCCTGTTTAAAAAGGATTGCTCTACCAGCTGAGCTACCCGGTTTTGTATAATAATAAGACATTAATTTAATAATGTCAAGTGTAGTCAGGAGAGGAATCGAACCTCTCTACAGGGAGCTACCCGACATCCATGACCTTCCATCGGACTCGAACCGACCTTGTACCAACCTGACTAAGTTGGTAGAGATTTGCGCCAACGCAGAGTCACCTCTACGTCTTGTTTCTTTTGTTTATGGTACTCTACCGTTGTAAGTTCCTCTTATCTTACACCACCATTCGCGGGACATCCCGAATTCCCCAATGGTTGTTACTCTACTACCAGGAATCAAGTAACCGGTGATGTCAGGGTGGGAGTCGAACCCACAATGAGCAACCTTACGACTCCATAGAACCCACAAGTGTCTGGGACTATTGGTCTTGGGGACTCGGCACCGTGCCTCATTACACTCCTGACCAACCAATAATTTTATCTTCTTTTTCTTACTACAAAGATAAACATAATAAATAATATCAACAATAATGGTGTCATAGTTTTTTATATTTTAAAAACACGCTCCTAAGCATTCTACTCCCAGCTCCGAGGAATTGTATATAACTTAGCCCGTTACTCACCGCTGTACAGGTACTTAGGTTTACGTGTTTGTGATCCATGTTCTGTTTTCGGGATAGATCTTTCCCACGTAGTCAGGACAGGACTCGAACCTGTTGCTGATTGTAGTGCGTTTACCCTTCCGCCACCTGACTAAATATGTTGATAGTGATGGAGTACCCGTCTCGCTCCAATCTTAACTGCTTCTTCTGACTTTTATCAGGGCCCCGGCAGAAAGGGTGCTGAATTCCTGATCCACTCTGGATTGTCGACATCCGTTGAGGTGGGGAAAACCACTATCAATATTTTAAAAGAACACTTTGTGCGGTTCATCCCGGTTACTCTCCGAGGACTTCTGATAGACAGTCAGATATGATAATATTTCACCAATGGACCAAAGTTTCCCCACCTGAGATTAATGGTGAGTAGATATTCACAGTTTTTCTATTTGAAAACCCAACGTGTCTTACCACTTAAAAGTCAGTTCTTACTTGGGGGCGAGGAGAACCTTCCTTCCTTATTCCCAACGAGTACCCGTAACGTAGGTGTAACTTCTACCGTTAAGTTTTGTATGAACTTAAAAACATCTTGAGTATCTCTCACTCATTGTCACCCGTATGGGATTCAAACCCATGATCTCTTCCGTGAAAGGGAAGCGACTTCAATCACTTGTCCAACGGGCGATTAACTCTTACAAACCTAACATTTCACCAACTTTTTTGAAATGTTTTTCAATCTTATTCAAAGCCGCAGTTGCCTTTTGTTTAGTTTTGAAGTACACGTAGAACTGACCACTTTCAGAATCAAACTCACCTTCAATCTTTAAAACATCTTGTACAAAACTTTCAAACTCATACGCATCTTCCCAATTACGGATTGTGTTTTTGTTTGGGTATCCTGTCAAACAATAATCGTATCCTTCAATTTTTGTAATTTTTAAACCTACGGTTTTAATTGTCTCTGTGTTTGTCATAGTTCTTTATTTTTGTTCTACAAAGATATGTAATCTATTTCAATCTGCCAAATCTTTTTCAAACTTTTTTTGTGGACACTGTGGGAATCGAACCCAAACAATCTGATTGCAAATCAGTTGACCTGCCGTCGGCATCAGGCCCATTTGTGCGGGTAGAATGAATCGAACACTCATCTCCACATTGGAAGTGTGGAGTAATAACCATTATACGATACCCGCTTATTGTACTGACGGTTGGGATCGAACCAACGTTTAAAACTTCCTCTACGGGCATAGATGATATAAGCATCCACCGGTACGTCAGCATAATCGTCAGTCTCTCCTGACCGTCACCCCTAACCCACAGGTATTACCCGTATCGTAGTAAAGCTTGGTTGGCTATTAGTTGTTGCAGGAGAAGGGTTCGAACCTCCGACCTCAAGGTTATGAGCCTTGCGAGCTACCACTGCTCTATCCTGCGATATACCATTTGTAGTTTAGTAGTTGACTCAAACTCTCGTTTCACCATCTTGAGTCAACAGGTTAATGCACTTTACGAGTTTCCCGTTTCTTACAACCACAATATTTTTAATATTTCAAAGAACCTTTTTTCCTTATTTGTTTTACAAAGATATGTAATCTATTTTGATCTACCAAATCTTTTTTAAACTTTTTTTTACCAATATGTCAAAGAACAAAAAAACCCACCTCGTAATTGAGATGGGTTTCAAAATTTATTATATAATTAATTTATCATACCATCTCCTTATAGGAACGATCCTCAGCTATCGCCAATCCGCCTAATAATATGATATGTAAATTTTTCATTTGCGTTTTTATTTGTTTTGTTATAAATATATGATACTTTTCAAAAGTGTCAAGTTTTATTTAATAATTTTCATCACCAAGAATATCATAAAGTTGATCCTCATAATTCTCAGTAACGTAAGCCAAGTCATCTTGCATGTTACTCATAATCATTTTAGCCAAATTCATTGCCTTTTCACCCATAGATGCATCATCATACGTACCAAGATCGTGAAGAGCATCTATAACCGCCTCAAATATATCTTTTACTGTAATGGACATACCCATACCTTCCATTTCATCTTCTTCTTTATCTTCTTTAATAACTCGTCTAACAATACGTGATAAATCACCTTCCGTTAATTTTATAGTTTTTCTCATAATATTATTTTAATTATAAATATTCACTCTTTTCAAAAGTGTCAAGTTTTATTTAAAAATTTATCTTAATGTTGTTAATTTTTCTTCACCATTTAAAACTTCTTTAAATAAAGACATAATTTCATTTTTAGTTAAATAACCATTATCAAGATAAAATTTAACCCTTTTCATTTCTTTTTTAACTTTATTTATATGGTTTTCTTTTTGTGAGTCATCTTTACTTTGTCTTTTATTTTTTAACCCATCAACATCTGAAATATCATTATATAACTTTTTAATTAGTTGTTTAGTACTTGATACGGTTCTATCAAACTTATTAGCTATATCATCAAAACTCATATTATCAATATAATATAGTTTTAAGATTTCACTATCTCTTGGGGTGATTAGACTATCTTTAACCATCTGATCCAATTGTTTTTTAGTTAGTGATTTGGATTCGTTAATCGCCTTTTTTACTATCCTTGTTAAATCTGATTCTGTAAGTCTTATTATTTTTTTCATATTAATCGTTTTTTCTTCTTCTTGTTCTTGCTTCCATAAATATTTTTTCAAAAACATCACCCATACCTTCACCATTTGATCCAACTCTTTTTCCTAAAATTGATTCAATATCAGAAAACTCCTCGCTTGTCATTATGCTACTAGTTTTTGATAAAAAACTTTTAAAGAAACTATCAGGTATGTCATTCATAGTTTTTTTCTTATCTTCTTTGTCTTCTTTAATAACTTGTCTAACAATTCTTGACAAATCTCTTTCTGTTAATCTATTCATAATATTTTATTTTATATATAAATATATCAATATACAAAAAAATCCGTTACGTGTTTCACAACAGATAACGGATCAATCTTTTTTGTACCTTCGGAGAGACTCGAACTCTCACACCTTACGGCATCAGATCCTAAATCTGACGTGTCTACCGTTCCACCACGAAGGTATTATTGAGGACCTAATTGGAATCAAACCAATCTAACCGGTTTTGCAGACCGGCACCTAAATCTCTCGGTCATAGGTCCTTATATTAACGGCAGTGGTGATCTGCCGCTTTTGTTGCAATTTGGTTGTCAGGTTTAATATTTGTTTTATAACCCAACGATGTTGCCCACCCAACAACAGGAGGAACAAGTTTTGAACTGAAATGTTTTTCCTGACTATTATAATCTAAGTCAATCTCAACTTGCACCTTTACTTTTTTGGTTAACCATTCGGCAACCTCAATTGAATAATCGGCCTCATTCCAAAGACGTGTCCATTTATCTCTTATTTTTTTCACTTTCTGTTTGTGAAGAATATAATGGACACCCCTATTCCCATACCTATAAGCTATTACCGTAACATACACGGTACTTCTTCTGTGGTTTTGTGAGTCTGTACCGATGTGTACTTCCACCCATGGACATTCTTTCAGAACATCTAAGGTATGTTTTACCACATCAGGAATTGTTTCACCGTTAACCGTTCTAAATACTCTGTTCATTATTTCTATTTGTTTTGTGGACTCGGACGGAATCGAACCGACCACACCAGGATTTTCAGTCCTGTGCTCTACCAACTGAGCTACGAGTCCTTGTTATTTGCGCGTGGTGTTAGAATCGAACTAACCCGTCGAGGTTTTGGAGACCTGACCGACACCTTGTCTGTACCACGCAAATTGCCCGACCTAGCTCGGGACCGACATCGGATGTCAAAAAAAGATGATGAATGACTTTATCAGGAATCTTGGTTTGGAAACCTTCACACACCATTAGAGAGTTGGGTTATTACATCAATACAATTAAGATTGAATACCTATCCTTAGTTTGTACCCTTGCGACACGTCTCTCCACGTCTGTCATTCTACGCTTCTTATCATCTTTTGTGTGTATGATGGGTCACGATCCCACGACCTTCGGTTCCACAAACCGACACTCTACCAACTGAGCTACATACACCATATAAGTCCCGTATGTTGGACTTGAACCAACCTCAAGTAGGATATGAGCCAACTTTGATCCCTGATCATACGGGAGTTGCGGAAAGCAGTGGTAACGATCCACAATCGGATTTTCACCGATCACAATGCTTAGCAGGCATGTCCCGTCGCCTTCAGGGTTTACTTTCCATAGAGTGTGGTACTACTGCAGTAGTTGGGGCACCCACACAAGTTATCCCCCTTTTTGTGTTCACGACGGGTTACGATCCCATTACCTCCGACGTATCAGATCGGCGCTCTACCAATTGAGCTACGTGAACTGGTACGTATTTAGGGGTATTTCTTAACCACCCCCTCAGCTCGTCATCGGACTCGTCAGTCACTTCTCGGTGGTATTTTTTTCGTGTATTTCGGCGTGACAGTTAGAACACACCAACATACATTTATCAACTTCTTCTTTTAATCTGTCAAAAGACAAACTTCTACCAGAAATTGAGAAATCTTTTTCGTCAGGGTTTTTATGGTGAAATTGTAATGCTGAATCACATTTACTATACCCACACAATTCACATCCTCCCCCCTTATATTCAATTAATTTCTTTTTAGTTCTCTTTCTCCACAATATAACCGATTGGGAACCACTAATCTTTTTAACTCTAACCACACTATTAACGTGTTTTTTAACAGTTTCAAAAGACCTACCTGTTATCCTTGCAACTTTTTTTAAGGATCCTACTTCATCGTATAATTTTTGAAGTTTATCTTTCTCTTCTTCCGTCACTTTTTGGTTGTTATCCCCCAATTTATGTATCTGACAATGATACGACACTGTTGACATTGCACAACCTAAAATTTTAGTAATCTCTTTGTAGGTTTTCCCTTCTTTCCTCAAAGATATAATTTTTTCCGAATACCTTTCCATAATATTAACATTTTATATTAATAAATATCTGATAGTTCGGAAAAAATCAGCTGATGGGGTGGGATTCGAACCCACGGTGGAGAATATTTCTCATCGGCTTAACAGGCCGGACCCTTCGGCCATCTCGGGACACCCATCAATTTGTTGTGGAAGTGGTAGGGGTCGAACCTACACGCCTTTCGGACTTGATCTACAGTCAAGCGAGCCAGCCAAATGCTCAACACTTCCTTATTTTTTGTACACTCTACAGGGTTTGAACCTGTGACCTGTTGTATGTAAAACAACCGCTACTACCATCTGAGCTAAGAGTGTATTTTAGTTTCTTGGAACGAAGATAACCATTTTTTGGTAACTATCGTTCTTTTTTACTAAATTTTTTTGTGTCCCCGACAGGAATCGAACCTGTGACCCCTCCATTAAAAGTGGAGTGCTCTAAAACCAACTGAGCTACGAAGACGTTGTCTAAGTGACAGGGATCGAACCTGCGACCTGAGAGTCCCAAACTCCCCGCTCTACCAAACTGAGCTACACCTAGATATTGTTTTTTAGCTACGGGGGGAGGGATCGAACCTCCAATGGTAATTTACCTCCAGAGTCAAAATCTGGTGACTTTGCCTAATTCGTCTACCCCGCAATTTACAGAGGAGAGATGAGGTGCCGACCCCCATACCTTTCAGTACCTGCCGTTTTCAAGACGGAGTCACAAGCCGTTGTGATTATCTCTCCTTTTATGAAGCCAATATGTCAAAGAACTTTTTCTTTTTGTTTGAGGTTCCTATCAGGTTCGAACTGATGACTCCGGGTTACAAAGCCGGGATATTACCAAACTATACTAAGGAACCAAATTTTTGGGTATAAAAAAACCCGAACTGTTTTGAGTTCGGGTCTTATATTTCTTTTATATTTTTAGTTAATCTTTATCAACTCATAAATGAAAATGCCCTAATATGCGACTTAAGCGTACGATACACGTTAAACGACCACTGAATGCTCGGGTTACAAATGTTCATATGTTTATTAGTTGTTCTCATCTTGTTATAAATATATAGTTTTTTCTAAAAGTTTTAATTACACTACAAATATAGGTATTTTTTTTTAATTGACAAGTGTTTTTATTATTTTTTTATGTTGTTTGGGGTATTTCTACAGAAGTAACAAGATAACCAAAATACTTAGTATTGACTTTAGTATTGTCTCTTTTGTCTGTATATCCCGTTAAATCGTATGTTTTAATATCGGTTATTTTACAATATTTTTTACCTGATGAACTATTTTTCTTTATTGGTTCTTGATAATAAAAATAATAAGTTTTGTTTTTTGTGTCTATTGTAGATTTAGACCAAAAATTATCTCCACCGTCACTTAAAAATCCTCTAACTTGTTGATCATTGATTGTATTACCCCCATTACATTTATCAGCAGCAAAGGTTCCCCCAACTATTGGTATATTTCCCCACTGAACGGTAGATTGTTGATTATTTGTGGTTGGTGTATTCGTATTAGTATTCGTTGTTGTATTCGTATTAGTATTCGTTGTCGTGTTCGTATTCGTTGGTGTTTTGGTTGGTATTGTTGTATTCGTTGTCGTGTTCGTATTAGTTGGTGATTTAGTCGGTGCTGGTGTTGTTAATGGTGTATTTTCTTTAGTTGGTATATTTGGATCTACAGGTTTAGTGCTTGTTTGATTTTTTGATGGTGCAGGATCACCAAATATTTTAGTTGCAATAGCTTTAATACCTTCGTCTTTTGTTTGTTCAACCCACTTTGCATTTGTCCCTTCAGCCTTTTTAGCATAAAAATACTTTCCACCTTCTTTTTTATATTGGTATGGATCACCGGCAGCGCCTTGTTTAACATCTTGTTCTGATATTAATGGTTTTAAATTGTCGGATTTAGATTCAAGTAATCTTTTTTCTATTAATAGATTTGCTTCCTGAATGTGTCTGATTTTACTATAACTTCTATTCATTTTTTTTTATTTAAAAAGTGTTTTTATTTTAAATCAACACCAAGACTAATTCGAGTTCCTCCACCTGGCATTGATTTGCATGACCATTTACCTGAGTTGGTACTTTTTCCTTTGATATCGAATAAGTTCCATGTATTATCTTTTTCGATTTGTAACTCACCTTTTATTGTTGGGTGTTTTAAAACCATTGGGTTGGTTTTAATACCCTCAACAAATCTTTCAAATTTAAACCCCTGTACACCTAATGGATTATCTTTAATGAATTTTATCGCACCTTCCCAAGTATCACAAGGTAGTTTATTTTCTTCTTCTCTAATAACCCGTCTAACAATTCTTGCTAAATCGGATTCTGTAAGTCTAATAATTTTTTTCATTTTATTTATTTTATTTTTTATTATAACAAATCTAACAACCCTTGGTTTTCTATTTTATTAGATACACAAGTAAAAACATTATTACATTTATTTTTAAATTGTGATTTTTTTTCTTCTGTTTTTAGTGATGTGTATATTCCACTTATTTCCTTATATGCTTGTGTACCAAAATTAATTGCGGATGCTCCGAACATCAATGCGATTCCAGGAATTTCAACAGTTAAAAAACTACACACACCTAAAAATATCGCAATAGCACTATAACCACTTGCTCTCATAATATTATCAAGTTCTTTCATATTTTTAACACAAGAACTAATAAAATTAGATATTGAACTTTTAACTTGTTCTTTTGTCATAGACGTTTCAAAAATAACCATTTTAACAATTCTTGCTAAATCGGATTCTGTTAGTCTAATAATTTTTTTCATTTTAATAAATATCTTAATTTTTTATTTATGTGTTTTTATCCTCAACACCTGTAGTTACCGCCAAGGTTTCTCCTGTGGCTTTCTTTTTAAGATCTCCATAGGTTGGTGTACCGGCCAATCCAACCACCTTTTGTTCAACCTTTTTAACTGCGGTTGTTAATAATGTTTTTGACACGTCACTCATCGCTTGTTTTTTTAAATATTGTCCAACTTTTGAGGAAATGTAAGTATCGTACGCAATTATTTGTTTTACTGTGTTAAATTCTGTCAATGTCATAGTACCACCTCTAACTAATTTTACCTTTAGACTTCCAGCCATTGTTTTACTTACTTTGGCCATACCAGGTATTTTCCCTATAAACGGTAAAACGGCAAAAAATAATTCAATAGCCGCGGCTTTATTATTACCTTGTCTATATTGACCATAAGCCCCTGCAAGACTAATACCTGCAGATATTGCAGGTCCAACAACAGGTATAAATGCCGATGCCAATGCAAGTGCATTAAGTGCCAACTGTTGGTTTTCCGCGTCCGACCAATTTTTTGATGTTTGTGTTTTATCTACTGATTGTGATATTGTTTGACCCATACGATTTTTGAATCCACTACCATCATCAACCGCAACATTTAAATCAATAGCATTCATATCTCTACATCCACATGTAAAGTTTGCGGTGTTGGCTCCACGTACCCATAAACCTCCAAAATCCTTACATAGGGTATACATACTTAAATACGCATCAATAATTTTAGGGTCATTACCACCTCTTGCTACTCGTTTCTCCCTCCTTAATGGTTTTTGACAATATTGTGGTATTAATTTATTTTGTTGTACCAACGCATTATTAAACTCAATCATCTTTTTTTGATTTTTAGTATTAATACTAACCTTTCTTGCCGAAGGATTCACCTGGCGAATATCAATTGTCTGCAGTTGGGGTGATTTATTGAATCTATCAAAATTTACCTGTTCGTAAATCTTAGACTCGTTAAGATTTGTTCCGAGCGTACATGATTTACTATATAAAGTAGGGTATGGGTAAATATTATTATTAAGTTTCCATCCAAAATCTCCAGGCACTACTCCTTTATATTCACTAAAGGCACCCACTACCTTTAAATATGGATCTTTATTTGTATTCCAAAGAGCGTAAGGTACTTGTCCACTTTTATTTGTTTTACCACCACCAGGATTTTGTTCAGTAAAAGTTAATGGACATTGTGTGGAAAATTTAGTTACAGTAATTGGTTTTTCATCATTAAGTAATTGTAAGTATGATACCTGTATAGCCTGAACGTGATACTTAATTGATACGGTAATAAACGATTTAACAAATTTATATGGGTCGGTACCTAAAGCTTTAGCGACTTTATCATACATAGCCATATTTTTAATTGCCATAAATGCGGACTCAGCCCAAGCCTCATTATCTTGAACAGTACCTCTTGATTCTTTTATTACTTTAGCAATAAATTCCGGTGTCGGATTATTTTTTAATTCCTCGTATGGATAATTTTTACTTTTTGTTGTTGTTGTTGTAGATTTTTTATTCCAACTAGACGCTAACATCCAAGAGATTGGCATTAAATTTGGTTCATTAAGTGCAGGACCCAAAGAAACTTTTTCACCGTTATTTCGACTTAACCATCCACCTGATAGTTTACCGTCTTTTTGCATTGATGAGTCCCATTTACCAATACTTGTCCAACGAGTTCCATCATATAATTTAATATCGCCATTCGTGTAAAAACCAAGTTGAGTGCTTCCAAAATAATTGGTTAAAAAATATGCGTCTCCACTATTCGATTTAACTAACTTTACTGTACTAGGTTTGTATTGATTTAGTTTAGTATATAGATCTGACCAAACGGCGGATAATTCTTTACCTATATTACCAACAAAATTTTTTATTTTACTATTTCCTAATAGTTTTTTAAACTCATCGGTAACTTCTTTTGTTGATTTTTTTGCGTACTTGTCTAATTTAAAAACCGGTATATTTTTTTTAGAAGCCATCAATTCAATATTGTTAAGTGGCTGACCGGCATATTTACCTTTAGGGTAAAAAGCAAAGGTTAGACCATCTTTTCCCGTACCAAAAGACACAGGATAACCCCCATTCTTTTTTATGTCTTTCCATATGATCCAACCACCCCAATACATAAAAGTAGATTTTACCGGATCGTTAGGTACTTGCCATTTAACACCAATTCCACCAGCGGTAAGGTTTGTAAATAATATTTTCCAATACCCTAACGCATCTTTTGGTTTTCCCGCAGGTGCCCTTTCCCACTGCTCAATTAAACCTTTTTTGGTTCTTTCTTCCGCAAGAACCAATTTAATTAAACCATCTATCTGGCTTTCTTTTAAATTAACTATCATTTTTAATTATATAAATTCTTCATCATCAAAGTCTTCCTCTTCAAAATCATCATCAAAATCATCATCATTTGTACCATAATATGGGTTATACATACTTAGATCTTTATAGTCGTCAAATGGTTCTTCTTCAGCACCCATTAACTCCGTTCCTTCAAAGTCTCTCATTCCTGGTCTTAAATTTCTTTTGTAATCATCTTTTTTAATTGTTCTAAATTCTCTTGGGTTGTAGTCTTTGAATCTTTTTTTGGTAATAAAATCATCAAAACCTTCACCTAATTCACCTCCACTTCTTTCACCAATACCTTCTTCATCTAATAGGTATTCTATTTGTGATGCCAAATCGTCTTCGCCCTCTTCATATAAAGATTCAACAATATCCATCTCATTCATTTCGTTAAGTTCATCCCCATCATAACCGTATTCGTCTTCTAATATATCTATCGCCATATTAATTAAGTCCTGTGATTGATGTTTACCTGCGTCTGTTTGTCCCCACTCTTCATCTTCCCTCTTCGTCTTATTAAACGCTCTTTTTAAATCGTTTACGGAATGTCCTCCAATTGAATCGTACGGTTCATTAGGATCGGCCATTCGTGTTTTAGGGGTATTTATAGGTTCATCACTATATGAATCTATAAATGCTTTATAATCTTCGTCGTCGTCGTCGTCTTCATCATATTCATCTTCTTCATATTCGTTTTCTTTAATCACACGTCTAACAATTCTTGCTAAATCCGATTCTGTTAGTCTTATTATTCTTTTCATTATTTTTTTATTAACATTTATTAAATTCACAATAAAGTCCTGGCGCTTCTTCACCCATTTTTTTGAACTCTTGTAATATTTTTGTATAATTAGGTTTACCTAATACCCAAGGTACATTTGAATTGACTAAAACTTTCCAATCAGAATCACCATATGTAAACTTAGATATAGAAATAGACGACTTATTTTCTCTTGTTCCGTAAATATTATAATCCAACTCTATTTTTACCCTAAATAAATAGTCATCTTTTAACCCACTTGTTCCAGGTTCATTTTCGCCGGATTCCGTATGTGAAATTTTTTCAAAAACACCTAATCTTCCTTTTTTAGAATAAGGTGGTTTTTCACCATCCATGTAAATATAACCCAAATTTGTTAAAAACTCTTTTAAAATTATAAACTGAGCATCAAAAAAACTTTGTGTGTCAAAGTCTTCTTCGTTTTCTTTAATCACACGTCTAACAATTCTTGCTAAATCTGATTCTGTAAGTCTAATTATTCTTTTCATTATTGTTTTTATTAATAAATATGTTAATGGTTAGGAAAGTCCGGGTACTCTTAGATTTGAATCTTCAAGTTTTATCAAATCTTGTACTATTACAAAATCATCTTCCATTTCGTTGTTCTCCCTTTCATCTTCTGCCGTATTATCACTCATATAATCTTGTCTTTTTAATATCATATAAAAATCAAAGGCAGGATCTTCGCCTTCAATATCATCAAACACATCTTTTGTTAATGGTTTGTCTATGTATTTCTGCATAGAATCTCCATTCACAACCATAAAGGTTCTTTCAATACTATAATATGATTCATAACTTTCAACGTCTCCACTTCCACCACATTCACCACATCCTTCGGACCCTGTACTTCCACAATGATCACATCCTTCGGTTCCTTCACCGTCACAAGTATCACATTCAAAATTTCCTTCTCCACCACAATCACGACAGGATTCCTTACCTCCACCATCACAATGAACGCACTCCACTTCAACTTCAACTTCTTCACCTTCATCATCTTCTTCTGTTTCAGTTTCAGTTCCTTTACCATTACAATACCTACAGTCTTGGGTTCCTTCACCATAGCAAGTATCGCACTCATGAGTTCCTTCACCATCACAATACCTACAATCTTGTTTACCATCCCCGTCACAACTATTACATTCAACATACCCATTATCACATTCACCACACGTTTCAGTTTTTGTTGTTTGTTCAACATAAAAATCAACCACTAAAATATAGAAGTCGTTTATGATTTTATATATTTTTTCTGGCGTGTAATTCGGTTTATTAATTATAAACCAAGTTGTTTGTATGATTTTTATTTTATCAGATAAAGTTGTGGCCGCAGATAATAGGACTTGACCAAAATGGTCAGAGGTTGCAATTGATTTAATTTTAGTTCTCGTAATTACTTTATCTCCAGACTCTTCTTTGACTAAGTCCGCTAATGTCCTTGAGGTCTTCCATATTTGTTTAAACTCTAATCCCATACATAATAAATACATCAAAGACTAAAAAAAGAAACCGTGGCGGGAATCAAACCCACACCAAAATTATGCTAACCAATTACACCACACGGATTCCTTTGTTGTTCTCAACTACCGATCTATTTTTTCTTTATTGCTTTTACGGCCGAGTATTAGACAAAAGGGTAAAAATATCAAAATCCCTGAGAGGTTACTTATAAATATCTTAATTTATAGATCCTGAACTAACATAATTATCCATTCAACACCACCTTCTGATAAGTGACCGATAACATCGTCCGTTATGTATGTGTTATAAGTGATCTCCCACTTTTTTTCATCACCATATAACACCGCAACTTCCCATTCGTTATCGTTAGATGTATATGAACCATAAATTTTGCTTATTGGATTTTTATACCTAACAACAGACACCCCATAACCATTAGGAAAAAATAATAGTCCGTGTACACCTTCACCAAAAGAATGTGGTTTAAATTCTATGTCTTTGAATGATTTCATTAATTGTTAAAGATAATGTATTGGTCTTCTTCTAATCCTTTAACTCCAAGTTTTTCTAAGGCCATTTTTAATACGTGAAGTTGTTTCGCCAAGTGAAATTTGTTTGAGATCAAAGTGCTGAACTCAACTCCCGTTTCTTTATTGAACTTTTCAAAATTCTCCAAACGTCCTTCCATACGAAGTCTTAACTCACACCCATTGATGTAAAAATCTAATAATTGTTTCTTATTGAATACTTCAAGTAGTTCTTCCACTTCGTGAGTCATTGAGAAAAATAGGGAGACAAGTTCTTTGTTCATATGTATTGTTTTTACAAAGATACATATTTTTCTGAATATTCGTCAAGTTCTTTAAGATATTTTATAAATTCTTCTGAATTAATAAATTCTTGGTGTAATTGTTCTAAGGTGTTTTCCATTGTTTTTGTTTGGTGTAGTCCCGCCTGGACTCGAACCAGGAATAGAAGATTAGAAATCTACTGTGATATCCCTTTCACCACGGAACCATATTATTATATCTTCTTAACCTCGTAAATGTGTCCTGAGTCTGAGTTTGTTTGAAATATTTCTTTCATTTCTTCAGCGTCTTCAATACTATCAAATTCCCAAATTTCACTTTCAGAGTTTAATAATATAACTGGTAATCTTTTTTTGGATTCCGTTTTGATTTGTTTAACTATTACGTACATGACTTTTTTAATAATTATATAAAATAAAAATCCCCCAGTCAACTAAGAAAGGGGGTTTATTTATGTTTTGTTTTTTTATCTACCAATGATTAATTCATCAAAATCCAAACCATTGGTTCCTTTAATACCGTCTTCAAACTCATCGTACATAAACGACTTAACTACCGCAGTGATAGATTGTTCTGATTGAGCGATTTTTGTTTCCATCCAATCTTCGAGTTGGTCTCCTTCTTCCATCATTTCCCACATTTTGTAAGCCAATGTTGCGATGGTAAACAACTGTTGTTTTGCCATGTAAGACCCTTCCTCATCACTTTCTTTAAGTGATTTAACAACTTTTTTTAGTTGGTCTTCTGTTATAATAATTTTACTCATATTATCTTAACTATTATAGTTACCTAAAATTGTTTGTATTTCAGTTTCAAAATCGGTTATTTTAGATAAAAGACTTTCATATTCAGTATTCAATGTGGTACTTTGTTCTTTTACTTTTTCTAAGTTTGGTGCCTTTTCGGCTTCTAATTTTTTTATTGAGTCACTAATTTCTTTTGCTCTATCTCTATAAAGTTTTTCAAACTCATCATGAAACTCTCTAAGTGAATTTCTTAATTGTTCTGTTTTTGCTTCTACTCTTGCCTGTGCCGCTTGAAGTGCCGGTGAGGTTTCATTTTCTTTTTTTCTAAATAAATTACCAATCACACTACCAACTCTAGCAGCAAGTCCTGCTAATGCTGGATTTTGTTCGTTTAATAATGTTTCTTCAAGTCTTCTGTTAGATTCTTGAATATGTCTGATTTTACTGTAACTTCTGTTCATTTTTTTTTATTTTATTTTTTTTATTACCATGTTCTACATGCCCAATATCTAGGTTTCCATCTTGGACCTGGATTATCACAATTATGTCTTGCTCTAAAAGACCTTCTTCTTTCAGGGTTATTTTTCTTAATAACCATTCTTTTACCTTTTGCCGATTTACCACCAAAACCAAAATTTACCTTAACAACCTTTCCTTTATCGTTTTTAACATAAACTTTGGACTTTTTAATGTCTCCTTGCATTATTTTTCCAAGTTGGACTTTTCTTCCTTGGTATTCTGCTTCGTTTAAAAATTCATCAACACTTTCTACTGATCCGTATATGTCTTCATATAAAAATTCTTTAGTTGTGAATTCTTCAATTAAAACTTTTCTTATGATATGATCTATTTTCATCCTATATAATTTAAATGCCAAGGTTCAGCAACCCTTAATGGTCCTTGTGTTTTATATGTTATTTCAAAACCGTAATCTTTAGCGTTATCCGCAACCCATTTTTTAATCTTAGGTTTCGCATCCCACCAACTAGTTTCTGTTGAATATATATCAAACGCCTTTCCTGTGTGGTGTTGACTAAAACCAGGTAATGTGTTTGATGCTTGAACATTATCTATTGTTCTTTTATTATTTAAAACTTTTTTTGCAAAATTATTCACTTGATCATCATAACTTCTATATCCGGAGACTACCCCTCCACTTATACCAAATTTTTTATTACAATCATTTATAAGTTCTAGTATTTTCTTTTCTGCAATTTTATTTTTTCCCAAATCAGGTCTTGTTGACCCTTCCTGTTCAAATTCTTTATCTATATTTTTTTTTGTAATGTTAACACCTTTTTTTATTAAGTCATTAATTGCCTTTAAAATTGGTTCTGAAAGTCTATCGTCTTTTAAATCTCCTGATTTTTGAGTTTCTTTATTTTTTGTTTCAGAAGATTTTTCTTGGTTTTTACTTTTAGAATCTCTAACAACAGAAGTTTCCGTTAATTTTTCCCACGTCCCTTCTATTCTTTGTTTTTTAACATCATAATTTAAAAAGTCCTCATTAGACATTTCAATGTATAATACATCATTACTGTTATCAAATGTGAATAAAAATATTCTACCATCTCGTTTTCTTTGTGATCCATATATCGGTTCACCATTTCTTTTTGATATTAATGTACCTAAACTACCAATATAATTACCGGTTGGGTTATGCACTTTTCCACTTGAGATGGCATACACCATATATTCTTTTGTTTTACCTTTTGCAACCGGTTTAACAAACTCACTAACGTCTGGTGACGAACTATTACTAAATCTAAATACCTGTGGAGCATAAGTTTCAGGATTTATCATTTTACCATCCTTTTTATAAACAAAATGTAGATGTGGCCCCGTAGAAAGACCTGTAGATCCAACCAACCCAATTACTTTACCACTATTTACAATGTCACCAGCACTTACCATTCTCTTAGATAGATGTAAATACATCGTAACCGAACCATCATTATGTAAAATTTCAACAAAATTACCATTGGCTTTACCAAATTCAGATCTTAATACCTTACCTGGTTTAATTACAATAATAGCAGTACCTTGTGGTTCAGGATAATCCTGACCAGCATGAAGTTTATAAACTTTCTGTACGGGGTGAAGTCTCATACCATATTTACTTCCAGTATTTTTAGGTACCCATGTGGCTTCGTTAATTTGCCTCTTTTCGTGAGCCTCTTTTATTACCTTTCTAATAATTCTTTTTAGATCCATACTAATAAATATATCATATAATAAAAAAAGGTGAGGAAAACCTCACCTAATTTCGGGTCGATCACGGATTGTGATACAAACTGCCACCACTTTGTTTTAAAGAGAAACAAAGAAACTATCCCTCCAACTTAGATTTTGCTATAACAACCTCAGCTATTGACATCTCTTTACTATTACCAATAACTAAACATTCCTTTAATATTGAACTTGGTACGTGAACTAAAAAGTCTTTACCATTAAACGTTGATAGGTTTTGATTCAACTCAATAGATGAGTGGACCATATTCAAAAATATTTTAAACTGTACCTCATCCATAAAAGTTTCATTTAAAACTTCACCAAACTTAGGGTGGACGATCATTATGTGTTTTAGTGTTGCCATATCTTTTATTTATACAAATGTAATACTTTTTTTTTAATTAAACAATTTCTTTGTATTGTATTTTTGAAATAGTGGGGTTATCTGATTCATCAATTCCAAAATATTTTAAATATTCTAAAACTGAATTATAAATACTATTCCTATAATATCTATTATATCTTGTTGCATTTCGTTGGCAATAATTGTTATTTTTCCAACTCCGTCCAGAACGCATATCAACAATAACATCTATCTCATAGGTATATAGTTCTTTATTATCCAACCACACAGATTTTTCGTGTTTATATTTTCTAATTGATGAGATTTTAATTGCTGAATCTAATAGGTCAGAATCCACATAATATTTGTAATTTTTATATGCACTAATTACCATATCTTTAGTAATTTTTTTAACGATCTTAATATGTTTGTCCGTAATCGCTTTACCTATTTTGTTATCATTTTTCATACAACAAAGATATGCAAAAAAATTTAACTCACAAAAAAATGGACAATAATTTTTTATCATCCATCAATTTTTTTTACCAGTAAGTAGTTTTTTAAAAAAGGCTGAGATTATACCTGTTATTGAGAACCTTTTGAAGGATTATTGTTTCCCTTCGTATCCACCATCTTTTGAATGGTATTCCTCAGTGACGATTATTTAGGTGAATCACTCCTTGAGGTATCAATTACTCTCTCATTACTCAACTCTCTTCGAGACTGCCGTCCCAACTCTTCCTTGCGGGAATAGAGGTTTTTGGTAAGAATGTAGTTCAACTTGCGGTCTCACTACGCAACGAACTGCTCGTTACTATGTAGTCACCTTTCATTGACACCTGACGAACACTTTTGCTTAATGTAATTTTAATTGGAATTAAAGCTCCATAAGTTTGGTGTCGTGGATTGATCGAAGTAGTGGTCCGTCTTTAGATTCGTTATCTTTTGAACAACGAAATACCAAACTACCCCGTGAAATGTCCCCATCTCAATATTTCAAGACTACTTCGAGATCGAACCCTTGGTAGGGGACGGTCAAGGTTAGTAACAACACCACTTGTACACTAACATACCTTTCGGTTTTAAGTATCCTATCATAATGGAACACGCAATAATAAAATCGGATAACCTTATTTTTTGCAATATCCCTACGAGTTATTCCTATCGATGTTCCCATCTCAAACTGACAACCCACATTGCCAATTCACCTAACCACTTTCCCTACAGCGTTGCCCTCGGTACTAAAGGTTAAGCGGTATCCCGCTTGTGTACTCAATCTCGACAAGTCCGAAGACTCACCAAGACGCAAACCCAACACACTAAGGGTTCACTTTATCCCACTTTCGTGGTTTATTTTAATGGACCATACACGGCCCAATGACTTAATTTAGTTTCACATATAAAGAAAGGGAGGTGTTACTTCGCTTTTTTTAACTGTGACGACTGTTTCGGTCGGATTTAGATTTTCAAAGAACGTTTCAGGTCTTTTCCTGATTTGTTTTACAAAGTTAAGTCTTTTTTTTCAATTAGACAAGTCCTTTGTTGTTTTTTTTTAGTTTTTTTCTACGTAAACATCGTTTGTTCCGTATTTCTTAGCCATTATCTCAGCAAACTCTACGTTTGGTGTGTACACTTTCTGACCTTTGTCGTCAGTGTAGGCATAGATCTCAACCACTTCGTTTGTAATTTCAGACATATATTAATAAATCAATTTTTTATACTAATTAGAACGTTTCCTAATTGTTTTACAAATTTATAAATTTATTTTTGTTTAATCAAGTGATTTAATAAAAAATATAGAAATTTTGTCAGAGGTAATATATAAATACAACTTAGTTTAGTAAAATCACAGTTTTTTGTAAAAAAAATTATATTCTTTTAAATTTTCTAAGATTTTATAATTTAACCCCTCATTTATTCTGTTGGAATGTAAATTATTTTTATTTGTTATAGACGATAAAACCTTATATCCATACTCAATCGCAATGTCTTCTGTTTTTTTTCTGATTATTTTACCAAACCCATTATTCCTATATTTCTCAACAATAAATAAACTATGTAAAAATATAGTTTCATTTTCTTTTATAAAATCATAATCATTATAATCTTCAATATTTGATATCTCGTTTTCTATTTTACTATCGTAATCATATGCGGTATCAACATCAACTAAAAAGATGTGTCCTATTTCTTTATGTGTTTTTTTTTCATTAATTATTAATTTAATTCCCGGCCATTCTTTTATTTTTCCACTATAATTAAAATAATACAATTGGTCGTTCATAGAAAAAAATTAAATCGTTTTTAGTAATTTTATACCTAAATTTTTATATTTACCTTTTAATGGTATTTCAAAAACTCTTTTTCCTGGGAATTTATAATCGTTTTCAGGTAACATTAATTTTAAGTGACCAGTGTTGTCTATACCAACTAAAGGAAAATTAACATTCTCCATAGTTATTCTATTACTTTCTATCATGGTACATCTACCCGGATGATCCCACTGTCCTCTGTTATCAGTAACTGCGTTAAGTTTTGACATAATAAATTTCCATTCTCGTTCAGAAAGAACTTTTTGTCCTTTAACGTGACTTTTCAATAATGACTCCACATTTTCTCCCTTGTTAAAACTTTCAGTTATACCTTCAGATTGTGATTTTATTTTATTATTTAAAATATTCACAAATTCCTGTTGGATTTGTTTTACAACATCTACGTAAGTTTTGTTTGATTGTGAAGCAACTGTTTCAGTTGATGGTGATGGTGATGGTGATCCCCCTTCCTTTTTAATCTGATTCATTGCCATCTCAATTTGTTTGTCTGACAATCTACCGTAAGTTAACAATTTTGATTTAATGTCGTTTAAAAATGAATTTTTTCCTGAATAATTAGCGATTGGTAATAACTCACTAGGAATTTTATCTGTTTTACCTCCTTTATTATCCCTATATAAAAAATTTATACCTGAAATGTTGGTTATACATTTGTGTCCTCCTGAGTTTGCTCTTATAACGTCAAATCCATTAACAGAAACTTTATTTAATAATTCTTTTTGTTTTTGAGATAACCCCCTATAAAGTTTGGAGGATATGTTGTTTAAAATCTCTTTTAAGTTTTCTCCTCCGTCTATTTTATAAGATGGGCTTTCACCGTAGATCGCCTCCATATCTTTAAAGGTAAAACCAACTGAACTAAAATCAGCTTCTTGTTCCGCAACCCTTTTTATAATACCAAAGGTTATTTTTAACCCCTCAAATTCTTTTCTAAATACATCTAATACCTCATCTTTTATTTCACCTAAATTTACCCCTTTGAGTGCTCTATCTTCTTTAAATGGGTTGCAGGATGCTTGAACCATACCCATCGGCATTCCCGTTACAAGGAAATCGGAATCTGGATTGTTTTTAAATGGTGTGTATCTATCATAAGCACCTGACTTTGTTGTGCTACCAAATCCATATTGAGAGATAATATTACCAAGAGTTTCTACACCCTTTTCTTTTCTACTTTGTATATAATTTTCCTTGTTTTTTGTTAGTTGTTCAGGTTCGACATACCCCTTTTCAACCGCTTCTTTTTTAATATTATTTAAAATACTTAAAAGGGATGGTTGTGAGTTTAACACAAGGTTTTCCAAAAATCTTGGTTTGTTTTTATATGCTAATAATAGTTTATTTACAACTAACCCCATTAACATTTTATTTCTCTTTAGTGAACTATCTTTATCGTATTTGTATAGGTAATTCATAACCATTTCTGGTGTTATTTGATTTACCGCGAAGTTTGCCGAATCGATCGTTGATATTAACATTATATCATCCGATGGGAAAATCTCTTTTGGTGAAACGACTTGTGATATGGTTTCCACGTTTGATCTTGATGATTTGAAACTTGTTGCCGTGTCTTTTTCAACACCAGCTTGTGTATCGTGGTGGTCGGTATGAATAACAAACATTGGTTTTCCGTGAGCAAAATCAACAAGAACCGGCATAACGTCACCTTCACCTTCAGGTTTTTTAATGGCGAATTCTTTAGATCCGTATTGTATTACTTCAGCATCGACAACTTCAATACCGTGTTGTTCAAGATAGTTTTTCATCGCCAATGCGGTTGTTACACCGTCCAAATCTTGGTGAAAGTATATTTTTGCTTTTTTGTATCTTTTAGCAATATTATTAATATCCCGGATACCTGATTCATTTATTATTCTTCTCATAATAAATAAATACTACATAAAACTAAAAAACCAACATTTTACTGTTGGTTTTCTTCCGATACTTCTTGTAGTGTTTTAAAATACTCCACCCTTGTTTTTGCCACTTCAGTGTAGTTTGGTGATAGTTCTATTCCGATCCATCTACGACCCAAGATTTCCGCAGCGACTAAACTAGTTCCGCTACCAGCGAATGGATCCAAAATTATATCATTCTTGTAGGATAATATTTTTATTGCTTTCGTTGGTATGTCCATAGAAAAAGTAGCCTTAGTTAAACTCTTTGTATCTGCAAAATAGTTCCACTGGCCAAAGACTAACTCCATAAATTCTTTCTTGTCTTGTTCCTCGTATACTACTTTTTTCTTAAATGTCCCATCTTCTTGTTCTATGTCAGTAGGAACCCCTTTCCATTGTGGTTCTCCTTTCACCTTTTTAATGTGTAGTTTTTTGTAGGCCAAAATAACACACTCTTTCGGGTTATAGATATACGGGCTGGATGGACTCATCCAAGATCCCCATGCTGTGGTTTTACTTCTATGTGGTGATTGTTCTTCCAAATCAACAATACCAAAGAATCCAAAACCAATTTCTTTCATTATTTGATACATCTCTGAAACAAAGAAAATTCTCCCTCCTTTCTTTTGTCTATTGATTTCATAGGGTATGTTTAACGCAATTCTCCCATCATCTTTCAATACGTTATACGATTCAGTTAACCAATTTCTTGCAAACACAAGGTAGTCTTCAAACTCCACATCATCATCGTGTGTGTCATAAGCAATACCCACGCCATATGGCGGCGATGTGCAAATTAAGTCCACAGACCCTTCCGGTAAGGTTTTCATTACCTCAATACAATCCCCATTTATTATTTTTCCTGTTTCTATCATTTTTTTAATATTATTTTATTGTTTAATATGGTTTGGTCATTTAAAAGTAGATCAGGTGTTGTTTTAATCATTAAAGCCATATTACTTTTTGATCTTAACGAATTTTTATTCTCAAACGTATCTATTTTAGTTGGAAACCTAGTCACTGAAGTATAGGTTCCGGTCTTTAGTTTATCAATATCCTTATCACCAAACTTCCTAATATCATCTAAATAAAAAATAGGTGTTTTTCTTGTTAATACCTTACCTTTAAAAGAAACCCAATCATATTCGTAATAGTTGTTTTGGTATAGTTTTTTAATTGAGTTTTTTAGTGCTTGTTCTAAATCCTCAACACTTTTAAAATCACACTGAAATTTAATGATAAAGTTGGTATAGTCTTCCGTTATTAATACGTTACTAATACCTTCTTGCTCTTGTAAGGTTCTTTTAAACTCTCCGATCTTAGTTCTAATGTCTGATACCTTTGGTACCTTTTCTCCGTGTAAACTATCTAAAGCGAGTATGGATGTTACTTTGGTTTTACTACCACTAAGATTTATAACATATTTAAAGGTGCCTGATCCATCCAAATTAAACTTTAGGTCTTCAATTATTTCAATACAGGATGTCAAAAATAATATTAGACAAAAATATAGATATCTCATTATTTTTTTATTAATTACGTTATAGTTTCTAAATAATCCCACACCTCATTTGAAAATTCTTCGATTAGGTCTTCATCTTGATCATCCGATAAATTAGCAATTCCTTCATCAAGACAAAAATCCACAATAATATCTAGTGTTTCTCCAAGTGTTTGTTCATCACTTTTTAATCCCTCATATAAATCACGAATATTACTTTTTTGTTCTTCAGTTAATTTCATCTTCATTTATTCTCCAATGTTTTAATGTGATGATCCAAATAAAATTTTGCCTTCTTTAAATCTTCGATTTCTTTCTCTGGATCTTTTTTACCTGCCCTTGAGATGTACTTTACCGTATTACCTAGTGAGAAACCTAAATCCCACGCATCAATCACCTTTATTGCTTCATATACGTTCTCAGATCCTCCATAATGTTCTGGATGGTTTACTTGTTCCTTACTCATAAATCCCTAATTCCAATAAATAACCTCTTACTTTTTTTCCAAGATCCATATCATTTGGGTATTTTCTAACCAAATTGATTATGTGTTGTGGGTCAACATTAATTTTTTTCTTTTGATTGTCTGAATGTTTGTATCCAAACTCTTTTTCTTGTCTTAACTCGTTTAATGATCTTTGTTTTACTACCATGACTTTTTTATTTTAATAATAAAAAACTAAGATATATTAGTCAAATTTTTATGTCTAATAATTTTTGATTGAATCATATAATTCATTATTTTTCTTTTTGCGATAGGAAGCAAAGTTTCTTTAAGGGGGTAATTGTTGTTGTGTTTAACCCTAAAAACAATTAACTTACTATGAATATTATCGTCTTTTAGATCTTTGATAAGTGGTCTTTTTACTTCTTTTAATTTTTCATTAAAATCTCCTTTAGGACATTCACATATTTTTTTTATGTGACATTTTGTTTCTAAATTACCCTTTTTAATTAATTTAACCATAAACTCATATAGGTAGGTTTTATCTTTATAATCTAAAAAGAAAAGCCCTTGTTTGGGGTCAATATTTTTTGAGTTTTGTATCGGATCTATTGATACCGCATCGTTAACGATGTCCCATATCGCCTTTGCGTGGTTGAAGTAGTCTTTTAATTTATCGGTTGTATATTTACAGATATGATAAATTTCAAGTATCTCTTCTTTTGTAAGGAGTGGGCAATCAACCGGTATTAAGTCAGATATTAATATCTCATCATCGGGATCCTTTAACGTTCTGTTCATTGTTAAATATTGACCTTTTTCAATTAAAAGATTAATACTAGCCAGGTGTAACGATATCTCTTGGAATTGGGGATATAATTTTAAATTATTTAGATTTTTATCTAACTTTTGTAGATAATCTAAAAGCACATATTGTTTGTGCTCTAAATCTATGGGTTCTTGAAATAACCAATCAGTTTTCATTAATAAAATGTAGTAAAATATTTTGTAGGTGTAAATTATTAATTTTCTCTCATTACGTGATACCAACTACCATTTACCTTATATTCATCATCTCTACCGTCGTATATGTTTAAAATTTGTCCGTAACCATCACTACGAATTAAATAATCAAACAAAGAGTCCATATCTATAAAATCTAAAATATATTTAGAATCGAAACCATGATTTTTTAAATATTGTGGAAACTCATCCACTTCATTATCCACAAAACTCTCTATGGTTCCCTCAACCGCATCATCATCGTAATCACCTTCAGGGTTTTCTTCATTATGTTCTATTAAACTCTCATAATCAGAAATATGGTTTCTTATCTCATCCTCCTGTTCTTCGGTTAGATTTTCCGCATTTAATTTATTTTCTAAATTTGATATGGATTTTCTATATACCTCATTGTATTTCATTTGTTCATTGGATTGTGATCTACTAACCCCATAATCTTCAGGGCTATCCCATATCATACCATTAAACTCATCATATAACCATTTCCTCGCTTCATTTTCATCCACAAAGTTTTCCCATAGTTGGGGTCTAAATGCTTCATACCCTAAGTCATCAACAATATTCTGTAAAGATTCTTTAGCAGCATCATCAATCTTATCATTATCACAGACAAAATATTCTTGCTCAAAAGCGTTGTTACCCAACCAAATATAATATCCACCATATGTACTTCTATATGACGGAAAAATATAATATTTATCCTCACCTTTCTCAACGTCACCTTCACTCATCAGATGATTAAACAACGCTTCGGTTTCGTTTGAAATAATGTCATCGTTTTCAATGTCCCACGCACCGTTATTTCTAAGTTCAGTTAGTTGTTCAAGACGACCTTCAAGTTCTTTCCTTTTTTCCTCTTTTTGCATTTCACTATTGTAATATGAGAAATAACCTTTAACTTTATTTTTATCAAAATATTTTACGCTTGAGTTTGATATATCTAACTTACCTTCCACATAATCAATACTATCTATATTTTCAATGTCTTTTCTATCTGAAAGATTTAAATCACCAGTAATTTTAATCTTTTTACCTCTGTATTCTGAAATGTTTTTTATACGATTACTATCACCACCAACATCCCTTAGTAGTTCAGAAAACTCATTAGGACTGATATCAACCCATTCTTCCGTTTCTTCTTTTAATATTCTTAATATTGTTTTTCTCATATTTTATAAATACTTTATATTTACAAATGAATAATCGTAAATTATAAATATTTATATATATAATAAACTAATTAAAAATTATAACTATGTCGTGTGGATGTAAAAACAAAAACAATGGTCAACAACAAGTACAGACCGTACAAACTCAACAGGCTCAACAAACCGAGTCAGTTAAAAATGGTGTGCAAAAAGTTGTAGAAAAATATTATAACAAAAAATAAAAACTATTTAACCTATATTTTATTTTATTTAAGATTAATTAAAATAAAAAATAAATAAATTAATATGGGAACGATTGAGGTTTACAACTTCTTAGATGGTAAAAATCTATGTAATATTTTTGCAAGTCTTATTGTGAATGAAATAAATAAAACATTTCCTAATGCGAATACTGAAATAACAGTAGTAAACATTAGGAATTTTTTTATTGTACGTGGTAGAACAACATCTGATGTTGTTTTAAACTTAACTAATATTTTAATAGAATTTTTAAAAAATTACGATGATGAAGATTTACTTAACATCATTCGAGTGATTGATGTGATTAATTATAACACCTCATTTGACAATAGAAATATGGATATTGAGTATCATTCAGATAAATTATACGAAAAAGAAAAGTTAGATATTCAAGAATTTGTTAATTCTCACGTTAAAGATAAACTATACTTTAACATTAAATTGGAGAAAACAAATAACTATCTATATTTTGATTGTTTGGATTCTAACGTAGAGAAGGTTAAAGAAATCATTTTTAATAAATTCCCTAATTACAAAATTATAAAAACAGACCTTAGTCAGGAAACTTATGTTTCAGATCGTTATTATGGTTTATCAAACGATACTGAAAAATTATACCATATATTATTACGTTATATCACATATAATGTATTCTCATTAGGGATTTCAAAAGAGTTAAACATGAAACTATATAGTAAATACAGGCCGTGTGAAATAGATAATCTAAACTCTGAATTTGAGATATTGAACGACAACCACACCGTTAGAACCAATTGGTTGAGGTCGCTTATATTGGATGTGTTCCCTTTCAATCATAAAGACTTGTCTAATAGTTTTGATATTTCTAACTACGATTCGTCTGTTGAGGTTCTATCTCCGAGTGATCGATTGTTGTGGGAAAAACTTGATGTGGTTAGTGAAATGGTTTTATTATAACAAATACTGTTTTACAATCTCTACGCCCTCATAGATATCGTTAAAATCTCTATCGGGGGCTAAAAGTTTTACGTTAGTTGGGTTATCCTCATCATCTAAAGTTAATAACATAAGTGCTGGAACATACTCATTTTCGGTGACTTTTGAAAACTCGTCGTATTCTTCCTCATATTCGTAAATGTCTCTCTCTAAAAATGACACATTTTCCTTTTCTAATTCTTCTTTAATCATACTACAAAACGGACAACCTTTCATAGTGTAAACAACTGCAACTTTCATATAAAATCTATTGTATAATATTTATTTAAACCTTTCAATAACAAATCAACACTGACACCACTTTCATCGCTCGATAGTATCACTAATTCATATACCTTCTCACTCTCTTTTGCTTTAACATAAATCATAATTTTATTACTCACACTATAGTCAATTAAAGCCCCTTTTATGTGTGTATTTTTACCATCAAAAATTTTATCAAACCAAACTATTTTGTTTTTTTTTGTTAGGACATCAATACCACCTTCAACAACATTTCTGGTTTTTATAAAACAAGGATACAACTCATATTTTTTTTTAAAAATATCAATAATGTGTTCAGGTATTTTAAATTCTTTTCTTTCTTCCATAATTAAAAGAGTTCATCAAATAGATTATAATTGTCTAACTCACCTAGTAAATAGTCACTAACAGTATTTTGGTTTTCCCATACGGGGTACATATTATGTATATTATCTTCGTTTTTAAATATTGCAACCTCTTTAGATGATTTACCGTTTGGGTATTTCTTTACCATTGTAGGTAATTTAATCATGCCTTTATCGTAAAGAAACTTACCAAACAATTCTAAGTCGTGTATTGGTGAGGTCCACTCTTGATCTAACCCTTTATTATATTTACCTAATTTTTGAACAATTCTGATGTCGTCATCTGAGTATCTAAACTCAATACTAGCTCTAACATCGCTATCAATACTACCCTTTCTTAATGAGATTATAAAACAATAGGGTTTCTCACTATAAGTCCTAACACAATTACTCTGAACCATAGACTCGTTTTCATACTGTTCAGTTGTTTTTAATAATACTGGGTAATATATATCACCATTACTAACAATCGGTTTTTCAATCAAATACGCCTCGTCACCATAAAATCTTTTCACAGTACCTGAACGATAAGATTGTACTAGAGTTGACCACTCCGAGTGTTCTTTTACGTAATCATCATAGTTTGTTGCTGTAATTTTAACGTGTTCACCATATCGTTTTAATGTTGTTTTATATTGTATGTGGTCATTCAAGGAGTTTAATAATGTTTCAGAATCCGTGGTATTTAAAATTTTAGCAATGTTTTCTTTTTCTTTTTTACTAATATCTTCGATTAACGACCCATAATACCCAACAAAATTATTAGGATTCATATTTAAAAAACAATCGTTATGTATTGTGTTAAACAAATCAATTCCAAATAAATTGTAAAAAATAATAAGACCATTCATATCAATATTATTATACCTATTTAAAATTTCTCTAATTTTAGTTCCTTTAAGATTGTGTTTATTCATAAACCAAGTAACTAAATTATTATCGTGTTGTCTGATTTCTTTTTTAGGTGTGTAAAAAGTTTTGAATTTTGAAAACGCATCCGGATATTTAATGATTGAAAATTTTAAGTGTAGTTGGTAAAGTTTGTCTTCTGGTGATAAACCTTCCTTATCAAATTTAACCTCCATTCTTTCTGCAACTCTATTTAGAAATATATTTATAACTTCGTTTTTAAATTTTAAATTATCAGAATCATTAAGGTTATAATGAAAATACATCATTTGATTATAAACGGATATACCATTTAAATCTGTTTTATTTATAACCATTTTAGACCCAATTTTTTTCTTTTTTTTAAGTCTAAGTTCTCCAGAATAAAATGTTTTTCTTTTAATATTAAATGTAAGATAGTGTATTTCTTTTCTAACTTTAAAAAACCTTTTGGATACGTCTCTACAATTATTATAAATAAAAAATTTTAATGCGATTTTATTTTCGTTTTCTTCGACTACTAAAGTCTTTCTTTTCATATGTAATTCAGCAAATTGGTTCCCGTAGTTTTCTAAAAAAACATTCTCATCGGATGATTTAAATTTTGTTTTAAAAGACCCTTGAACCCTATATGGAACAGGTGACATTTCTCCAAAAATATCTTCTAAATCGTCTTTATGTTTTTCAATTTGATTAAAATTTTCAAAAACTTCGGTTCTATATGTTACCTCTTGTGCTTTAAATAAGCTTGTCATTTCAGACATAAAAATAATATTATAAGGTTACTAATTCATACATATTAATCCCATATGGTGCTCCATATATGGGATTACTTTATCAACATTGGTACTTGTACCGTTTAGTTCTAAAATTAAAGATATGAGTTGTTTTCTTGTTGGTTCTAAAGGTGTTTCATCTTCTGTAGAATTTGATTCAACAATTTTTCTTACCCCTCCAAAAAACTTATCAGGGTTTATATCACCAATGAGTTTTTTTAACTGTTCGGGGTTTTTATCAAAAAACCCCTTAAAGTTCGTCATATAAATTTCAATATCTAAGTTACCCATAATTTAATTTTTTTACATTAATCAAAGATAAGAAATTTTTTTGATTTTTACCCTTTTTTAATTCAGATAAAGATGAAAATGATCATCAGTATCATTTCTTTGTTTTAACGATTCTGGTACAACACCTTCCGTTCTACTATTCTTCAAATTAAGAATTGTTAAATGTGGTGCATCAGCCAAACATTCAGGTATACTTTGAAGGTTCGGATTATCCGTTATAGATAAGAACTTTAAATTTTTTATCTTACAAACACTATCAGGTAGGTTAGTCACACAATTAGATAAGTGTAAACCAATTAACGACGTATAATCACCAATATCGTCAGGAATTGGTAAATTAAACACTTCTTTCCCTACATTATTAAAACTCAATCTTCTAATATTTTTAGGTAACATAGTATAAAGATCATCAAACCCATAAAGAGCGATAAACTTAGATGCCGCACTACTATCTGGATATGTAATTGACACCAAATTGTCTTGACTAACTAAAGATTGACTAGCAAGTCCTTTAGCAAACTCAGGTTTAAAGAACTCTTTAAGTCCTGGTTCGTTTTCATTTAAAAACTCAACCAAATTGATATTTCTATCGTCAGGTGTCATATATTGATTAGATGGGAAATGGAATTGTAATCTATATGCTGGAAGTCCTGATTCCAATCCAATATCCATTGAACCTGTGAATGGTCTTGGTGAGTTAGGTATTAAAACATATAAAGGTCCTTGTTTAATGTATGTGTTGAAGTATGTAAGACCTGGAGACGACGTACACCATCTTGTTTCACCATTTTGTACATCCTTATGTTGTCCACCATAGAAACAAGCCGCGTTTTTACCTAATTCTCCTTGATCTGAAATTCTAACAACAGTCCATTCACTACCACGATAAACTACCTCACCACCAGGATGTTCGTAAGTTTTAGACGCTTCTTTTTTCTCATCTTTAGTCGCTCTAGTTTTTTCTAATGAAAAGTTTTTTACTTGATCATAAAGAGTTTCAGGTGTCAATTTATTAATATCTCTCACCTCTTGTGGTAATCTATTTTTAAATCGTTCAAACTTCATTAAGTCACCAGTAATTTTATATAAGTCCTCCATAAAAAGTGATTGGGCTCGTTCGATAGATCGTTTCGTTTCCGGACTATCAGGTTCCATAGTTCCACTCATATTAACATAAGTCTTAATATAATTTTCAATCATCCACTTAGAGTACTTACCAATATGGATTTTATTAAAGTCTTCTTGTGTGATATTTTCAAGATCAATCCCTTCCAGATTCTTTGTTGTTGGATCAGCGGCAATAATTTTGACCATCACTTGAAAAGGTAATTTACCTTTTTTTTCTCCCTTTTTAGGTTTAATATAATTTTGAATAAACGCGTCTTGTCTTGAACCTTCAACGATAAGGTCTCTTAATATACTTGTAAATCTAATTGCCATAATTATAGTTTTTATTAATAAATATCACAAATATAAGAAAAATATTTTAATAATTCATAATCAATAACTCTTCACCCATATTTTGTTTGGTTCCCTTCTTCGCGGCAGCAGCTTTAGCGAATTCTTTTTTAACCCAAGTGTATTCATTTTTAGGAAACCACTCAGATAAAATTGGAAAATCATAGTAGGATAATGAGAATTTACCTTTAACAGTCTTTAAGACATTTGCTAACCTTTCGTGATCTTCTCTATCAAAATCGTGGTTTGAATAATAGTTCTCAGTTTTCCAATAAGGAGGATCTAAATAAATGTATGTTGTTGGTGAATCATATTTTTTGATTACGTCATCGAAGTCCATATTTTCGACGTGTGTTATTCTTAAAAAATGTTCAACCCAATCAGGTTTTGATAGTTTATCTCTAAACGTCAAATACTTTGATTTGTATTTACCTTTAAGGTCAATAAAAGAACTTGTCTCAGGTTTTGATCCACTGAATACTTGAGTTAGGATATATACGTATTTGGCAGCAACTTCGTAATCACCAGGTTCTACGCTGAAACCTTCAGCAAATATTTCAGCTTGGAACCTGATAAATTGTTCTTTATATAATGGTGGGGTTGGTACCTCACCAAATTGTTGGCATGGTATTGCATTAATTGCCTGTAATAACTCCGTTGGGTTTTGAATACACTTAAATAGGTTGTAATTTAGTGGATTAAAGTCGTTGTAAACAACTTTCTTTAGGTTGGGGTACTCTTTCAAGTCCATATTATAAAAACACCAAAACATACCTCCAAATGTTTCAACATATGTTTCCATATTTTTATCATAGAAAGGGACTATCCACTTTCCTATCTTACTTTTTCCTCCGATATAACTTAACATAACACAAATATAGTTTTTTAAATATTTATTTTCAAATGATTTATAATTAAAATATAACTATGGAAACAAAAAAGGCAACAGAAGTTACAAGATGTAACACATGTAAAAAAGGATTAAATAAATCGCAGGTAGGATTAATCATATTTTCAATGTATATTTTTGCTAGTGCCATATACGGCACCTACAAAATTATACAGGATTTAGTTGGTATGGTCTAACGCTAATTTTATCTTTTTCTTAACTTCATCATTAAGGGACTTATCTTTTACTACTGACATTTTTATGTAGAAGTGTCCTCTACCGTTTTCAGACATATACCCCTTATTAGGTATTCTTAGCGGTATGTCAGTATCTATTTTATCCGGTATATTAATCGATATCGCACCATCTGGATGGTTAATTTGGAGTTTCTCATTTAAAATTAAATCCATCGGTGATAATCTTACTTTGTGTACCAAATCGTCTCCCATTTTTTCAAAGTCATTATCGTTTACGACGTTAACCTTAATTATGAGGTCACCTCTTTGTTTTATATTAGGGTAGTAATCTCCCTTACCTCTTAATCTCATAAAATGACCATTATCCGTATTTTGTGGTAAGTTTACCATGAAAGCTTCAAGTTTAGGTTCAACACCTAACCCTCTACAAATTCTACAAGGAGTGATTAATATTGACCCCTGACCGTTACATGTAGGGCATTGTACTTGGACTTGTTGTCTAAACATATTGGTGCCGAACGTTTGTATCACAAACCCATTCCCTCTACATGTATCACATATTTTTTTATCTCCACCATTACCATTACACGGCTCACAAGCAACGTTATTTTGTAATCTAATCTCTTTTTTTGATCCAAAATAGGAATCAACAGGACTAATATCAAAACTTAATACTTTATCAGGAGCTTTAGGTCTGTGATTGGATCTACCACCCATCATTTGTTCAAAAATAGAATCAAAATCAAAGTTATTACCACCACCCATTCCATTAAAGGGATTTTTTCTAACATTATCGTAGTGAGCCCTTTTATTCTCTTCTCCGATGTTTTCATAAGCAACACTAATTTCTTTAAATCGCTCTTCACCTTCAGGGTTTACATCTGGGTGATATTGTTTACTTAATTGTCTATATGCCTTTTTTATATCGTCTTGTGTTGCCGTTTCGTCAACACCTAAAATTTCATAATAATTTTTCATGAGTAGTAACTATATTATCGTTCTGTTTAAGAATAAAAAAAAAAGAAAAATTATCAAACGTTATTCTATAGAAAAACGAGCATTAGAGAAATTTAATCAATTAATTAAGGATCAAGAAAATATTATTTTTGATAAACTAATAGAAAACGCCGAGGAAACGACCTATACGTTAGGTTTACTCACTAACACAACTAACATACAAAAAAGTATTTTTATAAAAGATGTTTTTGGTAGGAATGTGCCAGCAACCATTGAAAACACTGATTACGTTTTTTTAGATTTAAAAAATTATAAACAAGAGGAGAGGATATTTGATTGGCAAACTCAAAAAAAAATAACCTTTAATCAGTTTATAAAGAACTACTGTGGAAGTAACGAATTGAAGAATATATTCACGTTGAATAATAAAATCTGTGTTCAGAAGGATTCGGATTTAAGTGTTTTCTCATTGAAGGATAAATCAGAGTCGGTTAGGTTTTTAGAGTGTGCTCAATACTATTTTTTCAATAATAATAGGGTTGATGGTATGTTTGTAAAAGACATATCCACAACACAAAGGAAGTGGATATATGATGTCTTAACGGAAAAGGGGTTTGATAAAAAAAGGTTGTATAGATTAAAAACTACCTTTTCAAAAAGGTAAAATTTACACTACCTATAGATATAACGCATTTATTTTTTTGGTCAGTTTTTAGTTCTCTCGATACTCTATCAAAAACATGATCTTCTAAATATGTGATTATTTCTGTGGAGTCTTCACCTATGAACGTACTTTCAAGTATTTCAACAATATTTGCGAACTTGACTAATTCATCCCTAAAGTTCTCAATATTCTTTGCCATAAAGTGTATTTCTCCTCTTTGTGTATTGTATTTTTAATATTTTCTTTTTTGAACTTAATAAGTTCATCTGAAAACTTTTTTTTATCTTTTTCTAAGGATGTTTTATTTTCTTCTATGTCCTCTCTTAATACATTAATTAGTTTCTGTATCTCCGGCATTGATTTCTTCTGGCTCATTATCTTGCAAAATTTTGGTCAACTCTTCTATGTCAAATTTAAGACTTTTTAAACTCTCTAATTTTTCTTTTTCAAAAATTGTTTGTAATTCTCTTACTTTTGTTTTAAATAATTTTTCTTTTTCTTCTCTTTCAATATTTGTTTTAACGTAAGTCTCGAATGTTTGCTCAATAATGTCTATTAGTGTTTTATTATTTTCACAAACAAAAGACGTAATAGTATTACCATTTTCTGTTTCTGTCTGTATAACTTCAATACCCTCTGGATATTTTTTTAGTGTCATCCATGTTTTAGGAAAAATCATGTCAAAACTAATAAAATTTTTAAGTACTCTAACTGATTTGAGATACTTGGTTGCTCTTGATATAAATTGGCTAAAAATCATAATTTTAAAAAAATATTAAGTATGTTATAATGTACGACAGAAAAGACCCCACAACAACTAATTGTCTTTCTGTATACTCTATTGGTTTTGGTGGGTTTGAGAATATAGCCATTAAAAAGTTAACCATATACTTTAAAACGACAAATGTTGAGAATACAAGTACAAATGTTGATGCTCTGAATAATAATTCCATATTACTTTTCTTCTTTATTGTGTGCTAAAATTTCTTTTCTTAAAACTTGCATAAGTTCTTTTAATTCTTGAGCACTTTTTCTAGCTCTTGTGCCGGCAGAATGATTACCTTTAGTATAAAATTTTGTGGTTTCTGCTGACAACGTTTCTACTAAGGTTTTAATTTGTTCTAATGTTTCCATTTTTTGTGTTATATAATGTTTATTTTTAAAAAATAATAAAATCTATTAGCAAATAGTAAAGATATTTAATAAACTTTCAACGATCTTTCTAATATTTTATATATTTCTGTGAATATTTCAATGTCTGATTTTGTTTTTTTCTGATGTCTATCAAAAAGATTTACAAAAAAATCATCCATAGCTAATTTAAGTTTTTGATCGTTTTGGTTGTAACAGACCTCAAAAAAGAACCCCTCAAAAAAGGTTATATCATCACCACTAAAGATAAAATAGATGTTCTCTTTTTTAAAATTTTCAAGGGTTTTATTAATACACCATGTTAAGTGTTCTTTCTTTTGTTTTTCAGTCATTCCGACTTTAGTGTCCGTATTTTCAAAATCATCCCCTAAATATGTGTCTTTAATTAAACTTAAAAAAGATATACAAAAATCCCTGAATAGTTCTGTAAGTTCAGGAATTATATTATTGGCTAAATACCAAGAGGTTACATCTTCTTGATCCATTGGTTTTGCTAACCAATCAAAAAAACGACCCATATTATTATCAATCATCATGTAACAATAATAATACGGACCTTTTTAAAACAAAAGACTTATTGTGTTTTTTTACCGTATGAAAGTAGGTTTTTTATCTTTTTGATATCTTCTAAAACCAATTTTTCTTCCTTAGACTCTAATTTCATCATGATTTTAGACGCATTATCCGTTTGATTACCTGTATTATCATTAACAACAGGTTGTGGTGATTTATTATATGCCTTTCTTTTTAGTTTAGCAAGTAAATTATCCTTTCTTATTTTATTTCTTTTTGTGTTTGCTGGTGTCTCTACCGCATTACCCCATTCAGGGTTATTACCTGTTCTTGATGATCCAACTAACAAATCATTAACCCAATCTTCATTAGGGTGGATCTCATCGTAATCTAAGTTCTCTAAACCAGCTGCGGTAAAATTATCAATATATTCCTCAACAGAATTTGACGGCATATAAGCCATCTTTTCCATTTTATCTAACTCACCGTTACCTTTAGGGAAGTGTTTAGGGTTTGTTTCATAATTACCTTTAGATCCTGCCTTTAAATAATCTTTCATTTTTTTAACAACACTTTCAAGATAATCGTCATTTTCTTTTTTAGATTTGTTTTGTGAGTCTTTGGTTATATTTGGTATTTTAGATGTTTTCTTTTTCTTTTCTTCTAAAACTATATTTTCAATAATATTTATAACTTCATTTTCTTTAAAATAGAATACCTCGTTTGTTGACTCATCTAAAACCAATTTATACGTAACACTCTCATCCGTTCTTTTTCTTCTTAATATTTTAAAATCTTCAGAATCTATTTTATTATTTTTATTAGCATCAATCCTACTTTGTCTTCCGTAAAGTCTTTCTTTTACTTCTGATTTATTTGATCTTAACTTTTTAAAATCTTCACCGTCTATTTTGTCGTATGGTTTTGCCTGTCTTGCAATATATTTTTGTCCTTTAGATAGGCTTTTACCTTCTTTAACTTCCCCCTCAGAATAACCGCATTCTGAACACATACCTTCGTACATTTTTCCAGAACCACATTCTTCACACATACCTTTTTCTGTATTTTCTTTAACTTCACTTTCAGAATAACCACATTCTGAACACATACCTTCGTACATTTTTCCAGAACCACATTCTTCACACATACCTTTTTTCATATTTTTGTTTTCAAAAATTTTATTTTTTAATGAATAAACCCTATTTTTTATTTCCTCAGAAACAATTTTATTTATAATATTAATCGCATTACTTTCCATATAGAATAAATATCGCCTTACTTATAAATCGCTATTAATTGTATTCATTATTATATTTTTTATTCGTTCAACACTTAATCCAGTCCTCATTGATACGTTGTTGATCGCCTCATTTAGTGGTGACTCTTTAGCGATTTTGGTTAGTTTTACCGGCTTGTCTTTACTATTACCTTGGCTACACCAAGGTTTATTGTTATATTTACCACACTTATCTTGTATTTTAACAAATCCTCCGCCAGGTATTTGTGTTTTTTTAAACGACCTTCCACGACCAACAGGATTGTTTCCTCTCATGTTTACGTCTTCAAATCCAGGTGCGTCGTAAGCACCAACAGATCCCGATCCTGTGGCTTCAGTAAATTCACCCTCAACAGGTTCACCTTTTTTATATTCCAACTTTGCCTCATCATCTTCTGACCACATACTAAACGCAGGACCATTAAACCCACCAGCAGAACCCGTTCCTGTTGCTTCTTTAGGTTCATCATTAAGTTTTTTTAATGCTTCTTTAATTAAATCGTCTATTAACTTATTCATTATTTTTTATTTTTTAAACTACTCTGCCAAGTATTCTTTCTAGTCCACATAGTGTAATAAAACTCGGCCATCATATTTGTAAATATTTCATTAAAATCGGGTCTTAATTCACCACTTTTTAATTCCTTACCAATTTTTTTTACTAAAGAACTTTCAAATTTTTTTACTGTTGGTTCTCCAAGAAAGTCTTTTATTTCTTTTCTCACCATCGCTTCCAGTTCTTTTTTTTCTGAGGGTGTTAGTGCCATTATTTAAGAATTGAGAATATTGTTAATGTCGTAAGCAACGCTCCTCCTATAATTTCAATAAAACTATTTTTTGTTTTTAGTTTTTTAACTTGGTTTCTTAAATCTTCATTTTGCCCCTCAACTATTACAAATTTTTCTTTTTCTTTTTCTATTTGTAATTCATAGTTATTTTCTTTTTGCTCCATAATGGAAATAATCTTATCTTGAAAAGTAACTTTGTTTTGTGTCTGTGATAATTCGGTTACTGTTAAATTATGTACGGCAGTTAAAGAGTCTAAACGGTTAAGGTCTAAAGCCATTTGTTTAGCTGCCTTGTAAGGTATACAAATAACGGTGGTGTCTGTTTTTACTTTTTGTGATAATACCATCATAGGTAAAAACAAAAGGATAATTAATATTTTTTTCATTTTAATAGTTATATCGTTTATGAAAAAGACTATCAATCTCAGATGGTTTCATACCTGAAATTTTTTCACCTTTTTCTTTATAATATTCTTTTATTATTGTTTTTTGATTTTGTACTTTGGCAATCGTTGAGTCTATGTGTGATAGTTCCTTTTTATAACTTTCAATTTGTTTATCTAATTTTTTTTGATTTTCAATAATTAAATGAATGTCTTTATTTAACTGATCTAACTTATATTTATCCAACTCAGACATTTCTGGTTTTGGTGTGAAAATGTTAATTAAAAGAAAAATTAAGGCGATTACCATAATTACCAATAAAATTTCTTTAAAATATTTTTTTACAAAGTTTTTCATTCTTCTTCTTTTTTAAATTGAGTTTTCTTTCTTCCGACGATTACTTTAGCCCATTTGGATTTAAACTTTTCATAGTAACTTGTTAATTTGGATACCAGTTCTGTTAGTTTCTCATCTAATTTTATCATATCTCCGTTGATGTAAACACCATTCTCTTCTCCGATAGAAAAGAAGAACTCCAAATCAAAATCAATTACCTTACCACTCCATTGTACTTCATTTGGATACATGTTTAGAACACCAAAGTCAGACAAATCAGAAACTTCAGAAACAAACTCATCCATAGTTTCTTGGTATGCTGTTTTTTCGTCACTTGTAAGTTCTATGTCCTTTTTTTCTTTACCGTGTAAAGTTAAAAGTCCTCCCGAAATTCTATAAGATTTGCTTTTATCTTTTTTAACAACATCTTCAACCTCATTTTCACCGTCAGCGGTTTCATATTCTTGTTCATCGTCAGATATATTATTTTCGATACTTTTAGCCATGTTTATTCTCTCGGCTTGTTCTTTAAGAAGTCTCGTTTTCTTTAATAGGTTTTTAATTTCTTCGTACTGATTACTCATTTTTTAAAAGTTTTGTTAATAATTCAAAGTTAAACGATGGATTTAAGTCTTTATAGATGAAATCATAGTTACTTTTGGAAACAATTCCCTTAAAGTTTGTGACTTCATTATATCTAACATTAGTTCCAATACATTCCTTTTCAATATTCATTTTATTACATATGTCACTTAAAAGTTCGGATAACACGTTTATTTGTTTTTCTTCGTATTTATCCCAATAATCGTGGTCTCTCCACTTTTTTTTAAATATGTCTTTTTTATAAATATCACCAACATAATTTACATATGTGTTTTCAAGTGCATTTTTTAATAACCAACCGTAATTTTCTAAAACAACAATAACGGCCCGTTTATTAACTACCTCACTATCCATGTATTTTGAATACTTTTTATCGTCTAAAATCTTATATATTTCACCTTCTTTATCAATTACATAGTTTGGTATATAAGGGTTTTTACTGTTATACCTATATTTTAAAGAGTTTATGTAATTTTTAGCTGACCGTTTAGTTTCGGAAAGTATTATTTGTGTTTTTTTTTCAGATATCCCTTCTGATTTAAATTCTATTGATTCTGAAAGATCCACCATCTCTATTTAAATATGAAAGTCGTTTAGGTTCAACTTGAACTTTAGGTTCTTCTATTGGTTTTTCTTCTATTTTTTGTAAATCAATCAGATCCTCCCTTTCAAAGTAATCCTCCATTTCTTGTGGAGTGTAATCCTTCGTTTGTTTTCCTTCTTCTTTTAATTTTTTAACCTTTTCCCATACCCTTTTTACTTGGTCGGTACTTGGTCGATACCTGGTCGGTACTTGGTCACTTACTTGGTTACTATCTTGTGCGGTTACTTCAACCTCATCATGTATGGTATCATGTATGGTATCATGTATTGTATCATGTATGGTCTCTTCTTTGTTAGGGACATTGTTGTCCCTCTCTGAATTTTTGTCTTTTCTTTTTCCTTTAAACGCTTGGTTTGTTGCAATAACTAATGTGATTGCCAATGGATCAAACACAAATATCAGAATTAAAATAAAAAGATTTGCGGTTCGTTTAACGTCCCAATCAAGTAATTCGCTAACATATTTTAAAGCACCTAACTCACTTCCTGATATTTCTTCTGACTCCATATTTAAAATATCAACATCTAGTTTAGTTATACTATCATTCATATTATCTATTCTTTTAGTTATAGTGTCTCTTCTTATTTGTGCTTGGGTTAGTTGTAACTCAAATGATTTTCTATTGTTATTATTTTCCTTTGTGATTAATTGACCTGTCTTACGATCAACAGACTGTGTTGTGGTGTTATTAGAGAGACCATCTCTTAATTTTGTAATATCACCATCAAGTGTGGTTTTTTCTTTCGTTAATTCGGTCTTTATCTCCTCAAAACGTTTCTTTTTGACCTCAACATTTTTAACTTGTTTCTCATTGATTTCTAGTTTTGCAATGTTTCCCTGAAATCCAGTACTTAAAAGCCCATATATACCAAGTGAAGTTATTAGTGATAATGTAACAAGGGCAATGGTTAAATAAATCTTTAACACACCATACGTTTCTTTCCACTTATCGTGTAGGTATGTTGCAATTGCAATCTTTGATATCTCAAGGAACGTTCCCATAATAATAACGGGTAATGCCACACCAACAAACACTATTGATAGTCCGACAACACTATAATAGGCTGCAGTCCCTGACAACCCTAAAGCACAAAATAATAAAAACCAAGGTAAAAATTTCTCTTTCATATTATTAAACTATAATTAATAAATACTTATAATAAAGATTAATCAATATGTCACTACTCAGAGAGTCAATTAGAAAACATTTATTACTTGAGAAAAGAATTGCCCAACTACGTTCTCAAATTTTTATTACATATGATGTTAAAGTTGATAATCGTAGTCATGCTGAAGGTAGGCAAAAAGAAAGGGGTATTGAAAGTAAAACAATAAAAGCTCTTATTGAATTAGCAATTGATGAATTAACTGGTAAGATAATTTTAAATGAGGTTTCTGATAATGAGGATATTATTATAAGAAGTAGATCAACAGGTTTATTTGTTCCTGTAGTATTAAAGGAAGAGGATCCGTATAATTTTTTATTGATTGTTAAGTCGGCTTACTATAAAGAAACTTCTGGGAGACCACAACTAACAATTTGGGTTGATTAAGTAGGATAGAATATTAGTATCTGAATCGTCTTCCATCTTCCTATCGACTTAGGCTCGTTTCTTCCTAAATCACTTCTACTTAACCCATCACCTATAATTAATCGGTGAATTTTAACCCTTTTTGTTTGTTATACAAATATATGGTGTTTATTCCAATCCGCCAAATTTTTTATCATAAATATTCAAATAAATCCGAACATTCGTTTCTTAACTTACGAAGAGCTTTCTCTTTAATTTGTCTTACACGTTCTTTTGTTAAAGAAAAGTCAGATCCAATATCTTCCAATGTTCTTGGTGTTCCGGTAATTCCATAATAATCTTCAACGATCACTCTTTCTCTTTCATCCAAAACACCCATAATATTCATCATCTTATCCTTTAAAAGATCTTTTGTTGAGAATATAGCGTCAGGTGATTCCACGTTTTCATTTTTGATGATATCAATCAAGGTGTCCCCATCTTCGTTGATGTGCATATCAAGATCAATCATTTTTGGTAGGGTTGCGAATTTGTCAGACAATTCTTTATTTGTCTTTTCATTCTCTTTCTTTTCTCTTTGCATATCCTGAACAACATTAACCGGAAGACGAATTGTTCTTGAATGCTCATTAAGGGATTGCAAAATGGATTGTTTAATCCACCATACAGCATATGATATGAATCGGTTATTTTTACTCCAATCAAAGTTTTTAATTGCTTTCATAAGACCAAAGTTACCTTCAGCAATTAAGTCCGATAAATCAACCCCTTGATTTTGGTATTGTTTTGCCACCGTGATAACAAAACGAAGGTTTCCTTCCAACATCTCCTTTTGGATTTGTTCTTTCTCTCGTTCGGTACAGTCCTCTGACGCAATTTTTTGTGCCAAGACTTTCTCACGATCAGGTGTCATAACCTTTAGTTTTCTAATGTCTTTTAAATAAATCTGAATCTCATCTTGATTCAAAGGGTTTGACGATTTAACGTTCTCACTTTTTGTTTTTTCCATAATTGTCTAATATTTCTCTTTCTTTCTCTGTTAATGATTCAATTCCTGTCTCTGTTATCTTCTCTAAAATTTCATCCACTGTTGGTAATACCTCTTCTTGTACCTTATTAAAGGGTGAGGTGGGGTCAAACATTGGTAAGAATATATCAAACGACATATTCTTAATGTCTCGGTTTCTATCGTCTCTTACTTCATCTACTTTTATCCCTCCTGTTTTTGGTTCTTCTTTCTTTATGTCTCCGTCTATATTTAAAAAGTCTTTTTTAAGTTTTCTTGGCATTTTAATATCAACATCTCCCGATACTTCAACCAAGAAATATTGTTCGGTAATATCGTTAAACACCATATCAACATAGTCTTTAAGGTCCTCAAACGGTTCTTTAGTTCTAAAGTGTAATACAACACCAAACTCACCATAAGTGAATTTTAAAAATTCAGAAGATACTGCTGGTACAAACTGCATGCTGATCTCGTTTGTTAACTCATCACCATCACTAAAATCACCATATAAAAATAACATATACCTCTTATCTTGGGGTTTTGTTACTTTTCTCTGTCTAGCCATAAATATGTTTTTAAATTGTTTTACAAATATAAGTATTTTTTTTGTTATTCCGTACATATTATTTTAATAAAAATCCAAGTTCATTTACTAAAGGTCTCATTCTGTCTTCCAAGTTCTTATAAAGTTGTCTAAATTCTTTAAACTCATTTGGAAAATATTCTTTCCATACCAATTTAAGTTGTGCGTAACCAGCATCCCAACTATTAAGGTGATTGTGGTTGTCAGCGAAGTGACTTCTCATCGTCATTGACCTTATGGTTAATTCTGTAGCCTTATCCAATACAAGTTTAGCATCAGGTGATAGTTGTTCATAAATGTTTTCTTCACCGAATAGTAGGTTATGTACGTACCTGTTATTATCGGTTCTTGCGTCGTTGTATAATTCGGTGTAGTTAATGTTATTTGCCATTTCCATCATTTTTTCTTTTGACATCCAAAAGAATTCGTTTTTAGGTTGTAACAAATTTTGAGAATTAAAAAGACTATAAATAACAGAATTATTTTTGAAATTCGCATACTGTTTATTTTCAACGTTAGGTTTTAAATATTCAGAATATTCATTAACCCACGTAAATGGTATTAATTTTCTAGCAGTAAATCCAACCATAGCGTCACCAAAATTGTCCCCACCAACTTTAACTTTGCGTTTGTTATTTTTATCTATAGTATTAAATAAATAGACCCCTTGACCACTATTATAAACATTATTACTATCAAAACTCATTTTAAAAAATTCTGTAGAATTTGTGTTTTTAATAAATCCGGATAATGGATTTAGATTATCCGTATCGTATAATGTAATTACCCCTAAATTTTCAATTTCAAACTTATCGTTTGATTTCAAGATATCAAAATTTATCATATTATTTTTTATTAAAAATTGAAAAAGTTAAACCCCATTCTTTAGTTCCTTCAAATTCTTTAGCATTCATCATAAATCCTTTTTTAAATTCGTATTTATTTAAAAAAAACCCCCGAAACACAGAATACCCTGAACCAGTTAAAAATGTGGGATTTGAAAAAAATAATAAATGTATTTTACCCATATTACTTAACCTATATAAAAATTGGAGATACATTTGATTTGCTGATTTTCCAAAATTTTTATCTTTCATTTCTTTTTGGGTCACATTTTGTAATTCAAATACCCCTCCTTTACCCGTACCATTACCCGAAAATTTATATGGTGGATTCATCAACGCAATAATCTCTTTTCCACTCTCAATAGCCCCCCTCAAACCCTTTGGCAAGAAATCATAATCATCATTCAAAAAATCATATTGAAACTTTGTTGCTCCCATATTATAACTCATTTGGTCCGCAGTCTGAATGTCAGAATAATTTAATGTCGATACATATAACTCCTTAAATTTATAATCACGAGTAAGATTACCGGTACCCCAAGCTGGATCCCAAACTACATATTTTTCTTTCCAATCGTCACCATAAACAGATGCTATATATTCGTGTGCTTTATCTACCCATATTGTCGGTGTAAAAAATTCACCTTGTTTACGTCTTGTAACGTCTTGTATTAATCTGTCAACAACCGCAGTAAGACCTTCTTTTTGTGTAGGACTATACTCATTAGCGAAGTGACTAAAAAACGAACTAAACGAGTCCCTTGTTTTTACCGGAACTTCATTAAACGATTTTGTGACAATAGTCTTCCTTTTTTTAACCGGATGTAAGTAATTATCGTCAGGATTAATTAAAATCTGAACAAATAAATTAGCAAGTTCATTTGTTGTAAGTTTATTTTTTCCTAAGACGTTTTTTTCAAAATACAAAAATACTTCAGTAATATTTTGTGGAGTAATAGGTATTAATCTTGTAACGTTTTTTGCTAAGTCTTTTATTTTATCAACCACTTGATCTATTTCAGTAACATCAAAAACAAATGGATTAATTTTATCGTCTTCCATTAAAGCATTAAACAAAACTTGATTTTTGTAAGCGTCTGATGGTGCAATTTTCCAATCAATATCTAAGTTTAAGTAATTAAATATTTCATTGACGTGTAAAACAAACCATTCATTTCTATCACCAATTAAAACAACATTAGGTATTTTTATAGCATCTATTGTGAATTTTTTTATGTAACCAACAACTTGACATAGTGCCTGTACTCTGTCTATTTTTTTCCTAAAATCGGCGTCTTTTTTAAATTCACAAAGTATTCTTATTTTATACTTTTCTGAAACACCAAAACCATCACACAAATATGGAGACGTAAAAACCATATCTGAAATTCTTGTAGATAAAAATTGTCTATAACTGTTTTCAACGTCTTTTTCAACTACAGATTTGTACAATTGATTTAACGTTTGTCCTGTTAGTGTTAATTTTTTCATTCTAATTATTTTTTATAAATATTCTTCGTTTTCTTTATACCAAGTCTCTCTAATTTTTGTTACAGAAACCTTTTCATTTGTTTCGTCACATATCAATTCTGTTATACCTACGGACTCCAATTTTTTGTCCCACATAATACATGATTCAATATCATCATAACTAAAACTCCACTGGTGTTTAAAAACTTTACTATTATTCAAACTTTTTTCTATCGGTAATAATACATTCAACGCCTTTAATGTTTTTTTAAAGTCTTCAACATTATTCCACTTATTATGTAACTTTCTTTTGTATATGTATAATACAATGTTACTAATACCAATTAAATGGTCCTCAGTTTCTTGATTCATATTTTCAATAGAATAAGGTAGCCTTGTTTTGACTACCTTAACATTATTATCAAATATAACGGGATTTCTTAACATGGTTGCACATGTTTCTAAAATTCTATCGTTACCTTCAAAATCTTCAGAAAGTGTATCCATAACAGACATAAGTCTTTTAACGCACTGATATCTGTTTTCCCACTCTTCTTTTGTTCTCATATTACAAAGATACGTATAAAATTCAAATTGGTTTCACTTTTACTGAAAAACTTTTGAAATATTGTCCTCTTTTACGATTTTTATTGTGTTATCCCCCCAATTATTCACTATCGGGTTATGACTGATAAGTAAAATGGTAGGAAAGAAGTCTTTAATGGCAACAAAGAAACTATGCACCATCTCCAAATTATCATTTGAGATCTTACCAAATATTTCATCAAAAACTACAATATTTGGTTTTGGCAAACTACATATCTTACTTAATACCGATCTTAATGCCAATGACGCTATTGTTCTTTCATACCCTGATCCCGAAGCCATAAGTTTTTCAATACCCGTTCCGTTATCAATCATATTAAACTCAACCTCATTTTTATCGTTGATTTGTATTTGTAGTTTGAAATACGCACTCTCCTCCATCAATCTTTGAAGTTCCGAATTAATAAGTGGAATCATTGTTTTCATAATGATCTTTGAGATTCCGTTTTTACCGTATGCTTCCAAGAAAATCTTATATATTTTTTCTTTTTCTTGTTCTTCAGCAATTTTAATAATGTTATTCAGGTTTGTTTTGATTTTTTCTTCTAACGTTTTAATTGAATACTCATCATTATTAATCTGATTTTGTTTTTGAGTTTTTTGTCTATCCAAATCTTCCAACCTCATATTCGCTTTGATCAACATCGTATCGATATGTTCGTTAGCCTTGATTTTATCCAACATCTTATCATATTCTGTAAGTTTTGTCTGAAGTCCACCTATTTTCAACTGATAGTTCTCAATTGTTGCTTCGTGTTTTTCTTTGATTAGTTTGTTTTTCTCATACTCATCAAATTGTCTTTTAATATCAACAAATCTTTTTTCTTTGCTTGTTAAAACAGTCATTAACCCCTCTTTTTCCCCTTTTTGACTAATATAACCATCAAGTTCAGATATTTTTTGTTGTGTAATACTAGCATTCATCAAGTCAATTCCGCAGTGCTCACATTTGATCCCGTCTTTAACAGAAGATCTTAATTTCTCAATCTCAGAGATTTTTGTATCCAACTGAACTTTCTCTTTAAACGCAACATTATATTCTTCTTTTACCTTATCGTGCTCATCCTCTTTGTAGTACTCTTTTGGTTCAACGACGTTAAGTTCATTAAGTTTCGTTTTTGTTTGTTCAACCTGGTACTCGTGATTTTCAATTTCTTGTCTAACTTGACTTGGGTTTAATCTACTTATTTCAACATCAATGTCGGTATGTTTTTTTCTTAACATATCGTCTCGATAGTCCTTACCCTTTACGATGTTTTCTTCGATGGTTTTAAGATCATCTTTGTACGTTTTGAGATTATCTCTCAATTCGGTGATTTTTGTTTCGTTATTTTCGTTATCCGTTTTTAACTGTTCTGTGTTATAGATGTTTGATAACATTGATTTTGAAAAATCAGAATAGATTGACTTTGCTGCGTCCTCTTTTCTTCTTAAAAAATCAAGACCCATAAAACGCGAAAGTACCTGACCTCTTGCCGTTGGTTTGGAGTCTATTAATTCTTCAAGGTTCGTTGCCGTTGTAAGGATTGTCATTAAGAAGTCTTCTTTTGTTCCGATCGAATCTTTAATGAATTTTTCCGTTTCTCTTCTTTGTTCTCCGGTAAAGTTTTGTAAGGTTCCATCAGCCATTTTTTTAAAGAAGTCCAATTCCGTTTTAACGTTCCATTCACCTTTTTTGGATAACTTTCTTTCAATGTTTCTTACGATGATGTATTCCTCACCGTCGATGATGATTTCACCCTTAACAGTCACTTTATCTTTATCTGTAAACCGGTTAAATATCTCTTCCGCTTTTGTTGTTTTTGTTGTTTCGTTAAAGAATAAAAACAATAATAGATCCACTGACAATACAGTTTTACCACCGAAGTTTGGTGGATTAGACTCAATAACCGTTAGTCCATTACTTTTTTCAAAATCAACGACTTGGTTCTCTCCATATGAAAGGAAGTTTGAAAACTCAATATTTTTAATATACCACTTTTTAAACACCGCACTATCCGTTTCAGTTTCTTGCATTTTATTTTCAACCATTTTATTATGATTCAAAATCTCATCCAAGTGTTTGTCGTAATTTTTACTTGTTAGAAACTGTTTAAGTAGTTCTACTTGGTAGTTTGTGTCCATAATATTTACAGACACATCTACCGTTTGTTCTCCGTCTTCTTTCTGAACTTTAGCCTTTGTTATGACGTTTACATTAGTTGTGTTATATTTTTTTTGAAAATAGTGTTTAACACTTTTGATCCTGTCTTGAGTAAAATTTTCATTGTAATCTTCCCACACAACTTGGATGTTGGGGTTTTCAAACTTTGAAAAGTCTATTTCTTTTGTCATTGTTGTATAATTAAACGGTTTGATCTCCTGAAATAGGTTCTGCTGGTTCGGATTCTTCCTGTATTGTTTCTTCTTGCTCATCTCCAAATAATCCTGTTAATCCTGACATCGTATCGCCCGACATTGCTGCAAATTTCTCTTTCATAACATTCATTTGTTCTTCAAAAGCCTCTTGCCAAACTTTTTGCATTCTCTTTTCTTGTACTTTAACATTGACGTTTCTTTTCGCCACTTTCGCTCTATGAGCCTTTGCTGCTTTTCCCATTTTTTTGTTTTGTTTTATTTATTATTACTCGGTCTATTTTCTTCAAACCATTCTATCACCGCATTTATCGCCCATACTAAACCGGCAGATAACATACCATCAAAGAATACTGATAAAAATTTGTTAAGTCCAATAATATCAACATTTGGTGAGAAATAAGTTAATGATAGGAAAAAACCAATCCACGTTCCAGTACATAAAACACAAGAGATTAGTCCTGATAAGAACTTACCTAAGAAGTTGAAGGGGGATAATGGGTCGTTACCCCAATTGTGAATGGATTGTCTAAATCCGTTAAAAATTGATCCGTAGACCAAAATGTTTGTCATTCCGTAGGCAACCATTGCCCAAATTACTAAGTTCATATTATTTGTATAAATCATCGTTTAGGTTAGAACTACCGTGGAACTTGGCGGGAATATCGCCAAGTTGTTTTGGTATGTCTAACAATTGTTTTTCTAATTCTTCGTTTTTCTTTTTTAATTCTCTAACCTCCGAAGTAAGGTTTTGAATGGTTGTTTGTAACATTTTTACCTTATCATTTGTTACGGTAATGTCTAAGTTTACGTCTAAATTACGTCTAACTTCGTCTAATTCTTTATCCTTTTTAGACATTTCGTCTTCCAACTGTTCAATTTTACTTAACAGTTCGTTTTCACCTGTTTTGTCACTAATATATTCTATTTTTGTGACAATTTTTTCAACTTCTTTAATCACTTCAACCGGTACTTCCACCCGTATTTCACGGATTACCTCAATTTCTACCTGTTTTTCACCAACAATACCCGTTTTTCCTAAAAGTCCGTATTTCTGAATATTAAATCCGGTGTCAAAACATTTTTTAATAAACCCATCAACATCTTCAACACTGTTTAGTTTACAATATTCAGATACCGATTTTAAAATGGTTTTATTAAATATTTCTGAGTACTTCGGTTCCATTTTCAATATCTTTTTTCTAAATTTTCATACCACCATAAAGGTTGTAAGTTTGTAAAATGACATAATTGATATATTTCATTTTCGGTAATACCACTTATTAATGGTATTATATGGTCAATATGCCACCCGTTCAATCCGTAATTTTCCCAACTCATCCCATCCTTAAATTGTTTTTCAAGATGTTCTTTCAATTTTGATGGTTCACATCCAACAATTTTAAAAGTTGTATTATTATTTTTTATATTTTTACTTTTTAAAAAATTTTTCACCCTACTCCTAACATTACATCTTATTTTAAATTCAATGTCGTATTTTTTTCTATTTTTAGAGTAATTGTTTATTTTTTCTTTATTATTTTCTCTATATTTTTTAGCTCGTTTTTTTTGTTCTTCTTTGGTTTTATCTCTATATTTTTTTTTAGTTTCTTTGTGTTTTTCAATGTTTCTGTGATAAGTTGATTTATTCCAATTATTGGTTTTTTCTTTATTTATCTTTCGGTAATTGTTAACCCGATTTCTAGTACAACTTTTACATTCATTTCTTAAACCGTCTTTTGAATCGGGTCTTAAATGAAATTCATTTAACATTTTTTGATTTCCACAAACATTACAAATTTTTGTATTTTTCATCTTTATAATCTTTAAGTAATTTATTAACCAAAGAAGATAAATTAATATGTAATGACCGATAAAATTTTAGTAATTCCGGTTCAAGTGCGACAGATACTTTAGTTTTTTTATCGTCATCTTTTATTTTTAATCTTCCCATATAATATAAATATCCTAATAAATTAAAAAGTGTGAATAATATCAATTAAATATTTAATAATTTTTCAGTTCCGTTTTCAATATCCTCAAAAGATTTTATTGAAAATTTTAAGAACGGTTTTGGGTTGAATAAATCAACATAATTATATTCCTTTGTTTCAACATCATAAATACCATACCCATGTTTTGTAATACTTTCACCAAGGTTGTTTTGGATTGTTGATCCTACCATATGACCCTTCCCCGTTTTGAACTTAAATTCTTGTCTTTTGTGGATATCCCCACATAAAACGACTTCAAGTCCATTAAATTTTTCAATGTCATATGCTTCTTCTCCAAAGTCAAAACCTAAATCTGTTTTCATCCCTTGTATTGGTCCGTGAAATAAACCAATTCTTTTTCCTTTCGCCTCGGTAATGTCGGGGGGGATATTTCCTTGATATTGAGAATACACACACCAACTAATATTATCGTCTTCATAAACACCACGATCCCTGTAATAATGAATGTTTCGGTCATTTAACGAATTAATGATAGGTGTTAATGCGTCCAATCTTTCAATATTACCGGTGAGAAAGTCGTGATTACCAGGTATAATGATTGTTTTTGCAATATTTACACATTCAGTTAATATCCAAGCAACAAACTCAATAAGTTCAGGTGTCATTTGATTTTTAGAGTGAACTAAATCACCAGTAAAAACAATTCTATCAGGTTCTAATTCTCTCCATTGGTCGATCGCGTTCTCCAATATCTTTCTGTATTGGTCGTGATCTTTAAATAATTTTACGTGAAGATCCGAAAAATGTACTAGTTTTTTTATCATTTAATTTTTATTTTGTTTAACAAGTAATATCAAAAGGTGGTTTATGTGGGTCATCATTATTTTTTAACGGCATAATAACCGGATTAAATGGTGAAGGAACTGTCGTTCTTGGATTAGGAAAAAATGGATCAACATCTTTAACTTCATTCATTTTTTCTTTAATACTTTCAACATCCGTTTCTTTAAATGTTACCCAAGATCTATTAGTCATAAACCCCTCCAACCAAATATAAAATTCTTTGTGTGTCATAGTAAACCCCCCTCAATACTAAAATCCTCCTCTATACTAAAATCGTATTCATCCTCATTTTCAATTTTATCCCACTCCAATTCTTGATCTCCTCTGAAATCAACTTCTTCATAAAACTTGTCTTCATCTTCTTCAAACAGTTTCGCTTCTTCATCTGTTAACTCGGCAGAATACTTACAAATTGTTGTGTAAGATTCAAACCATACTAATTTTTTTCCCATATTAATCAAATAATTTAAAGTCTTCGTTTATATTACCACAATCATTACACATATAAGTTGGGAAGGGTACTATCGTATCTTCGTGACTACCAGTCAATAACTTTGGTACTTTTTTCAAAATCGTTACTTCTTTAAAGTAAATTGATTTACATTTCTCACACTCAACGGTTGGTTGATCTTTTAGATTGATTTTTGGTTTGATTATTTCGTCCATTATTTTATAATATAATTTATGTTTATTTTAATTGTTGTATTGTCCCAACTTGTGTTGGTGTACCATATAGGTGTTATTGTACTTTCCATAGTTTAATATAATTTATTTTTTTAATGTTGTCAACTTTGGTTTTATGTCCATTTTCAATATTGTGTCAATATCTTCTTTTGATACTCGGTATTCTATAAATTCTTGTTCGTCTGTAAGGTGGACAATAATACAACCTAAAAGCGGTAAGTTTTCGTACTTTGTACCTCTTAACATTTTTAATAATAATTTACCATATAATGGTAACTGTGTGTTATAGTGTCCAAGAGCGTTGTTTGGTAAGTGTTTGAATGGTTCTCTCATTGGTTTTGTGTAGTTATTGGTTTCCATATTTTTCTTTTTGTTTGATTTATAGTCAGTAATAATAAATCCATATCCGGTTTTACTTTTATTCATAATTAACCAACAAGTATCTCCCTGACCAACATAACCCAGTTCGGGGTCTCCTAATACTATTTCCGTATCAATTAACACCGCACCCCTTTCTTCCATTAGTTTTAAAAAATTATATCCAGCCCTAATCATACGATCACCTTTCATAATCATTTCCATATCGCACTCATATATCGGTTGCCTTACCTCTTTATTAAGTCCACACCTTTTTAAGGTTTCAATCTCTAATTCGTAGTGAACCCGGCTACCCATATTTGTGGATATCTTACCCATCTCTTCCCATTCAGCTAGTAATGTTTGCATCACATAAGGATCTCCCTTCGCCTTTGCTCTTGCCGCCTCCTCAGTAGGAAATTCATCATAAAATAATTTCATTACTTTTGAAACCGATGGAAAATCTTTTTTAATTTTTCCATCAACATCCATCATAGTATATTCGTGACCTTCTTCTTCAAAAGATAAATTTAACTCATTTCGTCTTATTGATAAGACATTCCTTATATCTTCCGCAACTTTTGCTATTTCTTTTAAATTCATTTTTTTTCTTGTATATAATACGGAGTAATATCACCTCTTAAATCACAAACATCTTTATCTTTTGGTAGTTTGACAAGTTTTATTCTATTGTAGAGAGCACCTCCGTTTAGTTTATCGTATAGTTTTTTTGCGTCATCATAAGCATCACCATCCAAACAGATAATAATATCTTTTTTTGCTTTGGTATATAGTTTTTCCCACATATTGTCGTTGATGTACTTTCCAAGTAATGCTATTGAGTTATCCAAAAAGAATGAGTCAAAAACACCTTCAACAATATAGATGTCTTTTTTAAAATCAACCAAACTTTCATTAAAAATCAAAAAGTCCTTCGCAGCTTCGGGGTTTTTATATTTAAGTCTTGATTTGGGATCCCAAGATCTAGAAACGAAGAAGTTTAGATCACCTTTTTTATTAAACGATGGGACTATTATTCTTCCGGAGTATTCTCCTTCAATACAAATTCCGATTTGGTATTTATCTATTATTTCTTGTGTTATTCCTCGTTTTTTGAGGTAGTTAAAAGCTTCTTTTCTTGGTATATGTAGGGGGTGGATTTCTTCAAACTTCTTATACTCTTTTGGTAGTTCTAACTCTTTAAATACCTTTTCTTTCTTTTCAAACTTATCTGGTCTGATTAACTTGTAGGTTTTTTTGTCTTTTTTTGATCCGTATTTATCAATTAACTTACCTAAGTGTCCGTGAGTGTCGTGAGTTTCTGAACATGCCCAACATTTATAAACGTGGTTTTGGTAATTTATTTCAAGATTACCCTTTCCGTCAGTTTTTGATAACGCTTTAATATCATACGAACAAACCGGACAATCAACGGATATTTGTCCTGAATATTCGTTGATGCTTTTTGGTTCACCAAACATCGTCATTATTAAATCTATCAAAAGTGATTCATCATCCATAAACATAAGATAAGTATATGAATCGGTTTTGTCAAACAATAAAAAACCCACCTTTATGGGGTGGGTTTATATTGATCTAATATAGAATTTATTTTATATTTTTCGTCCTTTAAATGATGATATGATTGACGATTTTACATCAGATTTGTATTTACCCGTAATTGGTTCTAATTCTCTGATTATTTTTTTTATTGTACCTTTACTTACCTTTAATTCTTGTCCATCAATAGATAAAAAATATTCATTAATAAAATCAAAATGGTTAAGTATATTTTTCACAATAAATTTATGGTCATCAATATCAAATTTAAACCCAATAAATTTAGCATAATCACCAGTAGGTTTTAGTTCTTCAATGTTTTCCGCTTCACCATTTTTAATAGCAGATAGTAATTCATTACCAACTTCATCATCTTCATTTCCTTTACTGAAGTAATCGAAAATACCTTCGGCTTGTGTTTCGATTTTAGACTCTTTAATAACTCTTTTAACTATTCTCGCTAAATCCGATTCGGATAATCTTACAAGTCTTTTCATATTTTTAATTTATATATAAATATCACCTAATTAAAAAAAGTTACCAAATCTTTTCTTGATTCATATAACCAAGAACACAAGTATATGAATCGGACATATCATAACACTCTTTTTTAAGTGTATTGTTCCGTGTATATAACCAAGTTATTTGTGGTTCTTTATCTGAAACTTTCCTCCAAATTAAATCTTTTTTATCTATGTCTTTTGGTAGTCCACCAAACAATACGTGTTTACCTTTATCGTTTGGCATAACTAAATCAGGCCAAGCATATTTTCTTGAGTTGTATGTTGATATGTATGATGGTACGATACCTAAAGTGTCGTAAATTGACTTCGTAATCATTGAGTTATACCGTAATAAAGTACCTACTGTCCAAACATTGTTTGAGTTTAATAATGGTTCTTCTATTATAACACTAGTTATTCCAAGATTTTTATAATTAACCAATTTTTCTTCAAACATGGTCACTTTCATCAATAATTCTTGTATTTTATCCTCAACTTTTGGTTTGATAACGGGTGAGAAATGTGTTAGTTCTAACAATTCTCGTGTTTGAATATCAAATAGGCACCAACCTATAGTTTTTGTTGAAATATCTAACCCTAACACCTTTGGTGAGTTTTTAAAATCAGTTTTGTTTGCCATAAAAATTAAAAATCTAATTTAATAGGATACTGTTGTATTCCCTGTCTTTTTTCGGGTGATTGTATCTTAGAAATAACCATAAGTTCTTTATCCGCGTTGTAAAGAGCAACTTCCGTGACGTGTGGCGTCTTAGTTTTACTCCAAGTAGGGTTCGATGAGTCGAAGAACTGTGTTTGTCCTAAATTACAAAGATAGTTCATAACGTATATTGTTGCTTGAATGTCTGTTTGTATCGTTCCATAAAAATAAAACTCTCCACCAAAATTAAACGTAGTTCCTGTTTGATTTAATGATGGTAAATTAATGTAATTGTCCAATCTATATGTAGGCGCAGAATTATACATTGTCTCAGTTAATTGTATTGTGGTTGCAGTTAATCCTGTTGACGTTAAATACCCACCAACTGTCGTTGCCGATAATTGTGAGGAAATATCTATTTCTTTCCATGCAATAGGGTTAGGTCTTGTTGTTCCACTACTAACCTTTTGTGCTAATATTTTTATGTTATTTGCACTAAACCCACTTAGTGAGGTCCCCACTTGAGGACTTAAAAATGGAAATTCGTTTCCAAACCTAACTAATACGTCTGTAGATCCTTGTACCATTGTTTGATCGTAACCACTTATTCTTGAGTAGTAATTACAATGTAACGAATTGGTAAAGGCACTATTGTTAAATCTATAAGTAACGAAAAGACTTTCACTATTACCCGATAATAATCCGGTTGTTCCACCATCACCACCACATAAGGTGTTTGGTAAAATCAGACCTAATTGTGGTGCCGGTAAAGTCCACGACCTATTAGATTTGTTGTTTAGTGTTGCAACAATCTCATCATCATCAAATATAACCATTTTTTGGTCAGGATATACCTTACCTACTCTATTTGGAATTCCGTTAGTGTTTGCATGTGTATCCCACAAATGGTAATATCTAAGACCAGGTGCGTTAAAGTTTAAATCCCTAGTTGATTCCATATAATGTGGTTCAAAAAGGTTTAATGAAGTAAATCCTGATGGGTCAACATAGAACTCCTCACCTATGGTCGCATTTTGATTTTTGTGCCACATCAACCAAGGAAGGTTGATTTTGAAGTTTCTTGCTTGTCCTGTATTTCCGGGATTTGTCGGATCGTATTCTTGAAAGGCAAATTTTTCACCATAAAAATTATCTATCGCCTGATTTGTGTAGTGTACGATTCCAATCGCTTTTTGATCAATAGGATTAACAGTAATCTTATCGGATAGTGAGTTGTAATAATATGTTGAGTCGGTATCAGTTTGACCACCATTTAGGTTATATCCAAAATACTCTTTAGATCCTGTATACCCTGTTGACTCATATAAGTTATAATCTTGATTTAAGTTGTTAAAAACACCAGCCGGTGATTCGGTCCAAGGTGAATTCATATTCCATATCGCCACGTTACGTTGTGATACGTCACAATTTGTTTCAAAATTAAACACGTCAGTTGCCCAATATGGTTGTGGTGTGAACGTATCGTATAAATCCGTCATTTTTTGCGGATAAAATAAACAAGACGAATTACCCGTAATACCCATATTACTAAAATCAGGCACCTGCCTATCGACTTGTATTGTTACCGTCGTTGCTGTTGAGGTGTCTCCGGTTATTCCAACTATCTTATAGGTAAACATAGGTGAGTTACCTGATATTGGTGATATGTTTCCGTTTGTAAATATAGTGATAAAGTCACCCTCACTTACGGTACCAGATACGGTTAAATTAACAGAAGATGAAGACAGCGTTATTGTAGTTCCTGATGATAAGGTCGTATTATCAATTATAAAGTTAGGATTTAAAGTGTATGCCGAAGAAGTGAATACCGTACTACCAGTAAAGAATCCCCTTGGTGCCGCACTATTAAAAACATCATCAATATAAGAATCATCATACGGAATACCAAAAGTACTACCAGATGTTGAGTCCACAAAAAGTGGATATTTGATGTTCATTCTATTTCTGTCAGGAATCGGTGCCGTATTTTGAGAGTTATACTGAGGACTTAGAACGTTGGACTCAACCAAATTCATTCCATTAACACAGTTATAACAAACCTCACTATCTCCAACTTGGAAATACGCGATATCGAATTTACCTTGCGATAACCTTTTTCTTGCAGCATCGGTTAATTGTGTATTAATGAGTGCTGAGGTATTTTTAATTATGTAAGACATATTTTATAAATATTCATGGTTTAAGAAAGTAACGGACAAATTGGTCCAAATTTTACCGCACTTGCGGTTCTATTAATTATTGTCGAATCAATACCCTGACAATTTAACGGGGTTAATGATATTTTTTTAACGGTTAATGTAACATCGGAATACGCCTTTAATATACAAAAATTACTAGTTGCGCATATTTCACTTATATATTGGTTTATCGTTCCTGTAATATTTGATGTTGTGTCCGTCAATAAACAATTTAAGTATGAGATCGTATATGTTGTTGTAATTATGTCACCGGCAATACACAACGGTCTACTTACTGTTTGTGTAACAGGTATTGATGATATACCGCCAGGTAAAGTTGATCCAACACTTCCACTCGCATTTATCGTGTTTGCAATTATCGGAGCGTCCGTGGAATTTGTATATGCGGTAGTAGCAACATTAAAAATTAAATCAAACTTAACTGTTGAAGGTTGATTAAACGGGGTGTTTGGTGTTAGACTTATATTGAAATTAGTGTCTTGTGATAATGTGGTGGAATTGGCGGTTTGATTCGTTGTGGTGGTTGATTGTAGTCCTGGAGTGGTAAAGTTAACATTTATCTGATAGTTCGTGTAATTTTGAACTGGGATTATTGAAAACCCTTGATTCCCTACATTTTGTAATGGTGAAGAATCTTTAACATACACAGTTTTTGGTCCTGCAGCCAGACCCGTTAAAAGGTTAGTTGATGTGAAATTAATATTGTCTAACGAATATATGTAAGGTGGTGTTCCTCCAACTACATTAATAGTTGCCGATCCTAAACTTGTTGAACATGCCGGATTTTGTGTTTGAACTGTTATCTGTAAAGGTGATGTCGTACAAACTCCCGTAGCAACAATAACGTTAGATATGAATGACCCTGGTAGTGTCCAAGACCCAACAGGTGGTATATTAGGATTTTGTAAGTATGGTACGTTAGGTGTTGTCCAACCACTAACAGTCCATCTTGTATTTGTGTTATCGTAATAGATTGTTTGTGTACTACTTGTCCAAGAAGGGTAATTATTTATAGTATCACCACTATAGAACGTCGTCAGACTGGCTGTCGGTTGTATGTATCTTGTTAAACAAAGTGGTCCGGAATATGGTTGTGGTGCAGGTATATTTGCGATACAAGCAAAACATGAGTTATATGGTCCTGAAGATTTAACGGCAACTGAATTACTATACGTTTGACCCGTATTTAACTCCAAACCTAAACTTGTCCAACATCCCGTTTGTGTTGTTAATTTGTACACTTTATTAGGGGTAAACAATGATGGTGTGGATGCGATATAATATATGTATTGTGGTGTTACTGCGGATATTAATACACATTTTTCAAATTTTTCTAAATAAAAACTTTCATATCCGACCTCACATGTTGTTGTCGCACTAAAATCACCATAATAATCAACAACTGTTGCCGTGTAATTACCAGGAATTAAATTGGTTATGTAAGTACCTTGTGCTCCGTTACTCCAAGATACATTATAAGGTGGTGTCCCACCTGTTATTAAAATGGCCATATAACCATTTGATGAGTCAGGTGTTGACGCATTTATGGTATCACAATCTATACCTAAAGGTAAGAGTGTTATTATATTACAACTATTTCCACTTAAATCTGCCATATTTTATCCAAAATCAACTATATTATAGTATATTTTTATTTTCATAGTTCCATCACCTGCAGTTGGGTTAGATACAAGATCGGCCAATCGTAAATTAGAGTTAACTGGCATATAATTCAATATATCCATAGAACTCACCATTATCACATCTGCCGTTCCCTGTATGTCGAACTGTTTGGTAACAGTATTTGATGCATTATCAATAAGAAAAATTGGATTTGCTGAGTAACTTGATGTTCCGTACACATATTCAAAATATACCTTAAAATCATAATATTTATTAGATCCTGGTGCTGGTAGGATATTAACGGGTAAACTATTTAAAGTGAGAATTTCAGAATCAGATACCGTAATTTCACTATAATATTGATATCCACCAATAGTTGGTGCAATTTGATTTAACTCTACTTTATATGATGATCCAGCCGGATTCTGTGACGGATCTCCCGTATACACAATATGTATAAGGGTTGTTGGTGTAATTGCCGTTGATTGGGCGAATGTTTTATCTGTTAATCTTGCCATTTTTATATTTTTTTAAATATTATTCAAATTGGTATTCTTCTCCGTCTTGGAATTCAAAATATTCCCCGTCTTCAAATTGTTTATATGTTGTCGATGCAACCTCACAAAAAACACAATTATTATTATCAATAATTTTTACAACATATGTTGGATATGTTTCGTATACTGTGGGTAACGTAAAGGTGTATGGTACCGTATTTGTTGTTGCAACATAAACACATGTACCTGAACAACTATTACATATCCATACATCGTATGGTGACGTTCCGCTAGTTATTGAGTTTATTGTTATCTGATATGACATAATTTAATAAATATTTTATGTTATTTTTTTACAATTTCCGTTTAATGTACAATATTCTGTTACCATACCATATGTATCTACCCTATAGATTTTAGTTCCGTATTGTACATAATCAATAGTTACTGGTTTTGTTAAATTAATATCTTTATAAATATAAACTCCCGTTTGCATTATTGTGTTGGCAGATGAAGTGTAGAATGTGATTGCTGCCCCGAAGTTAGTTAATTGACAGACAGGGCAAGAAACAGAATATTCCCCTTTAGCTTCCCACGTTTTATATGTGGTTCCTGTTATTACAGGCGTATTACACTCAACACAAGAATCGTAAACCGTCTGTGCTGATGATGTAAATATATTTGTGTTTGCAATTATAAATCCACTTGGTGGTGCATAACCAACAAAATTACCAATATATCGATAACAAGTTCCACCAGTAGTTTTTAGTATATCGTCAACCACCACATTTGATGGTGGGTATGCTACTTGTATTATCATACTATTGTTTGTACACGACGTGAACACAAAAGAAGTGTTGACTGGATATGATGTTGGTGTGGGGGTTGCCGTTGGTGTTGGTGTAGGGGTTGGTGTTGGTGTAGGGGTTGGTGTCGGTAAATTACATCCAGTACAACCTGATATCAACTCTATTATTTCAACCACAACCCTATTTGGTGATCCTCCAACATTTTCGGTGTATGTAACACACTGTATTTGGTCAGAATTAAAATCACTTAACGTAACAACAAACGTCGTTCCTGTGGTTATTTGTGATCCACTAAATAATAAATTGTCAGATACGTAATATATATCGGTCGTCTGACAGTCGACTAATTTCTTAACGGTAGGACAAACAAAATAACCCTGATCAACAACAAATGTAACACTTTCTCCCGTAACAGGTATTCCTGTCGGTGTCGGTGTTGGTGTAGGAGTCGGAGTTGGTGTAGGGGTCGGTGTAACCTCACTGTATGATAAATTAGCACTAAACCCAGAACAAGGGTCAACCGTAGGGGTTGGTGTGGGTGTAGGTGTAGGTGTTGGAGTTGGCGTAGGGGTCGGAGTTGGGGTTGGTATATCACACTCCAATAAAATATCAAAATCTAAAATAGAACAAGGGTCTGTTGGTGTGGGTGTCGGAGTTGGACAAATACCTGAAGATTGAATGCTTGGAGCAAAATCAGGACATTCACTTGTCGTTGGGCTTGATCCGTAAAACTCACAAACACCACCTAAAGATGAACTTAAGCACCATTTTGTTGTGTCAAAATAAACGTATCCAGGATTTGTTCCTCCTGTAAAATATATATGACCATTATAACTACCGTCAATTTGGTATGTTCCGGTTATTGCCGAATACGTACTACCCAATAGTTCGATACATATAGTGTCGTCACAACACGAATAACATGACGGATCGGTACACCCTGTAACCACAGTTGCGGTACCAACTAACGATGTTGTTACTATTGTTGGTGTTGTTGCGGTAACAACAGTATAGCACCCTTCAACTATAACCGTATCTCCGGTCACATTAAAAACAGTACCTAAAGTTTGTAACCCAAGCCAACTCGTTGCACTATATGATATTTGATTGTAACAACAACTACTTAATATTATGTCAGCCATTCAATTTTTAAGTTTTTTATATAAATAACAGGAATTTCATTTTATTAATTGTTTTTATCAATTGATTATGAAATCTTTTCTATTTATCCAATTATCTGTATTATTGTAAACCCAATAAACCCATTTGTATGGTATCTCTAAGGTTTTAAATTGTATTTTTAATTTTTCTTGGTATTCTAATAAATCTTTTCTATATAACACGTCACCATTTTCATTTTCAATAGCGATGTAAATGAATTTAAAGTCTTCCGTGTATGGAATGTCAAATTCATATTCATATTCTTTTTCGTCTTTTAGGTACCACTCGCTGTAATCATTAATGGGGGGCTCAATACCTTTTAATGTTTTCGGGTGTAGTTTTTTATATTTAAAGTTTATTCCAGCATAATCTTCATACTCTTTATGTGTTCTTACACTTCCTAAACCATATTCACCTAAATCAATATTGTTATCCTCTTCTTGTAACATATGTCTGAGTCTTTTTTTTGCCTCGTTGTCCATTTCTGACCATTGTTTTTCAACAACACCAGATTTTTTGTTATCTTCATTAAAATCGGTCCAATGTTTTGTTTTACCCTCTCTTGTATATTCGTGCCAAATAATTGTTTTATGTGGGTGAAAAAAATCATAACCTAAAGTGTATGATCTAATTGCTAAACTAATCTCATCGCCAGCAAAGTATAAATTAGGATCATACTTATATTCTTCACAGTGTTTTCCTATTGTAAAAAAATAACCACCCGCAACAAATCTAGACCTAATCGGTTTTTTTAAATCTTGCCAATTCTCGATTGGGGTTGGAAAAAACATTATAGTTCCGCTTGGTGTGAAATTATTCGCAACCATTTTATATGGTTCAACATTTAGTAATTGATTATCACTTGGTCTATACATACCAGGGTATGAAGAAATTATTGGTTTTTCTGAGTCAACCATATTCATCATTTCAATCAATTCTACATCCCATTGTTTTTCAAAACGCATATGTGAATCTAATTGCATAGTGTATTCTTCACCATCCCATAGTTTTTGAATTTCACTACGAGCCCAACAAAGACCTTTACTCCAACTCCAATGGTAATCTAATATTTTAAATCTTGGGTCATTTGCAAATTCCTCCATTGATTCGGTATCATCATGTTGCCAACAAATTCCAAATGTTATATTTTCGGGGTATTTTGCTTTATTAATACAATCTCTAATGGTTGGTAATAGTTCGGGATCTCTGTATGACGCTATTTGTACAAAAATTTTCATAGACTAAAAATAGTCTCTTATGGTCTTTTGTAAACAAAATTTAAGATTCTAAATTAGTAACCCTTAGTTTTAAATTTGTAATTTCCACTTTTAGATCTTCTATCATTTGTTGTTGTTCTTTAATAGCTTCAACTAAAACTGAAGTTATTTCAGAATACTTAACAGTTTTATAATCTTTACTACCGCTTAAGATTACCGCCTCAGGTAAATAAGTTTCCACTTCTTGTGCAATAAAACCAAATTGTCTTGAACTATCACCTGATTGGAAGTCTTCATTATCTTTCCAATTATAGTAAACTCCACGTAAATTATTAACTATATTTAATGCATTTGGTATTTGCTCAACGTTTTGTTTTAATCTTTCATCTGATACTACCACAGCCAAAATACCGGTTGTTGCATCTCTACTTAATGCCGCTCCCGTGCCAATAACAGTACCAACACTTGTAGTACCGGTTACCTTTAAATTACCTCTAACTAAAACTCCAAATCCACCGTCTACTTCCGTTCTACCACTGTGAAAAATGGATACTTCATCTGATTTTTGTAATCCACCAAATAATGTCTCACCTGAAGTCACATTATTTAAAATAAAGTGTTGACTACCAGCAGATCCACCATTGTTAGCAAGCCAAGTACCATATGTCGCATATTGAGTAAACTCTATATTTCTATTTCGACTCGACCCATCGAATATTTTAAGTTGTGCCGCATTACTAGCAATAATAAATGTCATTCCACTAAGACCTAAAGCAAGGGTAGGGCTATTACTAATGGTAGGTAAGTTAAGAGTAAACCCTGTTGTGAATTGTAAATATAAACCCGTATTACTTGGTGATGCTGATGTGTCTGTTCTATATGACACATTAAATGAGTTTGACGCCGATTTATCAACACCCATCGAATATGTTGGTGTTCCTGCGGATGTAGCAACAAACCTAATATACGGGTCGTTTAAAGTATTGCCCGTGTCACTTATAATTAGATTTGGGTTTGTACTATTTTTTTTCAGGTCTAAGGTAGTTCCGTCAAAATTAAAAGTACTACCAGTAACAGTTAAGTTACCATTAATTGTTGTCGTTGTTGCCGTTAATGTTTTTAGATTAGTACTACCAGTAACTGTTAAATTACCATTAATTGTTAACCCTGTAACCGTATTAAATAAAACCGTGTATGTGCCACCTGTATTATTTCTATGTGTAAAAGTGTTGTTAGAATAAGTAGCACCTGTTATACGAATATCCGTTGGTAGATTTTGGTATGTTGTAGCGGATATTGTTGTTGCAGTTAACCCTCGTAAAGAAGTATTACCTGTAACAGATAACTGACCGTTTACCGTCAAACCCGTAACCGTGTTAAATAAAACGGTGTACGTTCCTCCGGTGTTATTTCTATGTGTGAAAGTGTTGTTAGAATATGTTGCTCCTGTTATACGGATATCTAATGGTAGGTTTTGATATGTGGTAGCAGAAATTGTATTCGCGGTTAATCCATTTGTAAAATTTGTCGCCCCATTAACTGTTCCTCCGGTAAAAGTTCCTCCACCTGTTGTACCTGTAACGACATTCCCACTAGAATCCAACCCTAAATTAATTAAAGGTGTTCCAGCCCCAATTGTACCAATGTTTAATGTTCCTGTAATATTTGTATTACCACTAACTGTTAATTTTTCTGTCGGTGTGTTTGTAGATATACCTACCCTGTTATTTGTACCATCAACAAAAAATATATTTTGATTATTATCCGTTTCTACTCTAAAATTATTAGGGGTTAAAGAAATAAGGGTTGTATTTACACCATTTGTTGTTGAACCTGATATTTGATTATTGTTTAATTTCCATTTAGTTACTTCACTACTACCTGAAACGATTATACTAGATATTTGATCATCCTTTTGATTTACACTTGAATAGTCTGTATTTGTTGAATTACCAACATAATCATTTATAACACCAAGTTGTCTTGTCGTTCTACTAAAATTATTTAAAGCGGGGTCTCCAACAATTTCAAACATCACGTTATTACTTACATCAAGTTGAATTGTAGCATAATATCCATCATCATTATTTGTAGCGTTTAATGTTATAAATTCTTTATCTAAACTTATTTCAGTTGTTTTATCTATATTATCCGTAGCATATTGGTACATCGTCGCACCGGTTTTAAATTGTATTCCGATAGTATTACCGGTATTGATAATACTATCCATATCATTTAAAACGATATCTTCACCTAAAGTTTGATTACCTTCAATTAGAACTTGGTTCAGTGTTGGTACGGATATGTTTAAATATGTTGTAGCACTTATTGTATTTGCCGTTAACCCGTTAGTGAAGGTTGTTGACCCACTTACAGTCCCCCCACTTAAAGGTAAATAATCCCCACTTACTGATGAGGTAGTACCTGTAGTGAATCCTGTTACGTTAAAAGTTCCTCCTGTGTTGTTCGTAAATGTTGTTGTACCTGCAGAATACGTTCCACCAGTCACCCTTATGTCTAATGGTAAGTTTAAATATGTTGTTGCAGATATAGTATTAGATGAAACCAATCCTGTTGACGTTAATCCTGTGACAGTATTGAATAATACATCAAAAGTACCTCCCGTTGAATTTGTAAACGTAAAGGTGTTATTGTTGTATGTTGATCCCGTAACTTCAACATCTGTGTATCCAACTAAAAACCCTGAAACATCAAATGTTCCTCCAGTGTTATTAGTAAACGTACCGACACCTGTTAATGAGTTATACGTTCCTCCTGTTATTGTATTATCTGAAGCTAAAACACCTAAATTATCAGTAAATGTAACACCATCGTTTCTTCCTAACGTTAAATTATAATTTAATGTATTGAATGTTAGTCCTGTAACATATGTATCTCCGGTAATTTTTACTCCATTTACAAATAAAGTACTAGCGGACATTGTGTTTGCAGTTAACCCATTTGTGAAGTTTGTTGCTCCACTTACGGTCCCACCACTTAAAGGTAAATACTCCCCACTTACTGATGATGTTGATCCGGTAGTAAAACCCGTTACGTTAAATGTGCCTCCCGTGTTGTTAGTAAATGTTGTTGTACCTGCAGAATACGTTCCACCAGTCACTCTTATGTCTAATGGTAAGTTTAAATATGTTGTTGCGGATATTGTTGTTGCGGTTAATCCGCTTTGGAAAATGGTTCCTCCTGTTACTGTCCCACCACTTAATGGTAAAAAATTACCACTTACGGTTGATGTTGATCCTGTGGTTAATCCGGTTACATTAAAAGTCCCACCGGTGTTGTTAGTGAATGAGATAGTTCCGGCGGAGTATGTTCCACCTGTAACTCTAATATCTGTTGGTAAATTCTGATATGTTGTTGCTGATATTGTGTTTGCACTTAACCCATTTGTAAAGTTAGTTGTGCCACTTACAGTTCCACCAGTAAAGGTACTTGAAGGTAAATTTTGATATGTGGTTGCGGATATTGTTGACGCTGTAACACCATTTAAATTAATATTATTGTCCAAGTTTAAAACAACTGTTGAGGCTCCAGATATAAAAGAACCGATGTTTGTACCACCTGATATAGTTAAAGTGGCGTTAGGGTTAGGGGCGATAATCGTCGTCGATCCATCACCTTTAATTGTTGTCCATGCGTTAGTAGGTGGAGACGAGGCTAATCCCTCAACTAATTGTATCATATCAAAATAGTACCTAGCGTTCGGACTATTAAATGAAACATCTAAAACTTGAACGTTTGTGTTAGTTAAGTAAAATCTCCATAAAGGTATTGATATTAACTGCCAAGAGGACGTATTCGTACTACTATATTGAACATACCCCGAAGAACCAGCAGCATTCATATAAACATAATTACCGTTCTGTGTGTTTCCAGTGGTTCTAAAACCCAACCGTATTTGACTTGATGTTGTGTTTGCTGATAAATTTCTTATCGCAAACTGTAATGTTGCGAATTGGTTTGTGTCTACCGTTGTTGATCCTGTCAATCTGAACGACGTAGTAAATGTTCCGGTAACCCCACTAACTCTAATAGCTGTTAAACCACTATATGTTTGGTCAGTTGATGATCCACTTATTCTTGTTGGTTGTAAACCAACTGCACCAAATGACCATTCAGTTGGTGGCCCCACATTTTCGTTATATAATAATAATAAATCTATATCTGGTGTCGTACCATTTGCAGGTATTGATACAAACGTCACTTCAACTTGAGTTTCTTCGTCAATATCAGGTTTTTCTGGATTTGCGGACGGAGTACCCCCCACTACCGAAGTATTTCCACTCACATCAGCAACAATAACATCGATTCTATTAAAAACAGGATCACCACTACTCAAAACAAGTGTGGTTGGTAGTGGTATGTCGTATATTGTACCACCAATAATGTATTCCAAAGCACTCGTTTCGAAAGTTAATCCACTAACATACGAGACACCTCCACTTATTAATCGATTACCTTGTACAACTAAAGACCACAAATCTAAATTTTGTTCATTAATTCCGACCTCAATAGTGTTAGAAAATAATGTGGTAGTTATCTTTTCTAAAGTGTCTCCCGTGATAGAATTTATTTTTATATCCCTATCAATTACACTATCAAATATTGTAACACCCGTACCAACACTAGTTGCTCCTGTAATTGTCGTTGTGTCACCTGTAGTTAATCCGGTTACATCAAAAGTTCCGCCGCTACTGTTTATAAATGTTATTGTACCAGCAGAATAGGTTCCTCCTGTAACAAAAGTATCTGACGTACCACTAAATAATCCGGCAAGTTGTCCAAGTTCGGCCTTATATGATGATCCCGCAATATTTTGAGATGGGTCACCAGTATAAACAATATGTATGAGTGTCGTCGGCGTTATTGCCGATGATTGGGCTAAAGACCTGTCTGTTAATAATTGATATGTTGGCATAGTTTATTTAATAAATATTATTTATTGGAAAATATAACCAAACCCGTCCATAAAATTAAAGTATATATCATTTTGGAACGCCTTTTGACCCGCACAATCAATAACTGTCGAGTAAACACATCCATTTGTATCAATAATTCTTAAATAAAGGTAATTTTCGTTTGGAAAATAACTTTCCGTATTAATAACAACCGTTGCAGGTATGTTTGTTAATCCTGAAACGTAGAAACAACCCGTATTTGTTGGATCACATAAAAAAATGTCGTATGGTTCTAACCCTCCTGTGTCTCCTGTTATATTAACTATCATATAGATAAATACTTTTTATTCAAAAACTAAAGTGTCACCATCTTCTGTGGTTAAAGAATCTCCAAGTTCTGTTAAAATTAAGAAAGTCTCAACGTCACAAGATATTATTTTAAAGAACGTACACCCGCCACTATCAATAGATTTTATCATAATGGTTGTTGCCGTTTGTAATAATGCCGGTAATATATAAACACCAGGAGCAATCCCTAAAAATGAACAATTGTTCCCATATTCGTCACAAGCGTAGAAACTAATCGGTGCGGTACCACCTGAAACGCCTGTTATGTCTATTGAATATGCCATTATACAGGACCACCATCGTTTATTAGCCAACCTTTGGTACCTGTTAGGTACGTTCTTGATGCTGCTGCCGATAGTCCATATTTAGAAGAACCAAAGTCACAAATAACACCATTTTGTAAAGATGACCCATATGATGCCCATCCGTTTAATAAACTATCATAATTTGTACTGTTTAACCCCGATACGTAAACACCTCCATTAGCTAAAAATGCCCCCATGTTGGTAATATCCCTAACATTCCAAGATCCAATATTATTAATATTTGTAAATCCTGTAAATGTGTTCTCAAATAACAAAGCTAATGAATCATCAGGAGTGCCATCATAAAGTTGTGGACTATCTGTTGTTGCTGACAATGATAGGTTGTGGAATCCAAAGAAAGAATTTGTATAACCCCCATCAAATTGTAAATCTCCCCACTCATCTATTGATAAAAATTTTAATCTATCATTAGCAATTGGGTTAGCTCCTATACCATTAAAGGCTCCTCCAGAATTCACTGTAATAGTAATCTGATATATTCCTGGGCCGGTTGTATATGTATGGGTTCTGTTAGCGTAAGATAGTGTTGAGGTTGTCCCATCCCCCCAATAAATAGTTCCGTTTGTGATATTAGTTTGTCCGATAACATTAAATGGTAATCTTATAACATTATTTCCGGTTGATGCCGGTAAAAACAAACCAGTATATGGATCATATAATGAACCATAAACAATTCTAGTATCCACAGTCGCCCTAAATCCAGGTGTTGGGGTAGGTGTTGGTGTTGGAGTAGGGGTAGGTGTTGGAGTAGGGGTAGGTGTTGGTGTTGTGTAAATGTATGAGTTTGAGTCGTTACTAATAGTTGATCCACAATTTTTGGTCATTCTAAAATATGTTGTTCCTGTCGTTGTTGCCGTTGTTGCTATTGTTCTATATGTACTACAACTTGACGTATTACTAGTACTCCATGTTGATCCACTGTCTGTTGAGTATTGTATTGATGTTAAAGTACATGAACCACAATTTAAATTGAAGTATATCCCGTAAAGTCCACTTCCAAGGTCGTTTACGTCAACAATAGTTGGTGCACAACACACAACGATAGGTGTTGTTGTTGCGCTTCCCGCACAAGTAGAGTCATAATCTATGGTTAATTCTAACTTAAATTCAGAATTACCAATAGGGTCTTGGTCTCCACTACAATTAGATTCAATATGTATTGTGTTATTCAATTGGTTGATAGTATAACTACCAACGGCACTTGTTGATGATAGTAAGTATTCTATCGATTGTACCCATAAGTCGTCTGAAGGAATATCATCAATGTTTGTGATATTTGCAAACGTCTGTGTAAAAGCACTACCGTTTATCGTTATTGTACAGGTTAAATCAGCATTGTCTATCGTACACCCAGTATATCCTGATGTTGCATCCATAAACCCTTCAAAGAACATCTCGGAAATTCCTCGACGATTTCCCGATGTGGTATTAAAGTTATTCGAACAAAGGTTGTAAAGTTCGTAACCTTCTATACTATTACCAACACACGTTATATTAAAATAATTGGTGTCAGAACAAGTATTACTATCAGTAACAACCAAACTATAAGTACCTGCGGTTAATCCTGTTGCCGTCGTTCCTGTTTGCCCGTCAGACCATAAATACATGAATGGTGGTTCTCCTTGATATATCGATGCGGTTGCATATCCCGGAACACCAAGAAGACAATTAACGGGGTTTATCGCAAAACTAACAAAGTTGGTTGTCGTGATTGAGAAGTCCTCACTAACAACACATCCTTGAATATCTATAACATTTATTCTATAATTTCCTGGTATTAAACTTGTGAATGTTTCAGCACTTGATGATGTTGATGGTACTACACTATCATTAACTAATGGTGTATCGAGGTTTTCCAATACGTAAGTAATAAATCCAGTATATCCCGTACCCACCGTCACCGTGACTTCACCGTTCGGTTGTCCACAAGTAGATCCTGAAGTGGTTGCCGTTATTGTGAATTTTTGTTGTGAGTTTATTGTTGCGGTTGTGGTATAAGCACAAGGTGATCCCGTCCCCGAAATAATTAAATCATAAATACCATTAGTTAACCCCGCTTGTTGGAATGTTTGGTTAGTACCAAAATAACTATAGACGGTTCCTCCTGTCTGTGCACTTAACACATAAAGGTAATCTTGACTACCCGTTCCGTTTATTGAAACCGATATCTCACCATTGTTTTGACTACATATTGAGTTGGTTATGTTTAAACTAGATAATGAAAACCCATTTTGAGTGTTGAGTGATCCTGAAACGTTTATTTCACAAAAATTAGCATCTCGTATTAATACGTTGTAATTACCACTTCCTAAATTAGTCAATGTAAACGTGTCAGATAAAGTGTACCCAACTTGTCCCGTATTAGCAGAATAGAAAAACGGTGCGGTTCCACCTGAAACAGTATATGTTAAACTACCATCAGACGCAAAACAACTCGGACTAACACTACTTGTCCCTAATATTCCTAAAGGTAATGCTTGTCCTATGGTTTCTGAAACTGTGGTTGAGCAACCAATACTATCGGTTACTGTACAACTATATGTTCCTTGAGTTAATCCCGTAACTAATTGTGTTGTATCTCCGTTACTCCATAAGTACGTGAATGGTCCGGTTCCTGTTAATCCTGTTACGGCGAGTTTACCCGTGTTGATCACACATGTCGATGTGTTCACTTTCCATAAACCAAAGTTAACACTTGTTGAACTATATATTAAAATGTTCGGTGTATTTGCACTTACCGCTCCGTAATCAAACACAGTCGCATAGTACTCACCGGCACCTAAACTAGGAAAAATGTAAGGTAATGTTATTGTTTGTTGGACATCATATAACACATCGTCTTTATAAAGAATAATATTATATGGACTATTGGTTGATGTTGCACTAACAGATACAAATCCATTATCCAACCCACATGTTGTTGTTGTATCTGTTATATTAGCAATAAAACATTCAGAAACAAATACGTTTATAAACGCCTCGTTGTTTTGTAACCCTAAAAAATCGTTAAGTCTAAAAACATAAGTACCCCCCGTTAAACCTGTATAAGTGAAAGGCCCGTTACTGGTCTGAGCACTTATAGTCCCTGGTATGATATTATCTATCGTATATGGTAAAACACCACCAAACGGTGTAATTACTGTGGTACCCGAAGAAGAATCACAAACACCTGTTACGGTGAAAGTGTATGTTAAAATTCCTGTATTACAATTTTGTGTACAGGTTTGTCCTGTCGCAATGTAAACGCCAGACGCACTACCAGAGTACGTATCATCAATACAAATACCCACACCTAATGAAACTCCCGCCTGTAAATTACCACAACAATCTACATAACTATATACCCCATTTGTTAATCCTGAAACACATGCCATAATCTATAATTAGTTCGTACAATTTATATCTATATCCACACCGATATTTATGTGGAAAGTTTTATTAGTAAAGTTATCGTAGCAAGTAGTGTTACTCACTATTAAATTATTACCCGCCAAATAATAATTTAAACCAAAACTGTATAAAGTATCTAATTCAGTTTCAATCGCCGTTAAAATTTGAGTTGTTGTTGGTGTCTGATCTCCATACCCTGTAAAGAACGAACCTTGTATTAATATGTCACTATCTAAACGACAATCGATATACCAAGTACTAACAACACTAGTTTCGTCACACTGTGTTTGTGTATACCCACTAGACGCTATTAGGTTATTCACACTATCGCTCAGTACTTGACTTGGAAATAATGGGTTACTTAGATTAGTTAAAGAACAAGTTAATGTTTGATCAATACAATCATATGTAAATAACTGACCGTTATATGCACAAGGAATACAACTAACAGGAATAAATATACAACCCCTTTGTCTTCTCCAAACTATTTTTTGTCTATGAAATGCCGAGTTATCCATTTTTTGCCCTGTCATCCATATTGTTGTTGCTGGAACAACTTGCTCTAAAAGTCTTTGCCAATAATCACCTAACCCTAACGTAAAATCTATCATTTTTTGATAGGTGAATTTATTAGATGGTATTCCAACCGTTTCTTCAGATTGTAAATAATTCCAAAAAACAGATTGTAGTGTTGGATATCCTCCGGTTTTACCGTCAGATATTGTCCACCGATTTCTTACATTAATAAAATTATTATAAAAACTTTGAGCAAACTCAAAAAACGATTTCTCTTTTGGTTTTGGATTTATGAATGTCCAATCTATTAATCCTGGCGATGGGTATGGTGCGGTTAACCCCGTATTAGGTATAGGGTAATCGTATTGTGCTGACATATCCCATACATCGTAAGTGATACCTTGACCCATGTTCAAATAAACCTCAACCATTTTAGTATTTAAAACCAAATTATCACTTTCCGTCGTATAATCAACACCATTGAAGTCACTATTATTTTTTCTTGTTTCTGTATTTATCTCCCACGATTTTTGGTTGTCAATTGTCTTTGTTATTTCAAAACCAAAAGTACCCATAGATGGAAAGTTTCTATACTTATCTAAATATTCTTGACCATAAGTGAACGGTTTTAAGGATGATATTAAATACGGGTTTGCTGGATCAAATGAAGAATTTGCTAAATCAGCAACCTCATCAGATCTATGTTCAGGTGTCTGTTCAAACCATCCACTTCCAAGTTGGTAATAATAACTGTCGTTGTTTGTTGGTGGTTTTGGATAACCATAAGGGTCAACCGGATAATCAGCTAACGTAGAAGTTGTTAATTCTATACTAGCAGACGTTGTATACCCCGTGTATGTTGTTCCTAAAACACTAAAAGTGTTGGTTGGGTCTAATGTTGGTGATACGTTTAAGTAAGTACCTCCAGACACGTTATCATAAAGTTCGTAAAATCTATTTATGTTTATCTTAGAGTCGGCCAAATAAACAATTTCATTTAGTTCAATCAAAGCATCAGGAGCACCAATAAATCTCAAGATATATTCTATCGATTTTCTCGTACCTTTAGACTTAAACATATAAGACGCATTCAATATTAAATTTCTATAATATTGATAATTAAGTTCGGTTGGTGTGTCCGGTTTTGATTGTCCCGGATATGTTTGTGTGGCGTTTGGATTAAATACCGACGTTAAAAAGTTTTCATTAGTTATTGGTGAAATATTGGTACTGATCCCTAAAGTTTGAGCCAAATTAACCAATAGTTGCGACGGTATGTCGTTCCCCACAACATAGTTAACTGAGTTCATATTAGCCAACGCGTCGATAAATTTTTTAACCTCATCAAAACTTCTACCATATATTTGAAGTACCTTTTCAATTTTTTGATCTGCAGTATCAAACTCGATAAACGAACCAGTAATTAAAAACCGACTAATCAAATTGGTTTTATAAAGGTCTAACGCTTCTGCAATTTTTTGTACTTTAGTTAGGTAGTTGTCAAAATTTGGCGAAGTGATATCTAAATTCCAATAAACATCCAATTTCCAAGTCACCTTTTCGTTGTACATAACATAATTGCCGTCACCATCATAATCGGGATATTTAAAGGTTGAGGTATAAAGGGGTATACTTTTTCTATTAAGTAAAAAGTCCTCGACCTCATCAAAACTATCTGAAAAAATTTGTTCAGTAACTAAGTTATTTGGTTTTATTATTAACGTTTCGTTTGATTGTGTAATTGTAGATGTTTTATTATTAAACGGATCACCCTTAACCGTAACATTAACCGTACCACCAGTCAAAGACGTTGTTGGTACCAAATCAAGTAAATTATATTCTACATCTAAGGTTTTAAAATAAAGAGAATAACTCGTAAAGTTATCCGTTATATTTCTATATTTAGATACCGCTAAAGGTCTTGTTTCTAAATTTCTTTTGGCGTTTGTCGAATAGTCAATACCAAATGGGTTGTTAAATAAAAAGACGTTAATATCGAAAGTAGTCTCATCATCAACACTATCATAAACAATGTTGGTTGCTGTTGGATAGGTTCCGATACCTGATGATTGGTTACTATATATCTCAATGGCTGCAGGGAAAAAGTTAATAACCTTAGTGATAGATGCTAATAACCGTTTCTGTAGTGACCCATATAGTGAAAAACTTGTTATTTGTGAGATATCAAAATTAGGGTAAACCTTAAAGTTTTTTTCAATAATTTTTTTAGTCTCTTCAATATTTTCAATATTTAAATTCTCTAAAGTAAATGGCTCTGAAAAAACGCCAGTATCAAACTTTCGATTTACCTTTTCATATATCGCCGAAGTAAACTCAAAATTACCTTGCGTTAGACCTCCACCCGCAACTAATTGTAAACCAACTATGTTGTCCGAAAACGTTTGTGACCCAACGGATGGGGCAGGAGGGTAAAAGTATTTTGTTTTTGCCATTAACTAATAATATTTGTAAAATTCTTACTAAAATCTACGTTAGATCCCCTATCTTGTCTAACTTCATAAAGTAATTCATTAAAGTTATCTCTAATCTCAAACAAGTTGTATTGTTTATATATGTTACCAGCACTATCGTATAACGTGTAAATACCATCTTCAATACTCTTAGTTTGATTCCCGTAAAGGGCTATCGCTATAGTATCTAAATCATGTTCAGCCATTTGTATATCGATAGTTAACGGATTAAAAAATGTGTTAGTTACTATAATATTTTGATTTGGTTGTCCAATATATGGTGTTGCAGTTGGTTTGTTTGTTGGTGCGGTTGATGGTGATAGTGTACAAAAAATTAAATCGCTTCCTCCGTCAACATACCTATATCTTATTGTTTTTTGTGTGCTATTTGTTTGATCACTCAAGACAGGTTCACAATAAAACGATGAGGTCACTATTCTATAGAAATTTTGTATTTTACTACCATCGGAGTTTAAATATTCAATTCTATACCCAACCAACCCTTGATTAGTAAATTTATTCCTATATAAATTTGGTACGTTGTTTAAATCTATTACTATACCTTTAACATTTGGTAAAGACGATAAAACCCCACAATCAGTAATAACTGTCCTAACTTCTGCAGGTCTAATATAAAGTGTGTAAATTCCAATTTTATTAAATTCGGATGCGGGTAATTTTAAATTATATAACCCACCTAAAATCTCAACACCATCATTTCCTCCGGTATCTGTATTATTAAAGTAAGGTGTTAAAATTGTTCTTGCGTTTAACTTTTTTAATGTGAAGTTGGTTGTCACATCCCTAGATTCGGTATAATGTAAAATTATATCAACATCTTCAGGTGATACGTCTGCCGGTCTTACTGTTCCGTATGTTCCTAATGCCATTTTTTTTATTTATAAATAGTTTATCTTCATTTTTTATGTAGTATTAATCTTGAAAAAACCGTAACCATACCTAACCATATCTCCCGTATTATCAATTTCACCTAACCTTTCTAACGACTCAAAAGCGGAATATTTACCTCTTTCGATGAAAACATCGGCCTGTATTTCAGGACTCATAACAAAATCTAACAAATATTCATTTTTTGTAATCGCTGAAGCAACAATCATATTGTCAGTTATACCGGAAGAATTTAAAATAAAGAATGTTTTACCGTCAGGAAAGTCAAAATAACTTATATTATTAATTGTGTATGCCGTGTAATCACTAGTGATCAAGTCTATTTGACCTAAAATGTCGTTATTTTTAAAAAACTGATAACCAACCGTATATGATTGGGTACCATATCTTCTAAGTTCGTTTAATTTAGATTTTGTATATCCCGAAAGAATAAACGGGATCGTTGTAAAATTATCTGAAGTTTGTCCCGATACTTGGTTATTACTATCACCTTGGAATATTGTGTCCAATGTTATTGTATTTGTCGGCCAACTACCTCCTTGTGGTGTGTAGGTAACTGTACCGTTTGGATTATCTATTGTTACCCCTGATAGTGGTATTGTGATTGGTTTTTGTATGATAGTTAGGCCAAACGAGTTAGATCCCGACATAGTGATGGTATAAGTACCACTAACATTATATGTGTGGTTAATACTATCAGATATCATTGGATCCGCAGGTGACCCATCACCCCAATCAATATTATATGTTGAGAAGTTTAAAAATGTTTTTGTAAACTTTTCAGATGTGTTATATAACTGTACTTGGTATAAATTAAATTGGTTGTATCCCGAATAAAGGAAATTGGTTATTACATCTTTTTGTTCCATTAATCCGTCAAACTCAGAATAAAATCCAACATCATTATAAGTTTGTGTAAGGAAGATTGGTATGGTCAGACCACTAAGTAGTGACGTACCACCTGTACCCCCACTTAAAACGTAAGACATACCACTATATAGACCAAAATTATTCAGTCCACTATCTCCTGAATAACTTTCAGAAAAAATATCATCCTTTAATACTTCAGGTGAGATTCTATAATATATTTTATTCTCTATCATAGTGGGTTAACATATTCATACCAGTTTATTGGTGTTGTTTGTCCTTCACCAACTCTAACATAAATAAAGTTTGATTGACCTGAAGGGACTTCCCTATAAACACTATATTCGTAATTAGTGTAATCTATAAAGACTTTATAGTAAAAATATTGACTTTTATTAAAATCGTACACATTTGGACCAACAAAATTACTTTGTGGTGTATTCATCATTCTAACAAACTGTCCTTTTTTTGCGTTGTAAAATTTACAACTCATATACATTTCGGTTTGTGATAAATACGTTTGGTTTTTTAACCAATAAAGAAAGAACCCCTCTTTATCTGCACCAATAGAATCTAAAACCATTAATGGTTTTTTAACTAACACTTGTAAGTTAGGGTTTGCAAATAATATTCCCGGTTCTTTTAACCCTTGTTGTGTTGGTAAAACAACAGAAAACAATATTTTTTGATTTTCGGTCGTGTTCCTATCATAAAAATCCAACTTAAAAAAACTTTTCTTAAATGAATTTGCAAAATAATATATTTCTTCATCTAAGAATCCAGCATTTTGGTAATCATCCAACCATTGGTTTATGTTTGGTGGGTTATTTAAAAAATCGGTTTGTCCTTGTGAGTTGTAAAAATTAAATTTATAATTTATTTCTGTTTTTGTGGTATCTACATCCCAAGTGGCATGACTAAATCTTGTTAGTTCAAAATCACTAATCGGGTTTAACACCTCTTCTTTGATCTGATTTTGTAAGATGTCGATAGCATCATCTCTACCCTCCATATCAAAATTGATTTGGATTGGTATATTAATACTTTTATCGTCCGCGTTAAATGAAAATCTATAATTACTCACAATCGTCAGTTTGTATTGTGTTTATTTGGTTTGTTTGAACAAACATATCTCGTTTTTGTGGGTATTGGTTAAATAGTATGTTTGAAAACGGGTAATGAGCCCCATTCAAAAACGGGTAGTTTACCCCCCTACCGTCACCATCAATAAACCCATATGTATATATATCACGCCAAAAGAATGTTTGTTCTATTTCTGAAAACCAAGAGTAACTTGGTACGTTATCCACTTCACCTTTTTTACCCGTTTCAATATCCCCACTAAAAACTCTTATTGTGATTTCATGGTGAGGTTTATAAAAATATCCACTTGGATATGTTACAGGTGAACTGTCCCACAATAAAGATGGGTTAAAAGAGTATTTGTGTGTTATGGGTGATAAAACATATTCTTGTTGTTCAAAATCGTTATACTCACAAAAATCACCCTTCAATGTAGATCCTAAAGGTAATAATTCGTTATAATAAAAATTTAACGAATTGTAGTTATAACTGGTAAGTGGTATGTTGTCTTTATTTACGGTGCCCGAATGATCCCACCAAGTATCAACACTATTCTTTAAAAAGTTAAATTCCCATCCAATATCTATCGCTGTCGGCGTACCATCTGCGGTTAGTGTTGGTGGGTTGAAGTATCCCATATACCCTCTTTGGACTGCAGTTAAATATAAACTTGTCAATGGTTTTCCATTGTTATCTAATAAACCATCAATCACCACATCTTTGGAAAAAGAAAAGGAATAGTTTTGATTGTCGTCTTTAAAAGACACTCTTTGAACGTTGTTTGGTGTAATTGCCGAATATTCAATTTTAGATTGTGTTCTGAACGCATTCCTATCGAATCCAGATTTAAATATATCCAAATCTTTAGTCTCAGTTAATGTCTTATGTAATCTTATGTAGTATCTTGATTTGGTTTCGGCACTATTCGTATTAGTTAAAATTCTTTTAAAATTACCGTAAGTACCGGTTTGTATTTGGTTTGAGTTAAACTTTTGATTGAATATTGTGAATACATATCTTTCAGATCCATAACTACCGTCACCAATCGAAAAGACTTGAAATACTTTTTTACCGTCAATACCTAAAGGTTGTTGTGGTAACTTTATCTCTAAAAAGTCACCGATATTTAAATTATGATTGGTTCCGCAATAAAAATAAATTAATTGTTTTCCATTGAGTGTCCCTGATTCCATAACAAAAGGGATCCCGTCGGATACCGAAAAGTTTGCATTAGTTATATTAAACTTTTCACTTGTCCACGACATTTTTTGTGTGGTATCACTACTAAACGGATAGGAAACATAAACCATCCAATTATATGAAGATGCACTTTTAGCAACAAACGGTACGTGACCAGGTATTCCTTGTTCTCTAAAAAACGTAAACTCATAAAATTGTGGATACCCTTCCCAAGGGGCATTAGGGTTTGACACATTAGAAATCGCATTACTAATACCGTTAGTATAATATAGGAAATTTTTATATGGTGCGTATTGTGTAGAACCACTTAACTGATTTTGAAATAAATTAACAAGTTTCCCTGATAATCTAAATTTACCACTACTTTGTCTTTCATCATTAAACTGAGTTGCTTGGTTAATAAAAACATTTCGTTCCCCCTCAACCATAGTTCTTCTTTCACCGGCAAGTGGTAATTGGATCCATACCGGTTTATCCGTACTAGACGCATATCTTTTAGATCCTAAAACTATTCTTTTTTCATCGTCTCTAGACATTTTAATTACCTATATAGTTTGTTATAAATTTATTAAGTGCAGTTTTACCTTTATTTAAACCAAAGTAAAAATGGAATGGTGCTCCAACCACAAAAGATTGTGGGGTATTAATAGTACCAGTCCAGTTAGGGTCGTTATTACCGTTGTTATCGGAATTAAAAATATACCCCTTTTGTCCTGTTGGTGTCACATTAAAGTAATCCGTTGTTGGTGCGTATTGAAAACTCATTGATTGGTATTTTTGTGAGTAGAATTTATTGTTAGTCACGTCAGTATCCCACTCATTATTATCCGTACCAAAGATTGTTTGTTGTCCGGTAGTTACACTATCCGATCTCCATTTATACATCGGTACTTCTTGTGTTTTTGAATAACCGAAATAATTTAATAATGGTGGTGTTAAAGAAAATGTTTGAACTCCGGGTGTTAGTATGTTTCTACTAACAGTGTCGGACGAGAAAAAGATACCAACCAAACTATTTAATCCTCCACCTTGAACATATAAATCCGTGTCGTCATATTCTTCATCACCAAAAGGTATAACACCAAATTCTGAATTTATACTAAACATTTGAGCAATGTCCCCATCTATTCTATCGCCGCTTCTTGAGAAGAATCTATTTACCGATTTATCGCCTAAACCGACCGCCTGTAACCAAAAGTTTTTATTCACGAATCTTGATATAATCGCCAATTGTAAGACATCTCCTTGATCGTTATATGATGTACTTTGTAATCCGTTCATAAGATATCCTTCAAAACTTGGATTAGCACAAATTTCTTTCGTGTAAAGATCTCTTGGCCCTAAATCCATAATTGTTGTGGGGAAAAATAAATTCCTTTCGTTTTTTGCGGAGAATGGTACCTCTTGTGCCGGCCCAAATATAAAAGGTTTATTTTGAGGTATCTGACCAACAAACGTCGAAGAACTACCATTGTACGGCGTCGACCTGTAAAATATGCCGTTGGATGTCCCTTCAGCGTAGAACATAGTCCCTTGGCCTTCCCTATAAAGACTATCGACCGTTCCACAGAATTTATATTTTTTTGGTTCACCAACAACATTATAGATGGTTTGTTTTTTAAACGAAAACATGTAAAGTGATCCGTTCAACCAATTATTTTGGAATACCTGTGAAAAGATACCTCGACATGCAGCATATGTTACTCTAAATCTAGATCTCCATTCTCTAAAGTACCTTATATCGTTAGGTATAGAAACTATTAGTGGTTTATCAACAAAAAAGTAACAACCACCAACAACACGACTACCAGTGTTTTGTAAGGAAATGGTATCAAGTGGGTCTGTACATGGTGTTTCAACTCCAAAATTATTACCACTACCTGAGTAACAAGTGATGGGTACCATACCTTCACAGGTTAATGTATTTAGTATTGCATCTGTATACGCATTACTAGTATCTCCCGTTAAATCTTGAGCGTTAAACGTGTTATCGGTTCCTTCAAAATCATTTGATGGTATTGCGGTTGCGGAACCACTATCATCAACCAAATACATTTCAAAATTATTATTAAAATGTAACGAATATGATGTATTACCCGAAACTTCCGTAACATCTGATGTAGGTAACCTATCAGACCTAAACACCAATCTATTATTATTAGTAATAGTTATATTCGGGTTAGTGTTGTTTGTGTGGTATGCAAATGAATAAACCCTTGAGTCAAACACTCCTGGTTGTTGATACGATTTAACACCTATTAACGTACCCCCTTCTATACTGCCTTGGTCTATGTTTTGTAATTGAGCACTAATACCACTATTAATGTTATATGGGTTACCTATTATTTGACCCGTAAAGAAAATTGAAACAACATAAACGGTTGTGGACCCTATCAGTTGTACTCTAATTAAATCATTACCAACAGTAAACACATTTAAAAATGCTGGATCAGTATAGAATTTTGCTCCTTCAGGTAAAGATGGGTTAGGTCTATATAACGTTAATGGAACACCAGACGTACCATTTGTTTGATCAATAGCATCTTGTAAGTTGTTGTAAGACTCACCGTTAGTATACCAAACATATTGGTCAAGAGTTGATACTCCCTGACCCCATTGAAATCCCATATAATTCGTTGCTGCTAAGTTCGATAACTGAAATACTTGCGAATAAATAGACCCTTGTGTGTAATATGATAAATCGTGAAGGTCATTTGAGAACGCTTTTTGTGTTAACGTTGATTTATCTGTTGAGTTATAGTAATATGGTGAGTTATTAGTGAAACTTGAAAACTGAATAGGGTCAACATTAAAACCAAACGGTTGGTGGTATAGTGCCACGTTACTATTGTTAGTAACTAAGTGCGATTCGGGAGTTTTAAAATCATTCCACCATGAAGGTGCTCCGACCGGTGTTGTTACCGTATTTGGTTGGATTGGAATATTTAAGTAGTATTGACCTTCAATTACCGGTCCTAAACCAAAATTACTATAACCAAATAATTTTGATAAATCATATCTTATGTTTTGTTTATCGGTATAGGGATCAACACCTTTGACTAGTATCAGAACCTCCAAATCATTAAAACCGTCTACTTGGTCTTTTACAAATAAATAAGAAGTTTGTTGAGTTCCAAATGTTGGCCAGTCTTCTAATCTTTGAGTTTTATTAAAAATATACTTTCTAAGTAGTCCACTATTTGAAGACACGGTTAACCCAGACATTTGTGATACGGTTCCACCAGTTATTAGTTGAAAGTACTCTGTTCCTGATTTAAAATTATATTCTTTACCGTCAGATGTGATTAATAGTTTTAAGTTGACGGTGTCCACCGTCCCATCTTGTTTAATATAAGTAACGGGTTTATTCACCAAGTTATTAGCATTATATGGTGTGGATCCTGTAATCGCAGTTGTATTAAATTGATTTCCACTAGTTAATCCGGTTGTATTTGGGTCGTTTATATTATCAAGACTATTAAATGTTAATAATTGTCCCGGATTTATGTTTGATATTGTTTGAGAATCACATAATAAAACCAATACATTATCAGTAAATGGTGTTGAGGGTTGTGGTACATTACTATTAGGTGGTGTGTTATATACTGTGGTTTGAATTATGTTTTCACCCTGAAAATATCTCTCTCTCATGTTTGCCATGTTTATCGATTGAGCTAACGACACATCGTAAGGTGCTTTACCCCAACCTGGTGTAAAATCGTGAGAAGCGAAAGGTACTTTATTTAATCGGTCGAATGCGTCTCCCTGTGGTTGATATCCAGAAAGGAACTGTCTAAATGCTATGTTTAAATTTTCATTATCAGGATCTATACTTGTATTTAATTTTGAGTAAGTGTCAACACTAGTTAAATTCGACAAAATACTGTAATTACCAACAGTTATTGTGTAAATATCATTTTCAGTATCACTAGACGTATCAAGATCTTGTTCGGTACATGGGCAAGACTCACAATCAGGATAAGACATCATTGGTAATGAGATTCTTTTAAATGGGTTTGTTTTTGATAATGGTTTAATGTTTTGTTTTTTACAGTCATCTTTCCTTAATCGAGGGGATAGTATTGCAACCACAATACATATTGAATAAATAAACGTATTAATTAACCATATAAATAAATTAATAATCACTCTAAATATTGGATATAAAAGGGCTAATACGTGTAATATAGTTAAAATAGTCGGCACTAATAAAGAAACGATGGTTATTAAAAACATCATTAAGAAAAATATAGAATCAAAATTTCTTACCCCGTCATTAACTGGTAATTTATTTATCTGATTACAATCTTTACTATCAATCTCTTTTATCCCTAAATGTCTTGATCTATTATATCCCCACTTAAATCTATCGATAAAATTTGCTACAGTATAAACTTTATTAAAATTAAACTCATAAAAGTAATCTTCACAATTAATCGCTGCTTGTGGATCAGCATAGTCGTTCCAATCTAAACTAAACGCATAAGATTTTAGTTGTAATGATGTATCAACATCTTCATATTTACCGGTGTTAGTCCAACCATACTCTCTAATGTTTGGTACCAAATAATCACCTCTTTCTACAGTTGTATTTTCCGGATCTTCGTTTTGGTACTGTACTCTAAATCTGTATTTACCTTTTGTTGGTATTCCGACAGATGGGTCGTTAGATATTACTTGTTCACCAAACTCGTTAGTGGTTACGTAATCAAGGTTCATCGGCACTTCCACTAACCATGTACCGTCTTCATCTATAATTTTACCACCATTAGGTAAACTGTGTTGTTCTAATATTGGTTGTCCACTACTATCATAATCTATTGTCTGTCTTATTGATAATATTTTACCTGGTCCTGTTTCTAAATTACAAAGGTTACCAACATCTTTTTTTGGTTTACAATTACTTCTTAAAAAATCTTCGTTAGATGTTGAAAACAAAGATCCCATAAAAATTGCTTGTGGTTTAACTTCAACACCTAAATCTCTAAGGTCAAAGTCAGTTCTTGTTATTCCAATATTACATAAATCTTCTTCACCCCAAAATGGTGTTACGTCTATGTTTCTTACAAAATTCACAATTTGTGGTAGTGAAGATAAATCCTCAGATGATTTAAATTTTTCACCGTTAAATTGTTCTTCAGCACCAAGACCCACCCGTATTAAGTCTTTTGGTCTTAACGAAAAACACCCCATATCGGATAAATCGAGATCCATAACTATTGTTTGTACACCTAAAGGTACACCAATAATCATAAAATCACCACTATCGTTAGTCTTTGTTGTGTACTTATAGTATTTTTCATACACCTCCAAAACCTCAGACCTAGTTAATACATCGTCTTTTTCGGGAAATGTCCCTGTCGGTGTGTGTCCTCCGAATGTTTGTTTGTATGGTAATAAATTATACCTATACCCGTCCTCGTTTTTATCTGCGGGTTTTTTATATGGATATAATGAGGAAATAACGGGATCGGTTTCGTCAATCTGATCTAATGGTATAAAAATAGAAACGCTAGCGTTTGGTACTCCGTAACCCCCATTAACGATTACTCTACCGGCAACTACACCGTAGTCTGCACAAAATCGAGTATAAACATCACCCTGTCTTAATTTTAAAGAAAGTATCTCTAAAAAATCAAAGTCTTGGTTTATATTTATTCTGATATTTTTATCGGTACCAATTTCAGTTCTTAACCTATAGCTTTTGGTCATCTTTTCTTTTAAAAATAAATAGTTATGTATGTATTTTTAAAGGTAGGTTAGATAAAAACAAAATAAACATTCTTATGAGAAGTCTACCGATTTAAGGTTTTTAACCCTTACTTTAATGTCTTTATTGTCGAATCTTATTTGGTATATTTGATCCGGCTCAGCAAATACTGTGTCGTCTATTAATTCAATTTGTTTGGTTGCCGTATCAATAAATCTTTGGGACGTTTGAGACGATGAGTATTGTCCCCCAACCTTGTTATAAACTTTAAGTTCGGATAGTGATATCACCCCCGCACTATTTTGGATTAATCGTCTAACGTCCGATACGTTCACATTTTGACCAAGTTCTCGATTTTTTGGATTCATATAGTTTGATACTTGATCAATTATTTGCGTAACTGTCTGTCCTTGATTCTGTGAGGAATCTAAAACAACAAATATCTCAAACTCCAAATCCACAACCTTAGCAACGTCAAGAGCAACGTAGTCGTTTATCATTCTATATTTTGATAGGTAGGTTGCTAAATTTGTTTTTAAGTTGTTTGAAACAACCTGTGTTAGTTTACCTATTGTGTCGTAAGATAGTATTTGTACGTTAATTTTATTATTCTTTTCTGTTATAGAAACTTTAGCTGGTGCACCAAACCTACCAGGCATTGTATCAATAATAGATTTATAATCGTTTATTGTTACCGCCCTTTTTTGTGACGAAAAATTAAATGAAACCATATTTCTAACTTCTTCGGTAGATGGTGGGTTTGCTCCTCCAATTGCTGCAGTAACATTATTACAAGTGAGTGACTGAACAACATTTCTATTTATTGAATCTGATGGTCCTGTAACCGACAATTCTACAGACCCAATTTGGTTTATAACACCAACCCCCACATTTGTCGCTAAACCTCCACCAACTCGATACTGTATAAATATTGTAGTGTTAGGTCTAACAGTTAACCCCAATCCAATGTTATTTTGATAGTTGTTTATATCTAATGGAACTCCAGTGTTAGTAAAGTTTTTTAATTGTTCGTTTGGTGTTGTCGTTCCTCCACCAAACTGTACCTTCATAAACCCTTCAGGTGTGTATTCAGTTATAAATCTTTGATCTGTTTTTAAATACCTACCTACCTTAACACCCGCATTATCCACCGGTTTTGTTTGATCTTCAATGAAGATAGTGTCCTCAGCCAAGGCATCAACCTCATACCACTTATTATCTGTCGCATTTAAAAAATCTTGAAACGTGGGGGTACCAGGATATGATGTTCCATCTTTTTGTATTACTGTAGCAACACCTAAAACATTCCTTTCAGGTAAAAATAAGTTAAAGAATGGAACCGCATCTACAGGGTTAATAACTTTTTTAAACACCTTAGTAAATCCATTAACAACCACTTCTCTTTTTGTGATAACATAATTTATGATTTTGTTATTGGCATCAAACGTTGGTATTTTAGTTCTGTTAACAAACCCTTCTTGGTTGTATTGTGTTGAGAAGTCAATATCATATACGGTTTCAAACGTCGTACCTCCCCCATTGATTTGTGCTCCTGCCCTTAAAATTCCTAAATATCTTGTATCTTCCGAATCCCCTAATGGTGGTACCGTGATTGACACGTCAACAAGAGCAACCGATGGTCTATATCCGGGGATTTTTAAACCATATGTTCTTGCTATATTATAAATCGATGATCTTTGTTGTGCATATTGTAATACAGTTTCTTGTATACTCCTATCTATGTGGAAATGTAAGTTGTCAGCAATTGCCGCATTTAAATCCATTAATACAGAATAAACTGATGCGTCATTAAAATTCTGTATCAGTTCCGGATAATACTGTTTTGTGTAATTAATAAGGTCTTGTCTTAACCCCTCAAAATCTCTCTCCGTATAGTTTATCCTATTATTTGCCATTTTATAAATTAATTATAACGAACTCTCGACTTCCAAAAGCCTTAGCTTCGTCAGTGTAGTCTATTTTAAGTTTAGCGGTGTATTCACCAGTGTTTTGTCCGGGTATTCTATATATACTAGCCTGACCTAAAAGTTCATAATTTAAATCACCGGGAGCCTCATCGCTTTCTAAATATGGTTCAATGGTGATATTATTTATAGTTAGGTTAGGTATGTATTTTGCAACCTGTTGCTCAATGTCGGATCTAATACTATCGAACGTCTCACCATCTAATGGTTCAAAAATAAATTCATAGATTCTTGTACCAAAATCAGGTAAATAATATCTAGTCCCTTTTTTTGTTAATATTAAATGTAATAGGTTACTTCTTATCTCTTCTGAAGATTCTTCAGAAATAGACAAATAAAAACCTTTTTCACTTTGTCTAAAGGGAAAATTTATACCATAAGTAATTCCGTCTGCCATATAAAATAAATATAGAGGAAGTCAATTTTGAATAAAGAGTTACATTGAACTAGAATATTTTTGAAAAAATATTTTTGGCATTTCTAAATGGTTATAATATGATGCTTCAATTCTTTTTGATAATCCGCTTTTTTCCATTTGTTTAAGATAAGCTCTATACGACGGACAACAACCCCAATTTTCCCATCTAGATATCATTTTAGCGTTGTTAGGTAAACTTTTATATAGTGTTGGTGTTGATGGGTCAATTAACCCCACAAAGTCATATCCACCTTTAAGTTCTCCCCACACATTGATTCCTCCTCTTGAGAATCCACTAACAGATTTAATTCTAAAATCTTTAACACCATTATTTTTAAGGATACCTTTTAATGTGCTAAGAGAATTTTCGTAATTACTATATATAACATTTTTATTAGTAAAAAGTCCCTTACCTTCTTTTTTCATAAATTTAGCTCCGTATTGTGAACTTGGCATCCCTCCCCATATTACTGTAATATCTTTTGAGTTGGGGTTATTCATGTCTAATATATATGATCCTCCACTTACTGTTTGTGGTTTTTTTGCTGTTATTGTAAACTCAGGTAAGTCTTTATTGATTACGTCAGTACTTTTATCGTATGTTGATTTACTGGTATTAATTGGACCGTCTTTTTTTTGTTGTACACTTTTAGTTAGTTGGTCAGCGATTTTCTTAGCGGCTTCAGACCCTAACCTCCCTATTTCTTCAAAAGGACCTTCTTTTAAGACTCTTTTAATAATTGTTGTTAAATCATCCTCTGTGAGTTTAATAATTTTTCTCATTATAATATTTTATATATAAATATACTGTAAAAAAAAATCCCAACTTAATGTCGGGATTCTTGTAAAACTTTATTTCCTTTTTCGTGTATGGGTTCGTACGGACATTTTAAACATCCGTTACCACAACAACTACCTCTACGTGTATGATATTCTTCAGTCATAACCATTCTACCTTCTTTATCGTAATAGTACTCGTTTGATTGTAGTTTTGGCCCAAACTCTCTAACGTATTGTTGTTGTATCCAATCTTTAGATGCTCCTACATTCATTTTAGTTAGTTTTTCTTTGATTATAAAACGCCAACAATACTTGGTATGTTAGCGTTATATTATTTCCCCATTGTGCTTTCATAATATTTTGTATTTAAACCCCATTTAAATTCATCAATTTTTTTAATATCAAAATCAACTAATTTGTTATTTTTTGTTACTTGATTACATAGAAAAATAAACATATCTTGATTGAAAATATTTTTCATTACATTTATGTGTTTATGAACCCATTGTACATTTCCAATAACATAACCATTTTTACTATCTATTCTATCTAATGATGCAGTATATGATTTATCATTCCAACTAATAGGTAATTTGATATTAATTCCAGATAAATTACATTTACCACTTTGTTTTTTAAATAAGTCATAAATATATTCTTTGGTTAAATTAAAATCTAAATTTCTTCTGTTTGCTCTTTTAGATGTTTTATAATTAGTTATGTTATACCATAAATCACCATTAATACCTCCCTCTTTATTTATTCTATTTTTACAACCACAAGAAATTATACTACCGCTACGTAGGTGAGTCCCAAAAACTTCTGTTATATTACCACATTCACATTCACATCCATATCTTATGTGTCCATTTTTATTCTTTTTTAGTTCTTCAACTACTTTAAGTTTTCCAAAAACTTTACCAATCATTTCAATTTTTTTCATATTTCACAAGTATTTGTTATTATATATAAATATATTGTGAAATAAAAAAAGTAAGGAACTTTTAATAAATTCCTTACTTTTCTAATGTTAAATTATCTCGCAAGATCCGTTCGCACAAGCCAATTCTCCTCGTAGGTCGGTGTTATCTTGTAACTCAATTACTTTAGTAAGATCAATATTAGTTAATGTTTTTACTAAGTTTTCGTATTCTTCTTTTGTACAATCGGAAAACGGGGCCTGGGTATACGAACCTCCGTTGTATGGTAATACAGAAAGTCCATTATAAAAATCTCTGTTATTCCACATCCATTCACCTACCAAGTCCCACTCATCTTCTTTAATTGAAACGGTTGCAGATACGTTGTGAGAATTTTGTCCGTTTCTATGTCCAGGTTTAATCCATTCTTGAGATACTTTTTTAACTCTTTCTAACATTTGGAATACAGACTCGTGTCTTATAATTGCTCCTTCGGGTGCTTTTTGTGGTATACCAATAACTGCAGTATCGTGAGGACGGAAAAACTCATCTTCAATCAACTCAGGGTGATTAATCGCTAAATAAGAATAGATTGATTCGTTTTTACCTACACGGATTCTTCTTAAATAGAAGTCATTATGCCAAGCGTGAATACCTGATGATGTCCCCAATACCAATGATGAGGTACCTGATGGCTTAACAGTTGTCGTTCTTGCTGATTTATTAATCCCAATAAGTGTTGCAACTCTTTCGTTTTCTTCTTTAACCGCCTTAGCGGCTTTTTTCATATCATACCCTAAAACAACCCCTGAACCAATACCTGTCATCCCAACACCAATAAGTGCATCTTTTTCAGTCGTTCTTTTCCAAATATCTCTTAGGTAATGAAAGTCAGTGTATCCGGCTTGTAATGTTCCAATGAACGCCGCCGCTCTAACTCTTTTATCGAAGTCCTCTTGTGATTCAATATCAGACGCATTTACTTCACATAAGTTACAGAATTGAAAAGGTCGTAGTGCGATTTCACAACATGGATTAGTTCCCCAATCTTTATCGTTAGATAAGTAGATTCCTGGTTCTCCTGCTCCTGATAACTCAATACGTTTCCATAAATCCATAAAGAATTCTTTTGTAATTTTGTGACGAAGAAGTACTGCTGAGTTATTTGCTCTACCTCTTTGTGCGTTTTGTTCCCACCAACTTCCTGATTTACAAGAAATCATTTCTTCATCATCAGCCGAGAATAATGAGATAAGTGCTGCTCTTCTAATACCACCTGCAAGTACTGCATCTGCAATATGACATACAATATCGTGAGTTTCGATCGGTGTTAATTTTTCACCATCTTTTTTGTTATCCAACACTTTTGTTATGTGGTGAATACAATCTTTTAATGGTTGAGGTCCTGGTGCCTTTCCTCCTGATGTTACAAGCATCGCACCTTTTTGTCTGATATCTGAAAAGTCAAATACAGGTGTTGACGATTTGTAACCTAAATATGATTCCATCAATACTTTAATGGCATCTGCCCATCCTTCAATAGAATCACCAATTAGGTATCTTCTTGTTCTATCAGGATTTGGTTTTTTAACATCAGGTAATTTTTCAACGTGATGTTTTTGAACTGAGTATCCAACACCTGTTCCACCTAAAAGTAAAAACATTGTTTCAGAGAATGAGTCAACGTGGTCAATTGGCATATATGCGCAGTTGTAAACTCTGTTTGGTGAAATCTCAATTGGTTTACCTCCAAATTGTAATGATCTCATTGATGGTAATACTTTCTTGTCGTATACCATTTTATATACCTCCTCTATCTCATCTTTAATGTGGGGGTACTTACGTTGGTGCATCTCTTTGTTACGAGTTACCAACTCTTCCCAAGTCTCTCTCCGATTCTTTTCGGGTTGAAACTTAGCGTATTTCATAAAGACAGTAATGTCACTTAATATTTTTTGCGAAATATCCATTTTAATTTAATTTAATAATTTATTTTAAGATTCTTGTTGTTCTTTTTGTTTTTTCTTTTCTAAAAGTTCTTTGATTCGACTACGGTTTCTTTCTTCTTTTTGTTCCTCGTGTCCAAGAAACGTAACACTTTGTTCAGTGTCGATTTCTAACATACCGTTATCAAATTTACAGTTTTCAAAGATAACACCATCTTTACCAATTCTTGATTTGGTGATTGCGATGGTTGCTAAATTCATCTCTTTTTGTTGTAGACTCTTAGCCACCGTAATAATTACGTGACCAACTTGTGCTTTTTTAATTGATCCACCCATTTGATCTGTTGTTACAACCTCTGATGATATTGAGCTTCTATTCCCTTGTGTTGCTGTCCATCCGGCGATGTCTAATTCGTGACACATCGCCTCAAATCCTCTCATAACTGAACCTTCACTTTTCCATTCGTCACCCAAATTTTTGTCTGGTACGACACAATCAATATAATCTAAAATTACCATATCAATTTTTGTCCCTTCAGCAATCATTTTTCTAACTTGATTTTTAATCTGATTCATAGTTACGGTATCGGAAGACAACTTTTTCATAATCAACTTATTTTTTCTTGTTGATTGAATTTGTTTAACTTTTTCCATTACCTCTACTCTTCTTTCAGTTAAATCGTCAGGGTGTATTCCAGTCCAAAGTGTTATGTGTTTTCTTTGAATGATTTTAGGGTTGTCTTCAAAAAATATCTGAAGGACGTTATACCCTAAGTTGAATGCGTGGTTTGCAATTTTGGTTGTGAAAGTTGATTTACCAACTCCGGTAGGGGCTAAAATAACACCAATTTCTCCTTTGGCTAATCCTCCTTTTAATAAATTATCTATACCGGGGACCCCAATAGGAATTGGGTGTCTGTAATCATCATTTAATACCTCATCAAGGTTAAAAAACACATCTGCAGTTCCTTTATCTACTTCACCAACTTGTAGTGCTCCTCTCACCATTTCCTCTAACTTATCGTAACTCTCAAAATCACCTTTATCAATGATTGACTGAGTTTTTACCATTACTTTTTGGAGCTCTTGTTGTTTACAGAATTTTAAGGACTTTTCTTGAACAAATACAGATCCTTCGTCAGCAACGTTCTTAACCTGTTCTATTGTATCTAAAATGCTCTTTTGAGCCATAGGTGAACTAATTTCTGATTTTGTTAGTTGTTCAAGAGTATCAAATGTCGGAGTGTGTTCATATTTTGTATAATACTCTCTAATCATTTGACAAATGATTCTAAAATATTGGTTATCAAAATAGTGTGGGTCAATAACTTCAATTATGGAATTAGCGAAATCTTTGTATGTTACTATATTATTTAAAAGTTGTATTTGAAAAGTATTTCCTAAGTATCCGAAGTTCTTTTTGTCTGACATATTTTATAGATTTTTGTTCTGTGTTTTAATAAATACTATTACGCCAACGAATAATTCATCATCTCAAAAGATAAATTTTTGTCTGATAAAATGTCAGTCAATTCTCTTAAAATGTTTTTTATGTCTGGACGTATATCCAGGGTGTATCTTACCTTTGGTGGGTATAATTTCGCGTCAATGATTCTATGACAAATTGTCTCATTACCTACCTTTAAAATAATGTTAAATGTTTCAGGTCCGTCTGTGTTTGATGTTTCTAAAATGCTTGGGTCTTCCTCAATTTGGTATCTGTTTTCCAACATATAAACCACACACTTGTTTCTTAATTTTGTTTTTAAGTAGTCAGATAAATCTTTAATATAATCGGTTAACTCAACGCTATTTTTAGCCTTTTCGTTAAAACCTTTCACATTAAAAAACCTTTGTACCACAAAATTATTATTAAGTGTCATTAGGAATTCAACCTTTGTTACATCATTCTGCTCTTTCATAATTTTACTTTTTTGTTTTGAATTTTGTTTTTTCTTTTCTTGTTAACTTTAAAAATGGTTTTAAAAAATATACCCACTGATCGTCACCTTTCGGTAGGTATTTAAATAATCCATCATCCATCATCATCCGAATTAGATTCTTATACCCTCTTCCGTCAGGATCCAACGACTCAGAGTAATATAGTTCAACCAATTCTTTTCCTTCTTTACTAATCAACGGTTCCGATAAATCCACGATCATTTTATTGACCTTAAAAAACTCGTCACCAAATATACCACCCTTTGTTTTACCCGTCAGTAAATTTTTTAGGACTGTATTTTCTTTTTGTTCTTTTAGAAGTTCTTCACCTCTTGTTAAAATATCGGTAAAAGAAACCTCTCTTTCAAGTATCTCAGGAAATAACTTCACAAAAGTTTTTTCACCTAAGTAATATATACCATCAATATTATCTGATTTATCACCAGAAACTATCTTAAATGTTTTTACATTATAGTGAGGTATCTCAATTTCGTGTAGTTTGATGTTATCTCCATTCTTATAATACTTTTTGGTATTAGGTGAGTATATGGTCACATCTTCCGAGATAAGTTGTGTTAGGTCTCTATCACCACTAAAGATAGTCTTTTGTTCTCCTTTAGATATTTGACAATAGTAAGCAATTAAATCATCCGCTTCTGAATTTTCAAACTCAATCTGTCTAACAAACATTTCCTCTAAGTATTGTTTTACTCTTAGTTTTTGTTTGTTAAATGACAACTCTAAGTTCTCATCCGTTGGTGCCTTTCTATTTAATTTATAGTTGGGGTAGAATAACCTCCTTTGTGAGGTGCTTGTTACTCCGTCCCAAGCAACAATCACTTTATCAAAATTACCTTCTTCGATGAATCTGCGAGTGGTATTTAAGAAATGCCAAATACCACCCACATGTTCAACACCATTAAAATATCCTTTAACTCCGTGAAACCCAATTTTTAATAAATTATTCCCGTCAATTAATAGGGTTTTAATCATTTGTATTTTATTTACTGATACTACTTTTTTTCTAATCTACCGTCTCATCATCATATCCTGCAGACTCATCTAAAGAATAGTTTGCGTCTCCCATTTTTGTAACCCAATAATCTGAGTATTCTTTTTTGTATTTATCCAACGCATCTTTTGTGTCGGAAATATATCCATGAGGTACCGCAACGATCTTACCATCCTTATAACCAATACCATTAACGTGATTTTTTAAAATAGATACCTTAGTCCTAATAGCGAACGATACTTTTCTACCGTTTTTAGTTGCGTCTATGTGACTAATTCCTGCTTTTTTCTGATTACCAAAAAGAAACACTAAACTACTCGCCAACCATATTGCCGTACCACCTTTTGCTTGAATCTCAGGTTGTCCAAATGGGTTATCAGGAAGTAAGACCCAAGGCTGATTTAATATCACTAAAGTATTATAGTATGGGTAATCTTCTTTTTTTGATTTAGAAATTCTTGAGTGGATACCCATTCCAATTTTATCAGCTAATACTTTCGCGTTATGCATTCCACCACCTTTACCATCAAATGTCATCTGACATGGAATGGATCCGATTGAATCCCAAAGAAATAAAATATTATAAGGGATGTCTCCATTTTCTTGTGCATCCAATATGTCGTTAATAAATTCGGTCGCTTGTTCTATCACATCAAATGAATCGTTAAATATAAACATACCGTCATATTCACCGTCTTCATTTTTTTCTGCTTGTAGTCCCAATTCGATAGCATGTTCCCAACTCCATTTTTTCTCAGTTATGATTAAAACAGGTAGGTGACCTCTTCTTTGTGCGTCCGCAGCCGCAAGTATCATTGCCGTTGTTTTTGATGTGTTAGAGTGTCCTAAAAACATATTGATCCCTCCCATCACAGGTCCAGGTAATCCACACGCTTCCATAAACGCATCTCCACAGTTATAAAAACTTTCGGGTTTATATTTTGTTTTAGTCGAAAACTTACCTTTAATACTATCTAACGATATTACTTTCTTCTTAATTGCCATTTTCTTGTTCTTTAATTATTTTTAGCATGTCTTCCGTTACTTCAAACTTTTCATCTCGTTTAACATTATACTTATAAATGGTTTCCAACATTTCAAGTTTACCCTTTGCGTTTGCCATCTTATCAACAAACCGGTCCATTTCCTCTAAGTGTTGTGGATGTTCACCAATACCAACAGGATTGTTAAAATAAATTAGGAGAGTCGCCTCGGATTCTGCCATCTCTGACCTATATCTCAAGGTCAGAGCTTCATACATTTTTTCTGTTATTTTACTCATATATTATAAATTAGAATGGTAAGTTTTCATCGACTTCATCGTTTGCTTGTGGATCAACGATTGGTTTTTCTACTTTTGTTTCAGTTCCACCACCAAGAGAGATCTCAGCTTCTTCACCGTAAACATATTTTTTAAGTTCAGAACTCCACATTGGCGTTTCTCCAACTGCAACCGCTTCCAAATATTCAACAGGTTTTTTAGAGTAAGCATCATTCCAAGTAAGTTCGTCTGTCATCCATCCTTCCATAATTCCTTTATCGGTATGTATCGGAGCAGGATCATCATACATAATAGTTTGAACTACAGTATATTCTTTTCCTTGTGGTGTTTTTGCTTTGATGAGTTCAATGATTAAGTCACGTCCTTTTTCAGAATCTGTAAGGTCACCTTTCGCTTTCCATATTGGTAAGATTTTATCCAACACACCTTCTTGTTTGTAGTTGTGTTTAAATCTCCAAAATTTAACTCCGTCTTGTTCGTTGTCACGATCAATAACTTTAACGATATAAAATAAACGTGAACGGTATTGTGATGCCAAATCTTTGTCTTCTTTTTTACCTGTCGCCATTAATTCGTTATAAACTTCTGTAAGTGGTGAACGTTCGTTGTTGTTTTTTTCAGGATCATACAATTTTACCCATTGTCCGTTAACTTGAATTTCGTGATACCAAACTTCCACAAATGGAGATGAACCATCTTTTGTAGGTAGGATACGAACTCTTCGTTGTGCTGATTTTTCATTCTTTTGAAGAATTGCTGAAAAGTATTTTTTCAACCTGTCTTCTTGTGAAATACTTTGTTTTTGTGAACTCGGTGTTGAGTTCTTTTCGTACTGTGCGAGTACCGCGTCAATTGAATTTGCCATAGATTTGTTTTTTAATTTTTAACTCTTTTATCTATAACAATTATAAGTGATTTTTATAAAATGTCAAATAAAAAAAGGGTCCGAATAATCGAACCCTTCATTTCCAAAATGGTTGTTTCGGAAGTATTTTTTACATACCTTCCTCTTCGTCTTCTTCGTATTTATTAAATGTTTTTTTAATTTCACCAGGTGAAAAGTTTTCAACCTCATCGGATGTTAGGATATATTCGTTTTTTCCTGCAGCATCCATCTCCATTTTTTTATCATCAAAAAAGTCCGTTAGTTTTTGATTATACGGATAAGAATCTAAAGACCTTAACTCTAACCTTTCTTCAGGTGTTTTTTCACGATACTTATCAAACTTAGTTTCTAATGAATCAATTTTGTTAATAATTTGATCCATGTTTTCAAGTTTTGATTGTAAATCATCTAACCTTGAAAATAACGTGTCCATTATTTCATCTTGTTTTGATTTAATGTCTTGTTGAGCACTAACCAAATCCGTTATATCAATTTCTTCAGTGTCTTCATCACCTTCTTTTTCTTTATCTTCATCTCCACCAACTTCTTCAACGTCAGGATCTTTATCCACATCAATTGGTTCAGGAACTTCTGTTGGTGCTGC